GAAATATTATGTTCAATATTAAATGTCTATCTGAATCTGAACAAGAGAAAGTAGTTTCCCTCTATAAATCCGGTAATTATACTCAGCAAGAACTAGCTGACTGGTATGGTGTTTCGGTTGATACCATTCGTAAAGTTCTGAAAAATGATGAAGAAGCTAAACGTTCTCAAGTGGTTATTACCGGAAATGTTACGGTAACAGTTCCTAACCTGCTGGTTGTTCCTGTTGAAGCCACTATTGGTGGTTCTCGTCCAGAAATTATCTGGAATGCTAGTTCTAAATTCGTATCCATCACTGAAGGTCGTACAGTATGGAACGCCACTAATAAAAATAAACATTTTGATGCCATCGTACAGGCTCTTAAAGAATCTCGTTTCGACGACGCGATTAAACTGATTTCTATTAAAGAAGCCGTTAAGGCATTTGTTAAAGGCAACGTTCGTATTGAAGGTGGACGTCTGGTTTACCAAGGCATTGAATTGCGTTCAGGGTTGATTGACCGTATTATCACTTCAATGGAAAATGGTGAAGACTTCGAATTCTACCTGCCGTTCCTTGAAAACCTGTTAGAAAACCCAAGCGAAAAAGCTGTACAGCGTCTGTTCGACTTCCTGGTGGCAAACGACATCAAAATTACTGAAGATGGCCACTTTATTACGTGGAAGGTAGTTAACTCTGATTACACCGACTGTCGTACCGGTACGTTTGATAACTCACCAGGCAAACCGGTTAAAATGCCTCGTTCACGTGTGAATGATGACGACGAAGTAACTTGTTCAAGTGGTCTGCACGTTTGCTCTCGTAGTTATATCGGTCATTTTGGCAACTCAAGCTGTAAAGTAGTTTCATGTAAAGTTAACCCACGTGATGTTGTTAGTATTCCGGTCGATTACGGTGATGCTAAAATGCGTGTATGTTATTATGAAGTTCTGGAAGACGTCACCGAACAGTTCGCAAACGAATACAAATACTAAATCAATAACGGAGGCTTCGGCCTCCTAATGAGGAATTATGTTAGGTTACCAAGCACGTGTAGTTGAAGAATACGACCAGTTGGTTCTTAAAATTAACGCACTAGAAACCTTTATTGAAGGTGGTGTTTTTGAAACTCTTGATATCCGTCAACAAGGGTTACTGATTGCACAACTGGATGCGATGGGCGCTTATGCTCATTGTTTAGAGGTTCGTATTTCTTATTTCGGTGAGTAAAATGATTAATTACCTGAATGTCGGTGAACGTGATATCAAGATTTCTAATTTGCGTGGATTCCATAAAGCAGGTACTGTTTATTGTGCTAAGCTCGTTAAACACCCGGGTGATGTTCATTACGCTTTTCTAGAATGCGATGAGGTGGTCGAAGGCGAATTTCCTTTAGCAGATTCTGATACTTTAGAACCCGACGACCGAATTTATTACGGTGAACTTCATATTCGAGGCATTTATGGTGAAGACGAACCCGGGACTACTCCGATTGGCAGCGATGCCGACATTTACCCTGAAGACATCTGATTTAACAGGCGAAATGAAGGTCAAGATTAAGGACACCGTATTGTATTCCTTAAGCCAAGACCCGTCCCAAGATAAGAAAGAAGTATTGACTCGGTGTGTCATTGCAACGTATGCCGAGTATATGGTGGCTGATTGGTTGAAAGGATACGTTAACAGTGGTCTGGAAGACCATGATGACCCTTATACCTATGCCTGGGATGTTTTAGCGCATCCTATGTACTGTGGACTTCGTGTAGAGGTTAAGACCCACCAATCAGATTCTAAGTGGATTTCCTGCACTACAGGATACTCTGGTGACTTCCCTTATGGAACAGGGATTAACCTGGGACCGCTCCTGAATCATAAAGTTGCAGACTGTATAATTATATTCGACACTTCAGTAAATGAGGCAGGCGACGTCCTGTTCACTCCTAAGTTCTCTGGTGACAGAGAAGCCATCACAAAGCTAGTCCGTAAGAGTAATTACAACGGCTGGTATCTCGCCTTATAAATTTTTAAAATAGTATTTACATACGCCATGGATGGTGTTACTATCTTCCTATCAACTACACGAGAGGAAAATATTATGACTTCTATTACTTATGTTAAAGCAATCAATCGTAAAATCGAAGAATATAAATTTGAGAATGGTAAAGTGTTTCACAAGCTTACCAATATTAAAACGGGTAATGTTCAAAAAGATTGGACTGAAGTTACCACTCCTACAGTAATTAATCTTTACGGTTCTATCGAAAAGTATTGGGAATTTTTAGTAGGTTGGGCTAAACAGCATCCAAAACATTCTGTTGCTTAAGTTATAATGCCACGGATGGTGTTACTATCTTCCTATCAACTAATGAGGAGAACAAAATGGATATCAAATTATATTACGCTAAACACAAAGTTACAGGTATGGTTGTTGCCGCTATGTATGATGCATCAGGTGAAGGTGGTGATGTTACTACAGAGTTATCTCTTTCTGAATGTAAATTTCTCCGTCCCTTAATCGCATCAAAGGAAGATTTAGAAAAGCTTATTGATGGAAAACTGGATAATGTTGACGGCATAGATATTCTTTATGACCTTCGTACTGCATTGCACAGGGGATTAATTGAGATAAAAGAGGTGGTGTTTTGAGTAGCAAAATGTGGTGCCTTATTTGGATGGCCTGTATCCCAGTGATTTGCGTATGTTTTAGTTTATTGTTGTGGAAATTGGCATAAATCAGTATACATCTCCATTAATCATGATATTATAGACCTATCAACTAATGGAGATGATTATGAAAAACTTACTTAAAGCAATTTGGAACATGTTTGTGTTGTTAATGGTATTGAGCATTTTCCCAATCGTTTTTATGATTGACCATGTACGTGTATTCTTTAACTTCTGAGGAAAATATTATGAAACTTTTTAAAGATGTGGTAGTCGGCGAGAGCTTTGTATTGCATAATGGCCAACAACTGATTCGCATTTCTCCTTTGCAAGTTGGGACTGAATTACAACCTGTTAATGCTACAGACCTTTATGATTCAACTAAGCGTTTTTGTGTAGGCCCTAGTGTGCAATGCCTTACTGTTGATGAACTGATGGCTATTTCTGTTGACGCTGAATAAGGAAAATATTATGTCTAAATTATTTTTTGGTAATCGCAACATTATGTTCTTTAAACAGATTAGCATGTCAGAAACATTTGATTTAAGTTATTCAGGCGACACAAAAGCTGTTAACCTTAAAAATTTAGCGTCTGCAGAATTTGCATTCTATCAGGACCCTGAAACTGGTTTCTACAAATTTATTAAGTTCCGCATGACTATGGACCGCGATTATCGCGATGTTTATTATACAAGTTATGAGAGTGCTATCAATGCAATTCGCGAAGCTTATGGATTGGATTCGTTGTCTCTTGACCGCCTGTATAATGCAAGCCTTTACACCAGCGGATTTATTTTAGAACAGCTACAAAAATAGTTTACAACCTCGAGAATCATGTTATAATGGTTCTCGTTGACCGGATAACAAAACATTAATCTACTGAGGAAATTGATATGAATACTTATATGACTCGCCGTAACGTTCTGTCTGCTGGTGCTACTACTGTTGCTTATGTTAAGAACGGTGAATACCAAAATGGTAAACCTTCTAAAGAAATCTCTGCTCAGCCAGGCTTCTACTTCTTTGTTAAAGGCGGCGCTGATTCTCGTGTCGTAGCGGCTCGTTTTTATGTCGGTAATCAACGTTCGGCCCAAGGGCTCGACGGTATCGTGGCTAACATTCGTAAGAAACGTTCTCAATCAGCTCGCACTATGGCAGTGAACGGTGTTGTGTATGAAGTTCTTTATGTACCGGCTTCTAAGATGAAACCCCTGACTACAGGTTTTGGTAAGGGTCAAATTGCAATGGCTTTCACTCGTAATCATAGTTCCGACCTCCAGACACTGGAAGAAATGAACCGTATGTTGGCTGATAACTTTAAATTCATCCTGCAGGCTTACTAATGAGTAATTTCCATAACGAGCATGTGATGCAGTTCTATCGTAACAATCTTAAAACTAAAGGCGTCTTCGGACGCTAATGAGGAAAATATGGTTATCCTAGTTTTTATTGAACTTATTATGGCTATAGTCTGTTCAGTTTGCTTCTTTTTAGGTGTGTGGGCCCCTGGTCCGATATTCTTAAGTTTTCTGCTTATTGGTTGGGTTCTTTCTACTTTTGTCGGTTTACTTAAGACGATTAAAAATGATTAATAAAATCCTGGGCTACTCGTTAGCCCTTGCTGCTTTATTAGTAGCGCTGTATTACGGAGTAATGTTCGGACTTATCCAAGTTGTGCTTTTTATTTCCGATGTTATTATGGCTATTCATTCACTAGTATGGTAAAATTATGGAATTAACATCTCGTGGTTTAAAAAGTATTATCGACAACGAAGCATTGGCTTATGCAATGTATACTGTCGAAAACCGAGCCATTCCAAATATGATTGATGGCTTTAAACCTGTACAACGTTTTGTAGTGGCTCGTTGTCTTGATATGGCTCGTGGTAATAAAGAAAAATTCCACAAACTGGCTTCTATCGCTGGTGGTGTAGCCGACCTCGGATATCACCACGGTGAAGGTTCTGCTCAGGAAGCAGGGGCTTTGATGGCTAACACATGGAACAACAACTATCCAATGTTAGACGGTCAAGGTAACTTTGGTTCCCGATTGGTTCAAAAAGCTGCAGCCTCTCGTTATATTTTTGCTCGTATTGGAAGTAACTTTGCAAAAGTTTATAAGGACACAGAATATGCTCCGGTTCATGCGGATGTTGAACATAAGCCACCGGCTTTTTATCTGCCTATTATTCCTACTGTTCTTCTTAATGGCGTTTCCGGTATTGCAACTGGTTATGCAACTAATATTCTTCCTCATAGTTTTGATTCTGTTAAGAAAGCTGTACTGCAAGTTCTTCAGGAAAAACGAGTAACCAAACCCAAAGTGGCTTATCCTGAATTCCGTGGTGAAGTTGTTGAGATTGAACCTGGTAGTTATGAGATTCGTGGAACGTATAAGTTCACATCCCGAACCCAAATGCATATCACGGAAATCCCATACAAATACGACCGTGAAACATATGTGGCTAAGGTATTAGACCCTCTGGAAGACAAAGGGTATATCACATACGATGATGATTGTGATGAGAATGGTTTCGGCTTCAAGGTTAAGATTCGTAAAGAATACGAATTGCCTACTGATGAAAACAAGAAGCATGAAAAAATCATGAAGGACTTCGGGTTAATCGAACGTCGTTCACAAAACCTGACTGTCATTAATGAAAAAGGTAAACTTAAGGTTTACGAAGATGCAGTTGAACTGATTCGTGATTTCGTTGAGGTCCGTAAGACCTTTGTACAGAAACGTATTGATGGTAAAATCATCGAAACTGAAGAAGCTTTCAAACTGGCATTGGCTAAAGCCACATTTATCAAAGATGTTATTGATGGTGTAGTGGTTATCCAAGGTAAGACCCGTAAGGTTTTAACCGAAGAATTGACCGGTAATAAAGTCTATGGCGAATATGCCGATAAACTAGTGGCCATGAACATTTTCCATATCACTTCTGATGAAGCCAAGAAACTGGCTTTGGAAGCCAAGGCTAAGAAAGAAGAGCATCAATATTGGAAAACCACTGATGTTGTAACCGAGTATGTTAAAGATTTGGAGGCTCTATGAGCCTTGGAGTCGAGTTCTTGTTACTCTGTATCTTTGCTGTTATCCTAGGCCTGGCGACAGGCTTAGCTATAGGTTTAATAGCAGCCAACTTTAAAAAGTAAGGAACCTTCGGGTTCCTTTTTTGGGTTTAGTGCAAAAAGAGTTTACTTCTGCTTTAAACATGGTACTATAGACCTATCAAATAAATGGTTATCGGAGATTAAAATGTCTAAAATTACTTATATCATCAAAGCTTCTGAAGACGCCCTGAATGAAAAAACGGCTTCGATCTTAGTACATATCATCAAGCATAACTTCATCACTTCAGGCGAAGTCCGTGAAGCCCTGAGTGAGCAATTTAGTGCTGCGGTAGTTAACTCTAATATCGGTGTATTAATTAAGAAAGGATTCATCGAAAAATCTGGTGACGGACTAGTGGCTACAGGTGAAGCAATGGACCTAGTTCAAAAAGCTGCTGACTTGTTCGCTTCTGAAAATGCTCCAGAGATGTTGGAAAAACGTAAAACGCGTAGTTCACGTGGTGTTACTCCTGAAATGGTAACACTGGCTGATGAAGTTAAAGCTTTATTAGAAGACCGTATCGAGATTCGTGAAATTGCTGAAAACCGTAGCAACCTTGAAGTTCGATTCGCTAAACGTACCAACGGTATTCGTCAAATCGAAGTCCGTCGTGATGGAATGATGCGTATCTTCGGTTATAATATGACTGATAAAGAAAAACAAGTGTTTACTTCCTTGAATCTTGATGTTAAGATTAAGACTGGTGGTAAGAATACTTATATCGACTTCCAAAACGTATCATCTGAAGTTATCAAAACCGTAACCAACGCAATCTGAGGAAATTATTATGAACAAGCTGAATATTGTTAATGAACTTCGTCGTTGTGCAGAACCTACTCAAGAAGGTTGGGATATTTGGTACCATGGCGCTTATCTTGGAACTATTGTTAAGATTAAAGCCGGTAAATACCTAATCATCCGTGGTGGTACTGAAGCTTCTATGGGAATTCGTAAAAACTTTATGGCGGCAATCAGCACCTTTATTCCAGCCGCTTATGAAGTCTATAAAGCGGACTACAAAGAATACCAGGAATCACAACCTGTTATTCGTTCAATTGGTGTTAATAAAGCTCAACAGAAAACTTTATGGCAACGTGTTAAAGGATGGTTCAAATGAAAACATTTAAAATTGTCGCAGAATTTTATAACGGCGAAGGTGTGGTGGTCCATCTTAAAGCGGCTAACCAATTTGATGCGGTAAGGGTATATTGTCAATGCTTTGAAAGTTCCGAAAAAGCTATAAAAATCAAAAGTGTCGAGGAATCCAAATGAATCCATTAAAAGCTAAAGAATTATCCTTTAAACACCGTCTGGCTTTATTAGATAAAGCACTTTCTCGTGAGACGCCCGAAAGTCTAGCAGCTAAATTACAGGCCTATGGCGACTACACCGAATATACGGAAGAGGATGTTCTGGAAGAGGTTCCTGAAATCTGTTGGCAGATTGCTCATTGGAACAACAATGAAAAATATCAGCGTCGGATTGTGTGTGCAGCCAACCGCTTTAAGTTAAAAGACGGTGGGACTCTGGTTATTCCTGGTGCTCGTCATTATTCTAAAGATATGGCTGAAGTTCTCGACCAGGTAAGTGATAAACTTGTATCAGACCATGTTTGTGGTGATGACCAAGGATTTATTGACCAATATTCAAACTATTGGACTCGCGAAGAAGCAATGATTATTGCGACTTATGCTAATCAAGTTCGTATTGAACGTGGTGGCAGTGAAAAAGAACTTTACTCTGAGGACCTTTACTAATGAATCTTAAACAACTCCAGATTGATGCAATCGAAGCCCATATTAATCATGTTAAACGTCTTAATGTCATGGTGGAAGACAACTGGGGAACTTATGTCAACCAACCGGCTTGGGATGCCTTAGACCACGAATATATAAAGAATATTAGTTCTAAGACAATCCATGGTAATATGGAAGGGTTGAAGCCGTTCCTACGTGATATGTATATTGCAACTAATAAAGAAATTATCAGCTCTCTTGAATATCAATTAAGGAAATTACGTGAACAATCTGGTAGCTAAGCACGATTTCAATAAGGCTTCTGTCCATAAGGATAAGAAGAAAAACTTTAAAGAGTCTAAACGTAAACAGAAACATAAGGGTAAAGGCTATGAGTCATAACTTAGAGAATACCGTAACAGGCATGCGTACGCGTGATCAGGAGTGCTTTGAGGAATTCCTGGGAGCTGATTTTAAGTTCCAGGAACCAATAGAAGAGATGTATCAAGAATATGTTAAAAAGAACGAAGGACATGTTTACAATCCCTAAGGATATGTTAGTATAGCCCTATCAGATAATGACGTACTGAATTGAAGAGAATATTATGACTAAAATTGAAATTGTTTCCGAAATTGCTACTATTGTTTCCATTTTGATTAAAACGGATTGTGAAGACATCATGCAACGTCGTGATGAGTTTATTGCCTTTTTGAATGAGTTGGGTATTCGTAATGAACATGGAAAGGAACTTAATGGTTTGTCTTATAACAAATTATTTAAGTCATTAACTGAAGATGAACGTGACACTCTTATTGAGCAATTTAATGAAGGGTATGAAGATATACACCGTTACTTAATGATGTATACCTCCAATTTCTAACGTGTTCGACCTAATGTCCTCCCAGCCTGACCGCACATAGACGAAAGTCTAGGAAATCCTAAATCCGGTTTGATATCATACCAGTACAACGATATCGAGCCGGCGTAGACGTTATCCAAATTAAAAAACGGGCACGAAAACATATACGTGAATTGTGTTTTCTTCTTTGTAGGAAGGAACACAGTTTCGGTACTTGATTCAAAATAGTTCCCGTTAACTCCCGCCATATATTCTACTGACGTTTTGTCAATTGGAAACCCTCCCGTGTTTTTTGCGTCTACCGTTTCCGGTAATTTACCCTCGTAAGCCACCATATCCACAAAATAATTCATGTTGGTCGGTCTAAAAGAATATATTGCTGTGAAGTCTGCGCCTGAAGAAGAATGCACTATTCGGAGCTGCTCGATAGCCGCAATTTTAAATCTATTGTCCTGGTCTTGTCTAATCATTTCAGTATAAGAGGCATAAGTAGTCTCTTTATAAAAGTTTAGAATATACTCGCCTTTATACCAAACCAATGCCATAAAGAACAATAATATTACGACTAGGACCCGGGAAAAAACAACTTTCCCGGAAGAAGTATCTTTAAAAATTCTATCAAGAAGTCCAAAAAGTAGGTCTGATAATGATATTCCTACTTTTGGTTCCATACTTTTCTCCTTTAAAGATATTTATAAATTCTTAACTAAGCCAAGGACCGTAAATCGTACCTGTCGCGCCCCATGCAGGAGCAGAAACGGCAACAGCAGCCCCAGAACCGCCTCCAGCCCCAACTTTAAGAACTTTACCACCATCATTCCATGCGTTGCCGCCAGCGCCGCCAGCATCACCGCCACGACCTGAGTGGGCATTACCATAATCGTATCCACCGCCAGGGCTTTCATAAGAAGCACCACCACCGGAGTATCCACCACCGCCACCAGGACCAAATGGACGTCCACCACCACCACCGATATCTTGCCAGTTAGCACCTGAGTGAGGACGATACGCAATGCCACCACCGCCACCGCCACCGCCACAGATAACCCCATAGTTCCAAATACGTAGTCTATGACCTATATGGTTGACTATACAATCACCACCCCATTGACCGTTACCGTCGCCACCTGAATGGGTCCACCCACCGTGGCCGCCTCGGCCCCACATATGCACGCCTCCATGAATAGTCAAATTGACATATTCATTAGGTGTGTCGGCATTCATAAAGAACAATGGAACATTACGGTCGTAAGATACTATATCGCCTGTGATATTAAACACAATAGGTGCGCTGCCTGCTTCAAAACAGCGGTCGCGGAACCACTGGCCATTAAAGTTATGGTTTGCTGTTATTGTGTGAATTACTTCAACAGACCGACCGTTCATATTACTCATCCAAAACGGAATACCCATTCTCAATCGTTGAGCGGCGCCGCCCATCCAGTTTTGCCCGGTATTAACTACTGCAGACCATCCAACCCACGGTCCTTCAACTGCCATATAAACCTCCAAGGGGCCTAAGCCCCTCTTATTATTTTAACAATGATTTAATTAGTGCTTTAAGTTCTTCAATCTCTGATTTCAATTCTGCTATTTCTGCAGTGTGCTCATTGATTGCAGCTGTATTTAAACCAATTACACCGTTATAGTTTAAACGAAGTAAAGCTTCACCGTCAGGGTCGCCTTCAACCAATTCAGGTAAAATAGCTTGAACTTCTTGAGCAATTAAACCGGCATTAGGTTCCCATTTCTGATTACCTTCTTCATCCAGGCCACGTTTCTGCATATAAGTGTAACCGTTAATTTTTGAAAGTGTCTGTGAAGCATTTTCAAATTTAACAAGGTCTTTTTTAACACGAATATCAGAACGAACATAAACGTCACGAACAAATGTTGAATAGCTATCGTTTTGTTGGACTAAATGACCAAAAGAAATAATAGCTCTTCCTGTTTCAGTCCACAAGGCACCAGTGGTATCCCAAAGACCTTCATGGATATGGTAACCAGCTCCCCAGCTTGCAATATGCATACTATTGGCATACATATTAATTCGGCCGTCACCGCCATGGACCAAGCCGGTGTCATCGTCCCCAATGGCGATAGATGCTCCGCCCCATGCTGGAATTGTACCGACACCCAAGTTAACACCAGCGCGAAGACCAGCCGGAGCTTTAAAATCGCCATTAGCCTGAAACACAAATATTGCATTAGGATGACTGCTATCTCCACTTTCCGCAGAACCAACACGAATTACTGCATTTCCCCAAGTAGCATCTCCGCCCAATCTAATAATACCAAAATCTGCCTTTGTGGCATATCCTTCGTTAATGATTTGGCTTTTTCCTTTGATAATTGGCATATAACTATCTTTCGGAACAGATTCACCAAAGTCAACGAAGAATGGGGCTTCTGTTTGCCATTGATTATTATATCCGTGGCCTTGAGTAGCTGTCCACTGTCTTCCGTTTAAATATAAACGATAAAAATTTAATGAAGCTGCAGTAGATTGTTTTTTAACATTAAAATCAATATCGCCTACACTATTAAGAGTAATTCCTGCGGTAGTTTTGAAATTATAAAATGAAGCAGTGTCATCTGCTCCGCCTTTACCGATGTACCACGAATTCGCTCCACCCGATGTTCCAAGTAAATAAGCAGAATCATTTTCATCGGCAGCAATGTTAATAGCGTCAGAGCCTCTTTTAACGATTAATTTGCCAGTCATTGTATCGCCGCCTTTACCAACACGAGTATTCACTGCAGCATCAAGGTTAGTAGCACCGCTATACTTGTTCCAAATAGAACCTGCAATATTACCATCGGTATTCATGAAAGCTGTACCGGCATATAAGCGGTTCCGAGTTATAAAGTTACCTTCTTTGGTAAATCGCCAGTATTGCAATCCTGTAGCATCACCATCACCAAGCAAATCACCTTGAGCAACAATTCGGTATTCGCTCGTAGCTCGGTCCATACCTTGAGTAACAGTTACGTTAGAAACTGTATTTTTCTGCTTAGTAATAGGATAGAATGCTTGAGTCGCAGAACCAAGCGTTTGATACAATGGAGCTTTAGTTGTGTTCTGGTTAGCATAAGATGAACCGTTACCGGCGATGAATTCCAATACACCTGTGCTACTAAAAGAAACCTGGTTGGCTGCTAAGTTAGGAATTTTAACTATGCCGGTGTCTAATGTAATACTTAACGGTCGTAATGGGCCCAATCCACCACTTTCGCCGGCATTGGCATTGGTCGGAATAATATGCAGTTGGTCTTCCGAATTTCGAAAAATAACACCATACTTATCGTTCCAAATACGAAGACCACTAGCAGCGCGAACTTTAATTTCATTGGAAACATACAGATTACGTTTTAAGGATGTATCTTGATTGACAGTCAATCCTTCAATTACATTCATGGTACCATTTAAATAGGATTCGACTTTACCTTCTGTAGTTCGTTGAATATAATGCATCCAGCCAGTAGCATCAGATGTTTCCATTACGTTTTTACGAGAACCACCTACCGTATTAAAAGTGTCACCCCAAACTTTGAGCTCTATATTATCGACTGAACTATATCCTGTAGTATTTCCTTTAAAAAGCACTGTAGAAGCATTACTGAGACCATCAATATTAACCGAACCGCCCCGGACTTCAACGTTACCAGGAGTAACCAACAACCCGCCGGCGGTGTTAACGTTTGTTACACCTTTGCCACGAAAATAATGGTGATATTTGCCGCTCTGGTGATAACCTAAAAGAGTTTGACCGTCGCCGAAGCTGTTTTTATCATTAGTAGTATTAACAATAACTAATGGATAGTTTTGAGTTGTAGGAAGAATTAAATCAGAACCGTTGGTTGAATAACCCGCAACTAACTGTTTAAGGCTTGTAACTTCAGTTGGAGTTGTAAGTAAAGTATAAGCTCCATTATTAATTGTATAGAACAGGCCGTCTTGTTTCCATTTAAACCCGGTATCATTATCACCAAGAACAATAGAACCTTTACCTAAGGTTGAATATGTCAAAGGCCCTGATTCCATACCTACTGCAATCGAATGACCTGCTTGAAAACCACCGGAATAAGCAAAAGACAACATATAATCAGTAGGGGTTGAACCAGAATACCAACTGATACCGTTATTTTCACAAATTTCATGAAGTATTGCAGACGCTGGGTCGGTACGTACAACGCGCAAATAGTTTTTATCCGTGGCAGAATTATTATTTGCTAATGAAGATATATCATAATCGCCAATATTCTTACTGTCTGTATTAACAGTATTAGTATAAATTACCGGAGATTTTACTGATGTTCCGGCGGAAATAGACGGAGCATAAAATAAACCGTCGCCGTTGAATGCAAAAATATTAGATGTCGAATTAGTGTAATCCTGAACACGAACGTTCAAGATTTGCTTGGTATCCCCAGTACGGTTTTGAGAATAAATTATAGCTCTTTCGCGCGCATCAGCTAAATCCTGGAATCGAACATGTGCGGTACCATTGCCACGTACCAAAACTTCGCCCATATCCGTCATTAGGCGAGATTTTGCAGTAATATCACCATTTGCTGTTATACTTCCGGATGTCGTATAACTACCTGTTTGGGTAAAAGTACCAGACAGATTATAATTACCGGTTTGAGTGTAGTTACCGTTATGAATAACGTTTCCGTCGATATTACCGCCTTTAGCAAAGCCAAGGTCGATAATCGCTCCAGTATCGTCTTTAGTAAAAAGTAAACGGTCCTTTAAGTTAATAGCCAGTTCGCCTTCAGCCAACTGGGCCGGTGCCGGACGTACACCGGCTACTTTACTTCTTTTAAATTGGATTTGCTTTAAAGTAGCCATAATGCCTCTTAATAATAACCAAAATCTTGAATAGAATCTTTAATAACAATCTGGTCAAAACGAGGAACGTGTCCTGCGTCAGAGGCCGGATTCAGCGAAATAAAGTTAGGAGCAGCAAGTACTCCGGTCATTGTTTGCATGTTAGTATTATTTATTTGGACTTGTTTTGCGTTATCTACTAACGATAATCCTACTTGGGCTTTAGTAGGGGTGTTGCCTGGGCTGAATACGCGGCCAGATTCATCGTATACCTGACGGAATAATGAATCACCCATTACTGTGAGGCGTTTAGCACCTACTACTGTACTTGGGTCGAATATCATGAACGGAGTACCATCTTCCGTTTCATATCCAAAAGCACCTTTAATACGGAAAGAAGCCGTGAACGGTGCTCCGCCGGTTCTTGCTCCTAATTTAATACCATATCCATTGGTATCATTAAAGGTCAGCCCTTTTTCAAAATACACGTTATTCTTATAATTACCACCATTTGCTTTTGAAACAAAGTCGTTATCAGCGGCTTGTGGTTTATTATATTCAGTGTAAACTTTATATGTTTTGTAAAGAAGGTCGTTTGATACAGGCGTTAAGGGAAAATTACCTTGGTGCCATAATACTGAACCTCCTGCTGTAGAACCTAATTTTAAATCTGCCATTTGAGTTTCCTTTGGGAGTTATAGCCTTTTATATATTTATGGCCGTAGAAAACGAAAAAGGAACCCGAAGGTTCCTTAATATTTTTCTCTAAATTCAGCGACCCAAACCTGACCAGGTTTAGTGCCTGTTTTATCATATAGCTGGGCTATGGTAGTACCCATATTTTTAGTTTCCGTACCAAAGTTCATACGAATACCGTTAACACCAAATTCAGCAGGTTTTGGCTGAGGTTCTGATTCAGATATCTCACCGAACATAACATTTCGAACTCCGCCTTGGCCAGCCGAAGCTGTTTTTCTGGCATAAAGGGTAAAGTCTGTAGTACCTTCAGGAACCATTACTACCCGTTCAAATGTCATCCATGCACCGGCAGGAACGTTGGAAGGAACGTCCATATTAACTGTCCCAGTTAAAGCACCTGAGGCGTTAAAAAATCTAACAGACATCTGAGAAGTCCCGACATCTTTTAAAGCTTGGTCGCACATTAATTGAAACTTAAGATAAAAGAATTCACCTGGTTTCATATTATAATCTGTTAATGGGGCGGTAGGAGATTCTGTAGGAAATCGCTTAATTTCATCTCCCTCATTGCTTAGATAAGTGTTTTCATCTTCAACAATTCTGACAGGATATCCTGTACCGCCAACATCACTGATATCGTCAAATACCACTTCCAATGGAGTAGAAACATCTTCGACCAATACCCCATCATTATAAAGCACATGTTCCATTACTATAGCATTCCTTCCTGAAACATAAAATGCTGAATAAGACGGCTCGAAGCGGTCTATTAGCCATTTAGATGGAAATGCGGTACTTCCTGCTGCATGGAACCAATCGATAAGTTTTTGTGAAGCATTTAATCTACCAGAAGATACTAAACAAACTATTCTATTGGCTGGTATAGAATTTATATACGTTATAAAAGCTTCAGAAATAACATCAAAATCTTTTGTAAAACTATAAGTTTTGTTAGCCACTATTTTGGGTTCAGCACTAACATCGATTTCTATAAGGTTTAATCCATTTTGAAAATTCTGGGAACCGAAGTTCCCATCTTGAAATTTAACATATGCTTTTGTGGTAGACTTAGTACAACTACCCGCTATACTAAGTTTATACCTTACAGCATTGTTTTCAGATAATGTAGGAACCTGGACATATCCTTGTCCAAATTCTGCCATAAATCTTTCCATAATACCTCTTATTCAATCCACTCAAACTTAACGGATTTAGTGACCGGGTCAGGAATAATACGAACGTTACCAATACGTAACCAATCAAGGATTGTAATGTTACCCATTGTGGCGTTATCAGCAGGCAATGCACCAACCTCTTCCGCAGAAGGAGGGTTATCTGCCGTATAGACCATAGAGAACGTAGTCCATGCGTTTTTATTTTTCTGCCAGGTACGTGTATAACGAATAGTACCACCATTCAGTCCTGTAGGATAGCACACCCAATCCTGATAACATGAATCCAATGTATTACCAAACTGGGTTAACGTACCAGGATATTTAACTTCCTTATCACGAACAGAATAATCAAACCAAGTACCACGTAATTTCTGACCTGACGTACCGAGAACTTCGTCACCAAAACTACCGTCTTCGTTACGATAACGAATAGCCGGAGAACTAAATGCACCTGTTTCTGTCAACCAACCAGAAGCATTCCATATCTCATCAGAAACACCGGCAGGTTTAGTTTGGACCGTATCGATATTAACCTGGCGTTTCGTTTTCATCGTCCAATAACCAGGGAACAGGTTAAATGTGGCCGAATCATTGATATCAACAGACCAGAAGCCAACTGTTTCTGCAGTAGGGGCCTGGGATGCTAATGTAGGTTTAACACCAACAGAACGGACGTATTTTTGAGCAACCAAACCATTATTTGCCGATACCTGTCCGGTGGAAACGATAGTACCTGAAGTAGTTACGTTTTGCAACGAAGACAGAGCAGAAGCATTTAGTGTGGTTGTAGAAACACCGTTAGAAGTGGTTATACCTGTGATATTAGCATTCTTAGAAATACTAATAGAACCACTATTAACAGCAAAATCACCGGTCGTATTAAAGGTCCAGTAGGAAGATTTTAAAGCACCAGAAGCACTGCTAATATGATGGATTTTAAAATCGCCGGAACCGTCATTTAAAGTACCTAAAGAGAAAGTACCCTGCCCTAATCGTTGCTTAACAATAGGGTGATAACTAGCATCAACAGTAGAATTTATCTCAGAGAAAATAGGTGCAAAATTAGTTGCCTGAGAATCCCAAGAACCTGCGCCAGACTGGGGTCCTACAAATTTAATAGATTTACCTGAGCTAACAGATACATCATTTTTAAAAGTAGAATTTCCGGTTACTTCCAGAGAACCTAAAATAGTATTGCCGGTAATATTAGCAGTACTAGAAGACACTAGAGGAGCTGCCAGGTTCAATTGTTTGGTCAGGGTTAAAGAACCATTAACCGTTTGATCGACGTCTCTACGAATGAACTGGAGTGAATCTAGGCCATCCAATTTCTCGGAGTTCACAGCCGTAGCATTTATAGGTAAAAAGTTCTGTAAAGTTTTATTCATCTCGTAAGATGAAACCGCATAACCCGTTTTAGGATAGTTCGCTGCGTTCAGAACAGTATCATCGTTCTCATAAAGGCCTGTACCTGAGTTGAATTTAACACCAGAACCAGTAACTTTATTTCCTGAATGGGTTAAAGCACCTTCGGTTAATTTAACAAATCCACGACGAAGTGCAGTAGCTTCCCAAGTAGTTTCGGTCTGTACTACATATTTTAAACCAGAAGGGCTTACAGCCAAAACTTTAGAAGTTCCTGCGGTTGTTTCGGTATTGGTTGCAACACGAATAATACCTTCAGAACTTTCAGTAGATTTTTTAGAGTGTAATTTCAAAGGAGTGATGATGGTTTTGTCATCAGTACCAACGTTGACTTCGGTCTGGGTTGCCAGGCGAGCAGTACCACGTTGTGTCTCATTTGCTTCTCTAATATCTAGTGTATAATGGTTCCATAAGGTTCCTGATTCAACCAAACCACTGGCTGCTGAGACAGAAGTTCTAGCAGTATCATTAAATCTTGTTTTAATTTTCAACGGAGTTGAAATAACATTATCTAACGTACCTGCATCAAATTCTACCTGTGTTGCAATTCTAGCAATACCAGTCAATCCTTCCGTAGCTTTCCTATCATTTAACGTCTTAGGCGTTACCGCACGAGTATAATCTGTTCCAGTATCAGTTTCCTGTTGCGTAGCAATTTCAATTAACCCTGTACGAGTATCAAGAGCCACACGAGCATGTAATGTTTCCGGAGAAACAGCACTGTTGGCAAATCCACTTGCCGATTGGCCTGCGTTAACTTCAGATTGGTTAGAAAGATATACCGTACCCTGTTGAACTTGGGTAGCTTTATACTGGTCAAGAGCTTTAGGAGAAATAACCAAATTGCCTACGTTATTATTATAAACGTTAGTACCTACGGTGTCCCTAGCAGTCGCAGGAGTGGTTCCTACAGTAGAGGTATATGTTACAATACCTGAAAGACTTTCCGAACCCTGGCGCGCTTGTAGCTTCTTAGGAGTGATGATTGTAGTATCATCTATACCAGCATCAGTTTCAACTTGCGTAGCAATTTCAGCAACACCACGGCGGGTTTCGGTTGCAGTACGTTCGTTTAATTTCTTAGGAGAAATAATCAAATCGTCCTGGAATGCGAAGGTTGTGTCCTGGTTCACCTGAGCAGTAGTAGCAATACGAGCAATACCACGACGAGATTCAGTCGCTACACGATTAGCTAAAGTCTGTGGAGTAATTGCAAGTTCTTTTTCAGGATTATTTTCATGGTCAACGTTTGCTTGAGTCTGGGACGCAAGGGCAATAACACCTAAACGAGCACGAGTTAAATCATCTTTAGAATCCACACGTTCTATAGTAGGAACGTTCTGGGCAACAACCCAATATTTGCCACCTGTAGTGGTGTCTTCGATATAACTCAGTTCAATAACCGGAGTATAACTTATATTGCCATTAAAGGTCAGTACGTCATTCAATACCCATTCGGTTTCTGGTGGATATTCTGAACGTTTAGGGAATTGAAGCAACTGGACGGATGAAGCAATCTTATCTCCTACGGCAGCCTTAATATTTACTGTCTGAGCTTTACGGAGATAGTTCAGAGCAATCTTAACGACATCACCCTGGGCCACACCGGTAGGTAATGTGATATTAATTGTCTGGGGTGTCGTGTTATTAGGACCAAAAACAATAACACTTTCGTTAGCCAAGAGTTCAACATCGTCACGAATTACACGTAAACGAGTTTGTCGGTCGCCGTCCCAAACATACCATAATTTTTCGGTAGAGTTATAAACAAAGAATCCATCACCTGAAGTACGGAATTCCATGCTATGCTGGCCAGGCTTACCTAATGAAGATGACGCATCAAATGTTTCAACGATTAAGTGGAATTTACTTCCTAAACCATCGATATCAACGGTTTTAATAATATCACCTTGGTTCGCATACTTAGGAAGAGTAAACTTAATTACTGCACCTGAAGTATAACGACGTAAAACGTTATCACCCGCTTGTGATTGGAACTGGGCGGTGTTCGGTTCTACACGAATACCACGTTCTTCATTAGCTGCTTCCCAGAAATGCCATAAACGGTTGGCAAAGATAATCATATTATAGGAAAAAGGCTTCGTAATTAAGGTCTCAGTGAACTGGTTACCGAAACGGACAATTTTCTGATTACCACCACCTGGAGCAGAACTAGACTGGAGCTTAATTTCATTATAACCTACACGGCCACCAATATCCTTGATTACGATGGTATCACCATCAGTAGGGTTCGGAGGCAGGGTAAATGTAGTAAAGCTAGCAGCAGAATCCACAGCAATATATTCACCGGAAGCCAGCTGGCGTGTAGGAGATGCTACGGTAATCCATTTAGGGTCAGTACGGGTAGCAGTCCAATAACCAGGTACAAAGGTTCCTGCTGGAGCATTGATATCACGTTGAGCAACCCAGATACGTTGGTCATGGATTACGGCAAACCCTTTCTTATATCCGCGCGTCTCGTCGTACGCCTGGATGGTGTTCTCATCTATAAAGAATTCAACGTTGACGCCGTCGTCTAATACATTGTAATCGGCTTTGGCAACATTGATAACTTTCTCGCCTGCAGCATCGAGTCCGGATGTAGCACGGAAGGCAGGTTTTAAAATATCGGCCATTTTATTTCCTTTTCGTTTTCAGGGTATAGAACTATTTATAGCAAGATGTTTACTTCCTTAAAACCCATGATATAATGGACCTCTCAACTACTTGAACAGAGGTTCATATGAACGATTTAGATTTTTTACTTCCTGAAGAAGACCAACAAAAAGATGGATTTTTACTCCTAGATTTCAGCCAAATCATTATGGCTGCGGCTTTCCAAGAGTTTGGTGAGAATGCTGGATTTCCTAAAGTAACTACCGCAATGCTTCGACACCTCGTGTTGAATTCAATTAAGAAAAACATTAAAGACTTCCGTAAACAAGGTTACAACCAATTAATTATTTGTGTTGATAACTCCAAATCAGGTTATTGGCGTCGTCGTTATTCTTCTTATTATAAGAAAAACCGTGCTAAGGCTCGTGACGAATCACCATTTGATTGGGAAGGTTTATTCACAGCAATGCATATTATTGTTGATGAACTGGAACAAAACATGCCTTATATTGTTATGAATATCGATACAATCGAAGCTGACGACCATATTGCTGTTTTAACCCGAATCCTTACGGCTTTAGGCCACCCTGTTATGATTGGTTCTTCTGATGGTGACTTTACCCAACTTCATAAATTCCCTGGTGTAAAACAATGGTCCCCAATGCAGAAAAAATTCGTCAAAACAAAATCTGGTGATGCATTGCTTGATTGCGTGACTAAGGTTGTTAAAGGTGACCGTAAAGATAACGTCGCGAGTATTAAAGTTCGTGGTGATTATTGGTTGACCATGGTTGAAGGCGAGCGTACTCCTAGCACTCGTGCCAAGGAACTTGAAGCAATTGCTCTTAATTATTATGACCATGATATAATTAAAACACTTCTTACTGAAGAACAATATGAACGTTTCTGTGAAAACCAAATCTTAATTGATATGGACTTTATTCCGGATGATATTGTTGCTTTAATTACTGAAAGATATAATACGTATAACAAACCTTCGAAATCTAAAGTTTATCCTTATTTCGTTAAATCGGGTTTGTCTAAACTAACCGCTACAGTAGCTGATTTTTATTAAGGTGAATATAATGGCTAAAGAAAAAGTGAAAGTTGAATTCAATCAAGAAGAACATGGCAACACATTGGCACAACTGATTAAGTCTGCTTCCGATACTAAATTAAAAATGGAAGCTTACGGTGACGAAATTAAAGATATCAAAGACCGTGCTAAGACTGAACTTGGTGTAGACGGTAAAATGTTTAACCAACTGTTCTCTCTGTACCATAAAGGCACTCGTGAACGTTTCGAAGACGAAAAAACTGAAGTGGTAGAACTGTATGACACAATCTTTGAATGATTTTGATGGAGCGGTTAATACCGCTTCCGAACCTGTCCATGTGCTCGTAAACAAACAACAGAACGGTCTTGATATTGAGGCCTTTGTTGAAGCTGAAGGTTGTAGTTACCTCGAAGCGGCTACCGCATGGTTGGAAGAGAATAGCATCCCTGAAGGTAACTTTGCTCGTTATTTGCCTGCAGGAATTATTGATAAAATTATGAACGAAGCCATTGATGATAACTTGCTTCGACCTTCAATGGCTCGAACGCAAAAAACTAATACTCTGGATTTCTTGTTATGATTAAGATTCGCATGCCACCAAACAATAACCGTATGGTGAATGGTAAGAGCGTATATTCACTATACTTAATGCTCAAACATCACTTCAATGCCAAATACGACGTTATAAAATATAACTGGGTCATGCGAATCTCTGATACGGCTTATCAAAAACGTCGTGACAAATATTTCTTTGAGAAATTGAGTGATAAATACACTTTGAAAGAGCTTGCTCTTATCTTCATGAGTAACTTGGTGGCTAACCAAGACGCATGGATTGGCGACATCAGTGATGCTGACGCCTTAGTCTTTTACCGAGAATATATCGGTAGACTTAAAAGAATAAAACAAGTTTTTGAGGATGATATCAAAAACATTTATTATTTTAGTAAGAAAGTGGAAGTTCAAGCGCTTTCTGAAATTTTTGATTATAATAAAAAAGTTAACTCGAGCTATATTTTTAAGCTCCTTCAATCGAATGTGATTTCATTCGAAACGTTTATTTTGCTTGATTCATTTATGGATATAATAAATAAACATGATGAACAGACCAACGATTTAGTATGGTCTAAGTATTCGACTAAATTAAATGCTTATAAGAAAATTCTTATAATCGATAATTTAGAAGCTCGTAAATTGTTCATTGAAACTATCAAATCTTGTAAGTTTTAATGCTTCAAACCAACTGTGTTAATATACTAACTCAATCTGTTAAAAACTGTTAATAAAATATAACTGCTAAATCTGCTAAGGTAAATAATATGTTTAAACGTAAAGACCCTTCCCAACTGGCTGCTCAACTGTCTGCAATGAAAGGTGGTTCTTCTTTCTCTTCCGATGATAAAGCTGAATGGAAATTGAAAGATGACAATGGCGTTGGTACTGCGGTAATTCGTTTCCTACCTTCGAAAAACGAAGAAAATCCATCTCCATTCATTAAGCTCGTTAACCACGGCTTTAAGAAAAATGGTCAATGGTACATTGAAAACTGTACGTCTACACACGGTGATTTCGATTCATGTCCTGTATGTAAATACATGAACCAGAATGATACCTTTAATACTAATAATGCCGAATACAAACTGATGAAACGTAAAACTTCCTTCTGGGCTAACATCCTTGTTATTAAGGATAGTGCAGTGCCTGCTAACGAAGGTAAAGTGTTTAAATTCCGTTTCGGTCAGAAAATTATGGATAAAATCAACCAGATGGTTGAAGTTGATACCGATATTGGTGAAGTGCCGGTTGACGTAACATGTCCGTTTGATGGTGCGAACTTCGTACTGAAATCTAAGAAAGTTGGCGACTTCAAGAACTATGACGATTCCAAATTCATGGGTCAGTCTGAAATTCCTAACATCAATGATGAAGCTTACCAAGCTAAATTGATGGAAGAAATGCACGACCTTTCTAAACTGCTCGATTTCAAATCATTCGAAACTAACGAAGCCAAGTTTAAGAAAGTTGTTGGTACAGCTGCTCTTGGTGGTGCTGCCGCTAAAGCTTCTGCAGCCGCTGATAAGATTGGTGATGACCTGGACGCATTCAGTGCAGACCTTGATGCATATGATTCTAAACCATCTACACCGACTCGTTCCACTACTCCTGAGCCGTCAGTAAGTCCTTCTGATGACGATGGTCTGGACGACCTGTTAGCTGGTCTATAAGTTATTGATTTATAATGGGAAGACTTCGGTCTTCCCTTTTTGGCATTTAATGGTTTACAACGCCTTTAAACATGATACTATAGGCCCTATCAACTACATGAGGAAATAAAAATGGAAATCGGTAAAACTTATGAACTTCGTCCTGAATGCATTAAAGACTTTATTGAAATGGACGAATATGAAAATAATAAAAGCATGGTCGGCCTTATCCAAGACAACGGCGGTTGGTTTGAAGTAAAGGATATGGTGACTATGGATGGCGACAAATTTGTGACTGAAATCGAATGCGCTAACGGCGAGATTTATAATGAAGTTGGGTTGGTGCCAAATTATTTTGAGTTGCATGAAGACGAGTTCTATTGCTTCCGTGAATATGTTGTGGAAGATAAAGAAATCGATGAGCCTATTGCTAAGGCCGGTGTGACTCAAATCCATTGCATTGTCACCGAACAGAACGTTGACCAAATCATTGAACTTTTGCAAAAAACTTTTAAGGCCTAATATGACTAAAGATGATTTCCTGGATGCAGTAGAAAAAGCCAGTGAGAAATTTGAAGTGATGGGTGTACGAGTTCATAAAGACCGAAATTACGGGCTCGATATCCAAACTTATTCATTATGGCTTGTAGGTGAACATAGTCTTGTAACCACCTTAGTTATGGGTGTTGATGCCCAACCTTTACTGGTTAAATTTAGAAGTATGGAAAAAGCTACCAAAGAAATGATTAAGCTTGGTAAATGGCTTGATAAAATTCAAAAATAAGTGTTTACAATGCCTTTAAACATGATACTATAGACCTATCAACTAATGAGTGAGGAAAATAAAATGGCTAAGGTTAATATTGATATCGTTGATTTTGAATACACTTACGAAGTTATCCGTAATCGTTATCCTTCTTTAGTTATGACCCATATTAAAGATACCCAATTCTGTAGTATGCAAATTGAAGTCCAAGGTCCTCTTGAAGACCTTACCCGCTTTATGGCTGACGAGTATTGTGACGGTATGCACCCGGAAGACGCTAAATTTTATATGGGCTTAATTCAAAAATAAGTTTACACCAGGCTATGGTAGTGATACTATAGCCTTATCAACTAAGGAGAATAAAATGAAATTACAACGTGAATCAATCAACGATTCTGAAGTTAAAGGCAAATGGTATTTCACAATCCAAGGTAATAACCCGGAAGCTCTGGAAAAAGCTGAACAAGCTTTGTGTGCGATGGGTTGGAAAGATGAGTGTGATGGCTGCCCACTTTATGAAGACGGTAGCTCATCTGGCTTCTGGATTCACCGCTCTGATGTCGACCAATTTAAAGCTGACTGGAAAATCGCTAAGAAAGCGTGAGGAAATTATGATTAAATTAGTGTTCGCTTATTCTCCAACTGAAACGGTTGATGGCACAAAACAAAATGCATTTGGTTTAGGCGATGGGCTTCCATGGGGACGAGTTAAAAAGGACCTCCAGAATTTTAAAGCTCGTACTGAAGGTACAATCATGATTATGGGTGCTAAAACATTCCAATCATTGCCTACATTACTCCCGGGCCGTAGTCATATTGTAGTTTGTGACCTTGACCGTGATTATCCTGAAACTAAAGATGGTGATTTCGCCCATTTCTATATCACATGGGCGCAGTACGTAACCTTTATTTCAGGCGGTGAAATCCAAGTATCAAGTCCTAATTCGTTCTTCGAACCTATGCTTGGCCAGGATTCTAAGGTAAGCGTAATCGGTGGTCCTGCTTTGTTATATGCCGCACTACCTTATGCCGATGAAGTAGTTGTTTCTCGTATCGAGAAATGCCATCGGGTTAACTCTACGGTTCAATTGGAAGAAAACTTCCTTCATGAAATTCGTCAACGTGAAATGCTTGAAACCCATTGGTATAAAATAGACGAACTTACTACACTGACGGAAACAGTATACAAATGAAACAATACCAATTTTTAATTAAAGATATCCTGGAAAATGGCTACGAAACTGACGACCGTACTGGCACCGGTACAATTGCACTGTTCGGTACTAAATTACGTTTTGATTTAACTCAGGGCTTCCCAGCAGTAACAACTAAAAAATTAGCATGGAAAGCCTGTATTGCTGAGCTCCTTTGGTTCCTTTCAGGTTCAACCAACGTTAATGACCTTCGTCAACGTACTCATGGTTCGCTAATTGAAGGTAAAACTATTTGGGACGAGAACTATGAAAACCAGGCTAAAGACCTAGGCTATCATAGTGGTGAACTGGGTCCTGTATACGGGAAACAATGGCGAGATTTTGGTGGTATCGACCAGGTTGTAGAGATTGTCGAACGCATTAAGAAAATGCCCAATGACCGTCGTCAAATCGTATCAGCATGGAACCCTGCTGAAATTAACCAGATGGCTCTTCCACCATGCCATTGTTTTTACCAGTTCAACGTCCGTAATGGTCATCTTGACCTCCAGTGGTATCAGCGTTCTGTTGACGTGTTCTTAGGATTGCCATTTAATATCGCCTCTTACGCCGCTCTTGTGCATATTGTAGCTAAGATGTGTAATCTTATTCCAGGCGATTTAGTGTTCTCAGGCGGCAATACGCACATCTATTCTAACCACGTTGAACAATGCCAGGAAGTTCTTCGTCGCGAACCTAAAGAGCTTTGTGAACTGGAAATTAATTGGCCTGAAGGATTCTCTGATTGGAGCACGACATTACAGCTTCATTGGGTAACAGAGCATATGGTCCATGAAGATTTTAAACTCATTGGTTATGAGTCCCACCCTACTATTAAGGCTAAAATGGCTGTATGAAAATTCAAATAATCTGTACTCTGTTTTTGGTTATTATGGTTGGGCTGAATTTGGTGCTATAATGAGAGTTTGCAGAGTTGTTAACAAGTATAAAGAAGACTTTGATGTCAATATCCAACGTGGAACTATGTGGGGTAATCCATTTAAAGATGGAACCCGCGAGGAAAATATCAAGAACTTTAAAGAATACTTTATTGCTAAAATAAAATCGGGCGAAATTAAAAGAGAACATCTTGAAACCCTTAGAGGTATGCGTATAGCGTGTACCTGTAAACCTAAGGACTGTCATGGGGATGTGATAGCCCTGGTTGTTAACAAACTTTTCAAAGACACGTTCTCATTAGAAGACCTATAAATATCAGTCCATGCTTAACAGGTTCTATGATAGAATAATTATAGAACCTAACATATTGAGGAAATTATGCAAGTACAAAAAAGTAGTGGTGTATCCCAAGATTTTGACGCACAAAAAATTATTAAAGTTCTGACTTGGGGCTGTGAAGGAACCCAAATCGACCCCTATGAATTATACGAAGAAATCAAATCCCATCTTCGTGACGGTATGACTACCAAAGATATCCAAAATCTGACTGTTAAGGTAGCAGCCAACCTTATCTCGGTTGAAGAGCCTGATTACCAATATGTTGCTGCAAAAGAATTGATGTTTGCACTGCGTAAAGAAGTTTATGGGCAGTTCGAACCACGTAGCTTTATCGACCATATTTCCTATTGTGTTAACGAAGGTAAATATGACCCTGAATTGTTGTCTCGATATTCTGCAGAAGAAATTACTTTCTTAGAATCTCATATAAAGCATGAACGCGATTTCGAATTGACTTATGCTGGTGCGATGCAGCTTAAAGAGAAATATCTGGTTAAAGATAAAACAACCGGTAAAATCTACGAAACCCCTCAGTTCGCTATCATGTGTATTGGTATGGCCTTACACCAAGACGAGCCAGGTAATCGTTTAGCACATATTATTCGTTTTTATGATGCTGTAAGTACCCGTCAGGTTTCATTACCAACTCCTATTATGGCTGGAGCACGTACACCAACCCGTCAATTTAGTTCTTGTGTGGTTATTGAAGCAGGCGACTCACTGAAATCTATTAACAAAACTGCTAACTCAATAATTGAATACATTTCTAAACGTGCCGGTATTGGTATCAACGTTGGTATGATTCGTGCTGAAGGTTCTCGTATTGGCATGGGCGAAGTCAAGCATACCGGTGTTATTCCATTCTGGAAACATTTCCAGACTGCTGTTAAATCATGTTCACAAGGTGGAATCCGTGGCGGCGCTGCTACTGCTTATTATCCTATTTGGCATTTGGAAGTTGAAAATCTGCTCGTTCTGAAAAACAACAAAGGTGTCGATGAGAACCGTATTCGCCATATGGACTACGGAATCCAGATGAACGACCTTATGATGGAACGTTTCGGTAAAAATGATTACATCACGTTGTTTAGTCCTCATGAAATGGGTGGTGAGCTTTACTATTCTTATTTCGAAGACCAAGACCGTTTCCGTGAATTGTATGAAGCCGCAGAAAAAGACCCTAGTATTCGTAAGAAACGTATTAAGGCACGCGACCTTTTCGAATTGTTCATGACTGAACGTTCAGGCACTGCACGAATTTATCCTCAGTTCGTTGATAACACTAACAACTTCACACCATTTATTCGTGAAAAAGCTCCTATTCGTCAGAGCAACTTGTGTTGTGAAATTGCTATCCCGACTACTGACGTGAATAGTCCTGACGCTGAAATTGGTTTGTGTACGTTGTCTGCATTCGTATTGGATAACTTCGATTGGCAGGACCAAGACAAAATCAACGAGCTGGCTGAAGTACAAGTACGTGCACTTGATAACCTGTTGGACTATCAAGATTATCCTGTTCCTGAAGCTCTGAAGGCTAAGAAACGTCGTAACCTGGGTGTTGGTGTTACGAACTACGCCGCTTGGTTAGCAAGCAACTTTGCTTCTTATGAAGACGCTAACGATTTAACTCATGAATTGTTTGAGAGATTACAATATGGACTTATCCGAGCATCCATCAAGCTGGCCGAAGAAAAAGGACATTGCGAGTATTATTCAGACACTAAATGGTCTCGAGGCGAATTACCTATCGACTGGTACAATAAAAAGATTGACCAAATCGCAGCCCCTAACTATGTTTGTGACTGGACGTCGTTGCGGGAAGACTTGGCTAAACATGGCATCCGTAATAGCACATTATCAGCACTTATGCCGTGTGAATCAAGCAGCCAGGTTTCCAACTCTACAAACGGTATCGAACCTCCACGTGGTCCGGTAAGTATTAAAGAATCTAAAGAAGGTAACTTCCGTCAGGTAGTTCCTAATGTAGAACATAACCAAGGACTCTACGATTACGCTTGGAGCCTCGCTAAGAAAGGTAATAAACCTTATCTTACCCAAGTGGCAATAGCGTTGAAATGGGTGTGTCAATCGGCATCAGCTAATACATATTATGACCCACAGATTTTTCCAAAAGGAAAAGTTCCGATGTCGGTAATGCTTGATGACCTGCTGTATTTCTGGTACTACGGCGGTAAGAACCTTTACTATCATAACACCCGTGATGGCTCTGGTACTGATGACTACGAAATCGAAACTCCTAAAGCCGACGATTGTGCAGCATGTAAGCTTTAATAAAATCTGATTATAATTGACTCATGGATGAGTCACTAACAAATGAGAATAATATGTCTACAGTTTTTAATACCACCCCAGTTGATGTTTTAGTCGAGCCGATGTTCTTTGGTTCAGGATTGGGTATTGCCCGTTATGATATCCAACGTCATAAAGTATTCGAAGAGCTTTGTGAAAAGCAGTTGAGTTTTTTCTGGCGTCCAGAAGAAGTCAACTTGATGATGGATGCTGCTCAATTTAATAAGCTTCCACAATTCCAACAAAATATTTTTACCAATAACCTGAAGTATCAATCACTTCTGGATAGTATCCAAGGACGTGCTCCTTCTGCTGCACTTCAAGCCTTGATTTCAGACCCTAGCCTTGATACATGGGTGGCTACATGGACCTTTAGTGAGACTATTCACTCTCGTTCATATACCCATATCATGCGTAACCTCTATACAGACCCGTCAAAGGTATTTGATGAAATTCTGTTAGATGACGCTATTATGAAACGTGCTGAATCTATTGGTCGTTATTACGACGACGTTATTGAGAAAACTCGCTATTGGCAGAATGCTAAAGCTGATATCGAATACCAAAAAGAAATTAATGCAGACGAAGACGATATTGAAGATGCTATTGAGCATGAGATGTATTGGAAGCGTGAGCTAATGAAATCCCTTTACCTTTGCCTTCATGTAATCAACGCATTGGAAGCTATTCGTTTTTATGTATCTTTCGCATGCACCTTTAACTTCCATAAAAACATGGAAATCATGGAAGGTAATGCTAAGATTATGAAGTTCATTGCACGTGATGAACAGCTTCACCTTAAAGGTACTCAGTACATTATTCGTCAACTCCAACTTGGTACTGACGGTGACGAATGGGTTAAAATTGCTCAAGAGTGTGAACAAGAAGCAGTTGATATTTTCATGGAAGTTAACCGTCAAGAAAAAGAATGGGCTGCTCACCTGTTCAAAGATGGTACTTGCCCTGGATTAAATACTCAGAACATGGGTGCTTTTGTCGATTACCTGACAGTTTCTCGTATGAAGCAATGTGGCTTACCGTGTCCTATTACTGATGCTCCTGCCCGCCATCCTTATCCTTGGATTCGCGAATACCTGAACTCTGATGCTGTACAGGCTGCTCCTCAGGAAGTGGAAATCAGTTCTTACCTTGTAGCACAAATTGATAACGATGTCGATGAAAAAGTAATGGCATCGTACAAGAAATATTTTTAAGGAATGGGGCTTCGGCCCCTTATTGCTATGAAAGAAATCGCAGACGAATTTAGCTTTATCAAGTACGTCACCCTAGAACTCCAAGATGACGCCACCATAGCTCCACTCACAGTACCAAATAAACAAAATGTCATATATGCTATAGCGGTTGATGATATACTAGTCTACGTCGGGAAGACTAAAAATCTTCGTAAGCGCATCAACTACTACCGAACCGCTATTAATCGTAAGGACCAAACGTCGGATTCGACTAAGTCCATTCTGATTCATGAAGCATTAATGGCAGGTAAAAAGGTGGAGTTCTATGCACGGCAGTGCTTTAATCTGTCGATGACTAACGAACTTGGAACTATGTCAGTTGAGACCATGTCTCTTGAAGAGCCAATGTTCATAAAGAAATTTAATCCACCTTGGAATACCCAACATAGGATAAAGCAATGATTGAATTATATGATAACTTGATGGCCCTGGTTAAAAACTCGACTAAATCTAAGTTCTTCTTTAAAGACTTTCAGAGTGCTCTAGGAGTCAACTATCGCATCTTTAGTTATAACTACGCATCATACAGTGATTGGTTGGAAGACGGCGCACTAGAGTGCCGAGGCATTATGTTTGAAATGGACGAGAAAGGTCCTGTACGTATTGCCGCTCGTCCTATGCAAAAGTTCTTTAACCTCGACGAAAACCCTATGACTATCGGTCTGGATTTGTCGCCAGAAAATATCGACCTCGTAATGGCTAAGGAAGATGGTTCTCTGATTTCTACATTCATGGACCGACAGTATCTTTCTGTTAAATCTAAAGGCTCTATCCATTCATCAATGGTGCATGATTCTTTACGGTTCCTTCGTCTCCCTGAGAACGAGGCTTTTGCCGCACGTCTAGAAGAAATCACCAAAGCTGGGTATACCTGCAACCTTGAATATGTAGCACCTACCAACCGTATCGTGCTGGCTTACCAAGAAACAAACCTCATCCTGTTAAACGTTCGTAATAATGAAACAGGTGAATATATTCCGTATGCTGAATTGTTTAAAGATGGGGCCCTGCGTAAGCATTTGGTTGAAAGCTATGACCTCGCTGAAGGTGATTTCGTAGAAAACATCCGTAAACAAGAAGGTATTGAAGGTTTCATCTTTGTACTGAAAGATGGTACGTTCTTTAAACTCAAAACCGCCTGGTACAGTGCACTGCATCATACCAAAGATTCCATTAACAACAACGAACGTTTGTTTGAAGTTGTAGTGGCTGGTGGAACTGATGACCTTCGTGGTCTGTTCAGTACAGATTCCTTTGCTATCGAGAAAATCGATGCCTTTGAACGCATCCATTTAGATTACCTAGAACAATCATTAGCCTTGTTAGAAGCAGCTTACTCTCAACTCAAAGGTCGCGACCGTAAAGACTATGCCGTTACTGGACAGCTAATCCTTAAGGACTTCCCAGGGTTGTTCTCTATTCTTATGCAGGCGTACGTAGGCGGTATTAATTATGATACGGTCATGGACCAGATTAACTCTGTGTTCTTGAAAAATCATAAGGCCCAAATCCCTGAAAAATATTTGAAAGAAATTGTGGTAGAGTAGTTTACATCTCCTCATGACGTGTTAGTATAGACTTACCAACTAATGAGGAGAAAACAAAATGAATATGCAAATGATTACTAACGAAATGGTTGTTAAGGCTTTTGGTGACTCTACTGACGGCATCCAAGTTTTTAAAGGTTCTCGTGCAGTAGGTTACCTGACCGATCTTCGTGTTACTTTAGCTAAAAATGCTAAAAAGAAAATCAAGCAAAAAGAATACTCTACCCGTTATGCTGAAGAAAAGCGTGAAGCAATGCCTCAAGCTGTTAACTCTATGGTCGAGTTTCTCCAAAACAACCTTTCCAAATACGATGCCGAGGTGTTTATTAATATTAGCCAACCTAATGTTAAAATCTCAGGCATCACGTTCTATTTGATTTGCGACCCATTAAGCGACAAGTTTAATCGCCTTGGCATTTCAAGTCCTTACCATACTGCTGAAGAATTATGTTTTATGTTTGAAACGTATAAAATTCAGTGTGAAAATCCTAAAACGGTTCTTATTAATTCCCTGTCACGTGATGACATCATCGAGATTATTACCAAATGTCTAAATTAAGTATTTACCTTTTAGCTGGAGCCATTGCAGTAGGTGCTTATGGTTTTATTTCGTATCAATCAAGTCGTATTGATACCCTTACTGAAGAACTGAAAACAACCCAGCAAACGGCTAAACAGAATGCCGAAGCCGTAGATGACCTACGTGGCCAATACTCTGATATTGAATTCCGTACTACTGAAATGAATGCCCGAATGGATAAAATTAAGGTAGAAAATGAAAAGCTCCGTAAAGATTCGAAGAAGGCGCACGTGGTGGCAAGTAAGCCAGGATTGGTCGAAAAACAAATCAACAAGTCCTTCGATTCCTTTACAGAAGACTTCAGGAGCATTACAGAATGATTAAATTATCTGTGGTAGTATTATCTATTGGCTTGTTAGTTGGATGTGCCCAGGACATCCCTGTAGTGCCTAAGCAACAACTACATCCTTCATGGCCACAACCTATTGCCAAACATAATGTTAAATGGCAGGTTAAGGTAATCGATGGTAAAGCTTGGGTTGGAATGCCATTTGAAGATTCCCAAGAACATCGTATTTGGTTGAATGACGTAAAAAGATATGTACAAGACCAGAAATCCATGTTATGTTATTATCGTTCCGGTCTAAAAGAGGAGAAGTGCAAATGATTGAAGCGTGTACTGATGGATGGGATATTGTTAGATTTGGTTTTGTCTGCTTTTGTTTTGGAATTCTGATTAGTATATGTATTGGCGGTCTTTTCGGAAAGTAGTTTACAAACTCTTGGGAGCAGAGTATAATGCTCCTACGGATTATAAAATTTGAGGAAATTATTATGACTTTACGTGATAACAGTTTTGTGGCTAAGCCTGAATACATTTCAGGCGTTAAATCTCCTGTATTACAAAAGCTCTTAAAATTAGGGTCCTGTGCAAGTACACCGCTTGAAAAGAAGGCAACTTTCAATTTTGCTTGGGCTATTGTGGACGGTATTGATGTAGTAAGACAGGTAACTTTTTATGCTCCAGGGTCTATTGAGCCTTCGCAGATTATTAATTTGAATGGAAGTAATTATATCACCATCCAACAGTGGTATCGTATGATGCGCCCGGTTTGGGAATACCCTGAATTCATTGAAGAGTACAATGAAAAAGAACGTATTCGCGAGCTAGTAAAAAGTTTTGAATATGCGGCTAAACGCCATGGACAAATGCAATCCGCAGTAACCCTCGGTGATGTTCCTGAAAGTGTTGCTTACGAATCAGGTAAAACCCTTAAAACTTGCCGTGAAGAACTTTATAAGGAACTTGGTGTATGAAAGAGTTATTAGAGAATTATATCAAGTGCTCAGATAATTACGTGGATTTGTGTTATGGATTGAAATTAGGTGACCATGATGAAGACGCTGGACAAATCTTAGATAATGCAGGTAAAGCTCTACGTAAAGCGGCTAAGGCACAAGGTGTTGATATGGGTGAACTAAAGAAACATTTGATTATGTTCATCTCTGCCAATACCTCTCGCCGATCAAATAATAAGGCCGTAGCCAAATTAGGTGAAGAGCGTACTGAATTACGTATTCGCCTCCTTAAAATTCTGTTAGGAATTAAATGATGAAGAAAATTATTTTGACTGTTGGTTGTCCTGGCTCAGGCAAGAGCACTTGGACTCGTGAATTCATCGCTAAGAACCCGGGTTATTTCAACATCAACCGTGATGACTATCGCCAATCAATCATGGGTCATGAAGAGCGTGACCAGTACAAATACTCCAAGAAGAAAGAAGGTATCGTGACTTGCATGCAGTTTGATGCGGCTAAGGGTATTTTGTATGGTGGTGATTCTGTTAAGGGTGTAATTATTTCAGACACCAACTTGAATCCTGAACGTCGTTTGATGTGGAAAACCTTTGCTAAAGAATATGGCTGGGAAGTTGAATATAAAGTATTCGATGTTCCTTGGACTGAACTGGTTAAACGTAACAGTCGCCGTGGTTCAAAAGCAGTACCTATTGACGTTCTGCGTTCCATGTATAGTCATATGCGGGCTTATCTTGGACTTCCGGTTTATACAGGGACTCCTGGCAAACCTAAAGCGGTTATTTTTGATGTTGATGGTACTCTGGCCAAAATGGTAGACCGTAGTCCATACGACCTTGAGAAGTGTGATACCGACGTCATCAACCCAATGGTGGTTGAACTGACTAAGATGTATGCCCATATGGGTTATCAGATTATCGTAGTAAGTGGCCGTGAAAGTGGTACTAAAGAAGACCCAATGAAATATTATCGTATGACTCGTAAATGGGTTGAGGACTTTGCTGGTGTACCATTGGTCATGCAGTGCCAACGCGAACAAGGCGACGACCGTAAAGATGATATTGTTAAGGAAGAAATCTTCTGGGAAAAAATTGCTCCACACTTTGATGTTAAATTAGCTATTGACGACCGTACCCAAGTGGTTGAAATGTGGCGGCGTATCGGTGTTGAGTGTTGGCAAGTTGCTCATGGGGACTTTTAATGGCCTGGCACCATGAAACCTGGGCCGTTGTTCATGTGGACGGCGGTTTAGTCGGAACTAACAATGGGCAGTTCTGTGTATTCACTAGTCAATCTAAAGCCTGGGAAGAATGCCTTAAATTAAAAGCCAAGAACCCAGGTATTGAATTAACAGTAAAGCAAACTAAAATCCCATTACCATGGAAAACCTATGAATAACATTGAAAAGATTTTTCGTACAATCGAAGAAATTGAAAAACGTAAATGCTTTTTCTTTGGCGTATGGCCTTTAACTGATGGACGTATTGGCCTGGATGTTATGGACTATAAAGATGAAGACAAGGTCGATGGTGGTATTTTTAAATCCGCTCCTGAACTCCTTGCCTTCTTGGAAGAACATTATGTATAACAAACACCATGAAGTTGAAGAAGAAGCTTATAAAGAGCTTCAGAAACTGGTAGGTCAGAATATGTCTCCTACCCTCATTAACTCACTAGCGGCCCTTCGTAATGACCTCAATGAACGTTACAAAGGCGAGTACTATGTTGAGTTTGTTCCTCTGACTGAAGTCGTTGACCGGTTTATTGTTAACGTGAAGGTCCATACAGTACACTGAGGTAATTATGTTCCCTACTTATTCTGAAATTGTTAAAGTAGTTTTTAGTCAGATTGTATCTGATTATCTATACGAAACCGTCGACACGTCGACTGAACTAAAAGTGCACGGTCGTTTGTCTGCTATTCTGGAAATCATGTTCCCGGATGCAGTTGATGCAATCACTGTTCAACTCACGCCAGGTGCAGCATTTGCAATCGTTCCATTTAAAATTGATAACCACATTTTGACTATTTCATGCAAAATGGACTTCCAGAAACAAACGGTAGTTGTCGAAGCAATTTAAGTGTTTACACTATGGTAGGACTGTGGTATAGTAGTCCTACCGAAACAAATGAGGAAATCGAAATGAGCCAGTTCTTTGAAGAGCGTAAGTTTTATAAGTTCGTTGGTGAATACACTAAAAACAAATTCACTAATAACGGCGCTTACGGCCTCAATACAGCTTTTGCCAAGTATGTAGGTATGAACCCGTTTGAAGTTGAAATTGATTACCATAACGGGAAGCCACGTGTAAGCCGAATTCGTGTATACGATGAGTTGATGTTTGTTGACCTGAGCAAAATCACAGGTAATCCCGATGATGCAACTAGTGTTCTTTTTAATTCAGTAGGCGCCTTTGCCCATGAATTCGAATACTTTATTGAAGTAGTACGTCCACTGGCTACTACGAGTATTGCTGTAAAGCCAGAACCTAAGCCAGTAAAAGCTACGGCCGATTGGAAAGTGCTTATTGTTAAAAATGGTAAGATTGAAGTTCATTCTCGCCATAACACAAAGGAACAAGCCGATCGTCAGGCTGAAGAGCTTTTGACTAAGTCGTTCCAACAAGTGTGTTATATTGTTAAAGGCGACGTTACCCAAGCTACCACTACCAAACAACTTAAGTTGGAGACCATCTAATGCTGAGCGAACAACCTATTACTGTAGAGCAGTTCCAAGTTAAAGTTAAAGAATTTGCCCAGGCCCTGATTAATAAGGTTTCTGTACGTTTTCCTGACGCAACTCTGCGAGTAATTCAGGAATCACCACGTGCGGTATTGGTTATCGTTAATCCTAAAAATGGCGGCCAGATTACCCAGTTGAAACTTGGTTCTGATGGTCTGGTCGAAGCGCAGCGAGTGTTCATAGAATGAAAGCAAGCACATACCTTCAGATTGCATATCTGATTTCTCAAGAATCAAAATGTTGTTCATGGAAAGTGGGTGCGGTTATCGAAAAGAATGGTCGCATTATCTCTACAGGCTATAACGGTTCACCGTCCGGCGGTGTTAACTGTTGTGACCATGCTGTGGAACAAGACTGGACCCGTGTTGTGTATGACCCAGCGCGGATGTCGCATAAATCTGTTCTTCTTAAAGAACACCGCATGGCTCACGCTGCATGGTCATCTAAAAATGAAATCCATGCTGAACTGAATGCTATTTTGTTTGCAGCTCGTACCGGAAGTTCTATTGATGGCGCTACGATGTACGTGACATTATCTCCGTGCGCCGATTGTGCTAAGTCTATTGCGCAGTCTGGAATTAAAACATTGGTTTATGCTGAGCTCTATGACCGAAATCCTGAAGGGTGGGACGATATCCTCCGTGAATCAGGCATCGAAGTTATCCAGTATAATCGTACAGGTCTCCGTTCTTTGAACTGGGAATCAATTCAAAACTATTGTGGTGAATAATGAAATTTCGTCTAGTTAAATTTTCAGGTCTGAACTCAAAAGGTGAAAACCTGATAGCCTATTCAGTAGAATATAAAAAGTACTTTTTCTCTCGTTGGAAATCGTACTATAAATCCGAGTGGGTTCGCGCTGAAATGAAATATAAAACGGTGCCTATTCTTGATAATTGCCATAGCCTATTAAGAGCTCTAAAAGAGCGTAATGCAACCACTATCAAAACTATTCTGGAATAATTATGATTTTAACCGAACAAGAAACTATTCGTCTCCGTGAAAAAGTCAAGACTATTTTGTCTGTTGGTTTTCACGAAGTCCTGTTTGAAAAAGCTGATGGTAGTGCCCGTCGTATGACTTGTACTCGCGACTTAGACCTGCTGCCGTATAAAGAAGTCCAGGCCCCTGGGCCAGAAGCCAATAAAGAACCTGTTAATTATATCAGAGTATTTGATACCAAGGTTAATGATTGGCGCTCATTCCGTTTCGATAAGCTGATTTCTATTAACGGCCTTCAGACTGAAACTCTGCTTGTCCTGTAATATGCTTTAAGAATAGCGTGTTATTATTAATCTATCAACAAAACAATATGGATTAAATATGGAACTTCCTATTAAAGCGGTCGGAGAATATGTTATTCTCGTTTCCGAACCAAAACAAGCCGGTGATGAAGAAACTACTGCATCTGGTATCGTTATTGGCAAACTTCATCAAGGTGAAATCCCTGAACTTTGTGAAATTTATTCTGTAGGACCTGATGTCCCTGAAGATTTTTGTGAAGTAGGCGATTTGACTCCACTTCCTGTTGGTAAGATTGCTAACGTGCCTCATCCGTTGGTTGCATTGGGTATTAAACAACCTAAAGAAATTAAACAAAAATTCGTTACCTGTCACTATAAAGCTATTCCTTGCCTTTATAAGTGATATAAATAATAATATGGATTGGCTGCCGGACTAGTTAGTTAACCGGAGAATCCTAAGCGGTGGACTACAACTGAGAGACTTGCCGAAAGGAAGTGAAATTCAGAAGAACGTGTCCACCAATCTTTATCTCGAATTGAGAAACTAAAATGAACAAACAATTGAATCACGCTCTTGAACTGCAACGCAACGCTTGGAACAACGGTCACGAAAACTACGGCGCATCTATTGATGTTGAGGCCGAAGCACTGGAAATCCTGCGTTATTTCAAACATCTGAATCCTGCTCAGGCTACTCTGGCTGCTGAACTGGAAGCTAAAGATGAACTGAAATTTGCTAAGCCTTTGGCTTCAGCAGCTCGTAAAGCAGTACGTCATTTTATTATTACCCTGAAGTAAGTTAAATCGAGGAGCCGTCGAACTGTTTGATTAATGATTTGCGAATCATTATAGTTTTAAGACCCCAACAGTTTTACGGTGTACCTCTTGAATGTATTTTGTACTATCACGCGTCAGAAAAAGGTTATCTGTCTAAGTCGTGGTTGGTATGATGACGAGGTTTATGGTTATCCTGTCGTTAAATATCCGAAACCTATGTTCCCCTTGAGGGCTTGCGCAGGCAACGCCAATAAGTCCTGCATCCTAATTTAAGAGATTTAAAATGGCTAAGAAAGAAGTTAAAGTAGTTGACGGTACCTCTAAACGCGCTGGTTACAAGCGTGCGTCCAACAAGCGTATCAATCAGGTAGTTGATAAGCTTCAAGCTCGTGCTCGTGCAGTATTGCGTGCAGATGCTGCTTGCTTTGGTAAGCCTCAGGCATAAGTTATGGGACTCTTCGGAGTCCCATTTTTGTTTCTAAATCTTTAAAAAAGGGTGTACATCTCCGGTAGGCATGATACTATAGACATGTACCAAATAATACTAAAACAAACTGGAGAATAAAATGAAAACTGTAAATCTGAATGCATCTGTTAAAGCTAAATGTTTCAACGGTGAATATCAAGAAACCATGTGGGTCCTGACTGCAGTTGAAGGTGATATCATCGAAGTTGAAACAACTGAAGGTATGGGTACTGATTTTACATTCACCATCGAGCTTCACAACTTCTTTACAGGTTGGATTTATGAACTGAAAACTGTAATTACTGGTCGTATTGAAGAAAACAAAAATGGTGAATTCTATTATGTTAATGCCCGTACACGTGCTGAACGTCTGATTGCTCAGATGAAAAAAGTTGGTAAACTTGATATGAAAAATTGGAATGTTGTGAAATAAATGTTTTACTTTGGTACAGGTTGTGTTATTATAGACCTGTACCAAATAATACGAAAACAAACTGGAGAATAAAATGAACTACATCAACTTCGAACGTAAATATGTTTCTAACGGTATCGCTGGTTCTTCTGAAGTTATTTGCCTGTGGAAACACAACAACGGCGCGGTGTGCGAAATCGAACAGTGCATGACTCCTAACTACGTTTATATGCGCTTTGAAAATGGTATTACGGTTTCAATCACAATGGAAGGTTCTACTTTTAAAATCGCTTTAGATGATGATTTCCGTCAACGTGATTTAGGTACCCATCCTTGCTGGAACGGTGTTAATCGTAAGCTTCTGGTTAAAACTTGGATTCGTCACATCCTGAGCAACCGAGCTAAACCTGAACACCTGGAAGCAATCTTTGATGTAGTTCTGAATGAATTCGACATCTAATCTTAAAAATGGAGGCTTCGGCCTCCTTTGAGGAAAATATTATGTTTATGACCACTTATTTTGATACTCGTAAAAATTTCTGTGAAGTTGTTTTCTCTAAAGCAGGTAAAGACGTTCCTGCCGACAAACAACCCACTCGTGAATCTATTAAGGCCTATGCTGATGTTGTATGCCCGGTAGAATTCCGTACTGTTAATGGTCGTGATACCCTAGCAATCACTAAGCTCAACCATGATATCAATATCGACCCAAGTGTCGCCCGTGAAGTCAATACCTCTGACATCTATGGTGGTAATGTTAAATCACACGGCTTTCAGATGAGATATTGAGGTTAATTATGTTAGAGTTTATTGAAGGTAAATGGTACTGTTTGCCTACTAGCCAGCTTGACGGGTTCTATGCTATAAACAGTCTTGTAACTGATTTAATAGGTCTAGAGCTATTCCGTGTTGATTTCGCCCAGAATGGCGACGTGTATAAAATCTATATACCGTATGATAAAGTGTCTTATGATATGAAATCTATCAAAACGGACGCCCGTCAAGATGAACGAATTATTATTTCTGCTGCAGACCGCAAGTTCTTTATTGAATGTGACGAGCAGCATTGCTTCCAAATGAAATACCGAGGCTAACATGAAATTATTCTTATCGCAAACGGTTCAGTTAAAAGGTGTAGGTATTCCTGGAATGATTTCCAAGGTTCTACCTGCTTTTAAATTAGGTAATGTTACTATTAAAGAAGCCTACACCGTCTTATGGGTCGATGGAACTGAAGACGTTCGCATGGGCGGTGAACTGTCTGTAATCAAATGTTTAAAGCGAGGATAATATGTTTAAGAAATTGATTCAGAAATTATTAGGTACGGAAATGGTCGAAGTGACTTATCGTGTAACTGATTTATCTCCTGTGCATCCACAAGATGAACCATATACTAAAACAATTAAAATGCTGAAATCTGATGGCGGATTATCTATTGAAGACCGTCTACCTGGTTATGGTCATTGGGCTGATGTCGAAATTATAAGTGTCAAAGATGTCTGAGTTAGAAATAAGAAGCAATTTTCCATGGCCATCATGTGCATTAAGTAACTTTGCTAAATGGCCTTTCGTTATGGATGGTATCCAATTTGGAGGGCTCGAAGGATTCCTCCAAGGGTGTAAGGTGAGAAATCATGAACAACAAAAACGTATATTTGGGATGTCCGGTCTGGCCGCACAACAAACTGGAAGAGCTTATGCAAGAGCTGCGGACCGTGGGACGCTTTTCTGGCTTGGAATTCCCTTTTCAAGATACTCTACATCATGGAAAGAGTTGTATACAAATGCATATTTTGAAGCAGCGCTCCAAAACAAAGGATTCCGCGACGCATTACAAGCTACAAAGGGCAAAGTTTTAAAGCATTCGATGGCGAGCCACCTTACAGAATGTGATACAATACTAACTGAAAAAGAGTTTATCGACATCCTAAACAAATTGAGAGATTTATTATGAAACCAGTTATCTTAACAGATATCGATGGAGTATGTTTAAGTTGGCAGTCCGGCTTGCCTTATTTCGCACAGAAATATAATTTGCCTTTAGAACATATTTTGAATATGATTCAGGACGAACGTTTCTTATCTCCTGGTGAGCTGTTTAATTGTGATAATGAATTAGGCGCTCGTTTAATCGAGAAGTACAATCAGTCAGATTTTATTCGTTATCTGTCTCCTTACATGGACGCATTAAAACATATCAACAAGCTCAAAAAAGACTTCGATTTTGTAGCCGTGACTGCGCTAGGCGACTCAATTGATGCACTGCTGAATAGACAATTCAATTTGAATGCTTTGTTCCCTGGCGCATTCAAGGAGATTCTGATGTGTGGTCATTCAGAATCAAAAGAAGACCTCTTCATAAGAGCTAAAAATACGTACGGTAAACGTATTAAGTTTTATGTTGATGATTTGGCTCACCACTGTGATGCCGCATCTAATGTTCTCATGGATATCCAAGTTTATTGGTTGGCTCGTGGTGAACGTGACTTTAAACCTAATTTGGCCGTAAAGGTTAATTCATGGGACGATATCGCAGCAATCGAATCCCTTCGTAATAATGCCGCAGTTGAATGGATTGCTCGAGGTTAATATGTTTGTAGTTCATACAATTTCAGACTATGGTCCTACCACTACAATGGATTATGGTCATGTAAACCAGTTTATTCGTCATGTGAATCATGATTACTCATTTGATGTAAATCCGGCTAAAGACCATCCTGTTTGGCGCGAATGCGTCGAACAGGGATTCATTTATGTCCACTTTATGTCCAAGTTCAAATCTGATGGGCGAATGAGATTTGTGTTCTCTTATCATAAGCGATTAGACTTGCTTTTGGCTGATGTGGCTTATAATAGAATCCATGACTAATGAGGTGATTATGATTTTAGATATTTTAAACGAAATTGCTGCTATTGATTCTACTAAAGCTAAAGAAGCCATTATTGCTCGTGAAAAGGACAATGAGCTTCTGAAACGTGTTTATCGTATGGCTTATACCCGTCGTCTGAACTACGGTATTAAAAAGTGGCCAGAACCTGGATTTACATCTCAATCCTTTGGTATGATTACTCTTGAGGACCTTCTTGATTTCGCTGAATTCACATTAGCCACACGTAAGATTACGGGTAATGCGGCTATTGAAGAACTGGCTCAAATCATTGCTGATGCTAAGGCCCCGGATGCCGAGGTATTACGTCGTGTAATGATGCGCGACCTTGAATGTGGTGCATCGATTTCTATTGCTAACAAGGTTTGGAAAGGTTTAATCCCTGAACAACAGCAGATGTTGGCGAGTTCTTATGATGAAGCTTTGATTAAGAAAAATATTAAATGGCCAGCGTTTGCTCAATTAAAAGCTGATGGTGCTCGTTGTTTTGCCGAAGTTCGTAACGATGGTGTGACATTCCTTACTCGTGGTGGTAATGAATACCAAGGGCTTCATCTTTTAGCTGCTGAATTAATGGCGATGACCGAAGAAGCTCGTCAACGTCATCCTAATGGCGTTATGATTGATGGCGAATTAGTTTACCATACTCCTAAAGTTGAACCTAAAGCATCTAATGATTTGTTTAGTATGTTTGACGAGGAACTTCCTGAATTAAGTAAAGCCAAAGAATTCCAAACTGTCGCCGATCGTTCTACGTCAAATGGATTGGCTAATAAGGCTCTTCAAGGAACTATCACCCCATCTGAAGCCGCTGGTATGGTATTACAGGCATGGGATTATGTCCCACTGGATGTCGTGTATTCTGAAGGCAAAATTAAAGGTGATAAGTATGATGTACGCTTTACAGCCTTAGAACTTATGGTGGCTCATAATGTCGTATTGCATGGCACAACGCGTGTTGAAGCTATCGAAAACCAGTGGGTTAATAATCTTGAAGAAGCTAAAGTCGTTTATAAGAAATATGTCGACCAAGGTCTGGAAGGTATTATCCTTAAGAACATGGACTCCTACTGGGAAAACCGCCGTTCTAAGAATCTTATCAAGTTCAAAGAAGTAATCGATATTGCTTTAGAAGTAGTAGGTTATTATGAACACTCGAAGGACCCTAACAAACTTGGTGGTGTTGAATTAGTATCACGTTGTCGTCGAATTACAAGTGACTGTGGTTCAGGCTTTAAAGATACCACCCATAAGAAAGATAAATCAGGTAAAAAGGTATTGATTCCATTGGAAGACCGGCCTGATTTAGACCGTGAACTTCTTATGAAACAAGCTCGTGAAGGTAAATTGATTGGCCGTATTGCCGACTGTGAATGTAATGGTTGGGTTCATTCTAAAGGACGTACCGATACTGTAGGTATTTTCCTTCCAATTATTAAAGGTTGGCGTTTCGATAAAACAGAAGCTGATACATTTGAAGATGTATTCGGTGATTGGTCTCAAACTGGTCTATAATATGAAAGCTTATTTAGAAACCGTGGTTATTGGATATAAAGAAGGTGGGGATGTCTCCACTGCAGTGTCCCAAATTGTCCTTGAATTTGAAAATGAAATCGCGTTCGCTGATTTTAAAGATAATTTCGACCGCTATGAAAAGGGTCCTAAATTTGAAGTGTACCGTACGCTGTTAGTACTTTAATAAAGGCCTTCGGGCCTTTTCTGGCATAAATAAGGTTATTAAAGAGGAATTATTATGACCGAACAATTAAATGAAGTGTTTGAGTCCGAAGGCACACTGCCTACAGTAAACTTGAACCCAAAACTTAAAGTACCCCAGATTTGGAAGATTGGTGACGCAGAATCCCAATTAGTGGCGCGTATGGTATCCTACGCTTCTGAAGGTGATGCTATTAAACAGGTTAAGATGGGTGATAAATATGCCCACGTTATCCTTATGAGCCTTTCAGCTAAAGGTTCGCCTGCCGAACTTAAAGGTGGCCTAGGCCCTACTCCCGTAGATGCGATTAATACTATTTTTGATGTGGTTTATGACCAAGTTAAAAAGCTTCGTATGGATGCCGTGATGTTCCGTTTCCCTACTAAGAAAATGAAAGGTCAAGGCCCTATCGTTCAACGGATTATCCAACGTTTGGTAGCACAGAAAACAGGTGGACGTTTTAAAGTAGTTCCGGCTATGTACCAATTTACCGGTAAACATACTTACATCCTGGTAGTTCGTAAACAAGCTGATATAGAAGATATCAAAGGTATGCCTGGAATTAATGCTGAATTGTATACTAAGGTAGATTCTGATGTCGGCGAAGTTTATATTTCCAAAAAAGAAGGCATGCAGGTTACTAAAGAAACTGCTATTGCCGGTAGTATTGCTAAGGTTGAAGAACGTCGCACTGATAAAATGGTTATAACCAAGACTAAGATTTCTCGACGTGCCATTGCAGCAAGTCAATCGTTAGAATCTTATCGTAATGAAAGTGAGCTGTTTAAGAAATATGAAGCTACTGCAGTAGATTTTAATAAACCGGCAACAGTTCCATTAATCCCTGAGGCTCAGGAAATGGTTACTAATAACAATTCTCCTGCGGCTAAAAATAAGGTTGCTAATATAGTGGCTGAAGGCACTGCTGAAGAATTGCATTACGATTACAAATTGTTCCCACTTCACGGTATTGGCGAAATCCAAGAGAAAATTAAAGAGAAAATCCTTACGGCCATCAAAAACGAACCTTTGACATCTGTTAAAGCCCTAGAAAAATATGCCTCTACTATTAATACCATTTTCGAAGAATACAAAGGCGAGTGGCTGGCTATTCATAACAGAACCCGTAAAGGCCAACCTGATGACCTTTGGAACGAATTGACAGAGGCCAAGTGGAAAGCGGCCAAGACCAAGTTCATTAAAAAACGCGTGTATAGTTTTGCTGGTGTAGGTGGCGGTATTATGGTCGATATTACTATTGCTCGTGAGGGTTCTAAATATACTCCATCACAAAAGCGTGGTATCAGAGAATATTGTGGTTCAGGATATACAGACATAAATAATCTTCTTTTAGGACGTTATAATCCTCAGAACTATGAGGTTATGAGCGAAAAAGATATCGAATCTGCAGTTAATAATTTGGATTCTGCTTTTGAAAATGGCGACCGTATACCAGAGGGCATCACAGTTTATCGTGCCCAGAGTATGACTGCTCCTATATACGAAGCACTAGTTAAAAATAAAGTGTTTTATTTTAGAAATTTTGTATCCACTTCATTGACCCCTATAATTTTCGGACGTTTTGGTGTTACGCACGCTGGTATCGGTCTTTTAGAACCTGAAGTTCGCAATGAATTGACAGTCGATAAAAATGAAGAAGGAATAACTATTAATCCTAATGAAATAAGAGCATATAAAGAAAATCCTGATTATGTTAAAGTTCAAATAGGATGGGCTATTGATGGGGCCCATAAAGTTAATGTCGTATATCCAGGAAATCTCGGAATAGCAACTGAAGCCGAAGTTATTCTACCGCGTGGATTAATGGTCAAAGTTAATAAAATAACAGATGCTTCTAATAATGATGGAACAACATCTAGTAATACAAAACTCATTCAAGCTGAAGTTATGACAACAGATGAGCTTCAAGAATCTGTGGTATATGATGGTGATGTACTAATGGAAACCGGCGAGTTGGTCGTATATCAAGATGACTTCGATACTTCCGAAAGCCCCTTATCTTTTGATTCATTTGTTAAATCTACACGGTTTGATGTACTGCCTCTTTTGGCTTCATGCATAGACCTCTATGACATCCCAGAAAAATTCATCCAAGGGTAAATAATGGAAAATTTAAATGAGGTTTTTGATAGTGATTCCGCTAAAAACTATCCAGTAACAAATCTTAAACCGGGTTCCGGTATTCCACAGATTTTCTCTATCCAAGCACCAGGTAATGATAATCTGGTTGCTCGTATGGTATCTTATGCGTCTCAAGGAGACGCTATTAAAATGGTTAAGCCGGGCGACAAATATGTTCATGTTATTTTGATGAGTTTGTCTGCTAAGGGTAGCCCAGCCGAGTTGAAAGGTGGGTTAGGTTCTGACCCACTTGGTACGCTGAATACCATTTTTGATACTGTATACGAACAAGTAAACAAACTTAAAATGGATGCAGTTCTTTTCCGGTTCCCTACCAAGAAAATGAAAGGTAAGGGTCCTACTGTTCAACGTGTATTGGCACGTTTGGCGATGGCTCGTACTGGCGGCAAGTTTAAAGTTGTCGATGATATGTATCAATTTACAGGCAAACATACATACGTTTTACTGGTCCGTAAACAAGCTAATATTGAGGACATAAAAGGTATGCCTGAAATTGATGCAGACCTTTACACTAAGGTTGAGTCTAAAGTTGGTGAGGTTTATGTATCCAAGAAAACAGGCCAATCGGTAACCAAAATAGAAGCACTATCTGCTAGTATAGCGGCAGTCGAAGAAAAACGTACGGATAAGGCCGTTATTACTACTACTAAGATTTCTAGGCGTGCTGTAGCCGCAGCCCAGTATTCTCCTCGAGATGAAGTTCCGGAAGGTTGGAATGAGATTGATGCAGAGGCATCAAAATTTAGTGCCCCAGCAACAGCGGAACTTATCGATGATTATGAAGAACTAGAAATTTTTATTCAACCTTCTGAAACGAATACTATGGAGCGTATGCGCGCGGCAGATATGGCTATGCGAGCAAACGGTGTTTGGAAAGAAGAAATTCGAGTCGAAGACTCTGACCCAATTTTTAACCGTATGCATCGTGAACTTAAACGTGCTCCTGTCGGCAGTATGAAGCAGATGCAGATTTTTGCCGAATCATGTGCAGAGGTTCTTAACCTTCGCAAAGCTGCATTTATTGAAAGAAAAATGAATGAGGCTCCTCCTAATATGGATGCGGCAGAATATGCAGCAGAGCTTTGGGAACAAGAGTATGCTCAACGTATAAGTGCTGCTGTTACCGACTTTGCTAATGAAGCGTCAGAAAGTGTTATGCATTTTACAGCCAGTTATAGCGATAATCGATTTGAGTATGAGCAGCGTGAGGCTATTTCTTCTTATTGTGGCCAATATTATACCGATGTTAATAATTATTTGTTGGGTAATTATTATGAAGAGGATGCAGAATTTATTGATAGTTATCGTGTAATTGAAGTAATTAATGATATGGATGCAGCATTTGAAATTGGCCATAAATTGCCACCTGATATTACACTTTGGCGTGGTCAATATTTAAATGTTAACACTTTTGATAAAATCAAACACTCAAAATTGTTTTATTTCAGGAACTATGTATCAACGTCCCTTAAGCCGATTATCTTTGGCGGCTGGGTATCAAACGTCGCAATGGCCGCAGTTCATCAGGACTATCGCGCTGGGACATCTTTCCAAGGCGATAATGAAATTGTTCTTCCAAGTATGCTGACGAGTTCCGAAAATACAATGATGAACATCGGTTGGAAAATTTCCGGTGCAGACTCTATTAACGTAATTGTGCCAGGTAAATTGTCAGGTTCTCCAACAGAACAAGAGGTTATTCTTCCACGTGGAACTACTGTTAAGATTACTAAAATTACAGATGCCTCATATAAAGGAAACTACAACACCAAATTATTGGAAGCTGATATCCAGACCACAGACCAACTAGCAGAAAATGCGGTTATCTATGATGGTGATGCATTGATGGAAACCGGCGAATTGGTTGTTTACCAAGGCGTAGAAACAGAGACCGACAACCCTGTGTCTTTTGATTCATTCGTCAAATCGACCAAGGTGGATATAATGCCTATTTTAGCTTCATGTATTAATTTTGACGAAACGCCAGAAAAATTCATCCAAGGGTAAATAATGGAAAATTTAAACGAAGTTTTTGATAGCGATTCCGCTAAAAACTATCCGGTAACAAATCTTAAACCTGGCTCAGGCGTACCGCAGATTTTTGCGGTACATGCTCCTGGTAATGACAATTTAGTAGCACGTATGGTATCTTATGCGTCCGAAGGCGACGCTATTAAGATGGTTAAAAATGGCGATAAGTACGTCCATGTTATCTTAATGAGTTTATCTGCTAAAGGCGCTCCGGCAGAACTCAAGGGTGGTTTGGGTACCGATCCACTCGGTACACTGAACACCATTTTCGATACCATATATGAACAAATAATCAAACTTAAAATGGACGCGGTTTTATTCCGTTTCCCTACTAAGAAAATGAAAGGTAAAGGTCCTACCGTTCAGCGCGTATTAGCTCGTTTGGCTATGGCTCGTACCGGTGGTAAGTTTAAAGTTGTTGACGACATGTTCCAATTCAGCGGAAAACATACCTACGTTCTTTTAGTACGTCGCGGTGCTAATATTGAAGATATCAAGGGTATGCCTGAAATTAATGCCGATCTTTATACTAAAGTTGAGTCTAAAGTTGGCGAAGTGTATGTTTCTAAGAAAACAGGCCAGGCCGTAAGTAAAGTAGAAGCCGTAGCGGCATCTATTGCACAAGTTGAAGAGAAACGTACTGATAAGGCCGTTATCTCTCGTACTAAGATTTCGCGTCGTATGGCTGCGGCCGCGCAGTATTCTACTGCTGAGCCTGAAACTTTGTCCCCTAAAGAATTGCAGGTTTATAACGAGTTTGAAGCTTCTGTACCGGTTCACACGGCTGAAGGCCCTGAGAACGAAGGTATTGAACAGATTAGTCAGAACTTTAAAAAAGGTGCCATTACTAAAATGCGTCAGGCTTCTCAGTTTAAATCTAAGAGCGAGGACCTTGCCAACTTTAGATACACTATTGCTCTCACACACGCTTTAATGACTGATAGTAAATTTAAACTAAATTATGCTAATAGAGATAAACAAGGGTTTGAAATTTACTCTAATAATATGGCATTTTTTAATACAGAAGTCGATAGACTTTTAAGTGGCCTTTCGCAAATCAATACAACCAATAGTCTGGATATTATTAAGAAAATTGTTAATAACCTGAGTACCCGTTTTAAGGGTTCCCCTTCAGAGAAAGCATCTAGAATTGCTTTCGCTATGGAAGCCGTTTATAAACTGGTTAACGATTCTATTAGTGATGCATATGCTTATTCAGGCGAGCTCATTAAACCTAAGGACCTAACCAAAGACGAAAGCAATGCTATTATTGAATATTGCGCGGCTGAATATGCTCCTATGAACTTATTCCTTTTAGGTAAACCTGAATCCGAAAACAATACAACGGCTATTAAATTGATTAAGGATTTAGACTCAGCATTTACTAAGGGTATTAAACTTCCTAAGGGTACTATTTTGTATCGTGGTCAGGATTTGCCATACAAAATTCTGCGCCATAATATCGATAACAAAACATTTTACTTTAAGAACTTTGTGTCAGCCTCATTAAAGCCTAACATCTTTGGTGAATTCGGTAAAAATTATATGGCCCTCGACAACCAAGCCGTTTTTGTTGGTGGTGAAGGTTCTTTGTCCTCCGCTGATGAGTTGTTTAAATTGGCTAGTGGTAGTTCATCTGATGTGGGTGAAGTCGATGACGAAGAGGTAGAATGGGAAGAAGACGAGTTTGGTAATCCAATTGCACCTGAAGGTCCTGCAGATAGAATTGCTGAAATTGGTATGGTTATTCGAGGTGCTGAAGCAGTTAAAGTTATCGCTCCTGGTGACCTTACAGAATATGCCGAAGAAGCAGAAATTATCCTTCCGCGTGGATTATTGTTGAAGGTTGATAAAGTAGCGGCTTTTGCCATGAATGATAGAGTATCTCACAAATACCTTATGGAAGCTACCGTAACGCCTCCTTCAGAGCTCAGCGAATCTGTTTACGATGGTGACCATTTGATGGAAACTGGTGAAGTTCGCCTGATGGATGGATTTAGTCAATTCTTGGTTAATGAATCCGTTTCTGAAAGCAACGAAGCTATGGAAATCCTTGCCGCGTCTTTGGATATCTCTTCTTTATCAAATAAATTCAAAATGTAGTTTACAACACCACAAGGATGTGGTACTATTACCTTACACAAACATGAGGAGAACATTATGAAATCTGCATTCCGTTTTAATGGTCAAGAACTGGTAGTTGAAAACGTTATCCCTGCTTCCGAAGAGTTTGACAGTGCCGTAGGTAATGAATTACGTCGAGTTTTCGGTGAAGACAAACAGTTTGATATCCGACCTGTTGAGAATTTTTCTTATCCAGAACAAACCGAAAACATTTTTAACGGTGTAGTGACAGGACAACTCGAATCTGAAGCTCCTATTTCTATCACGGTCTTTGTTAAAAAGCAGCCATTAATGACTGCAGCAGGTTTCATTTCGTTCCGTAAATAAACCCCTAAAGGAGAGCATATGCTCTCCTTTTTTGTTATAACAGCCTCGATATTCCATTATTAATAGCACGCCCACCAAATGTATTAACCAATCCTGTTAATCCACTAGAAGCTCCTGAAAGTCTACTTAATTTGGCCACTGAAGAACTCAGCGAATTGCTCTCACTTAGCCCAGCGACGCCTTTAATAATCTTATCTTCCAACCACTCATAAGCAGCTTGTTTACCAACTGCACCCGTCTGTACACTTCTATAAGCAAATGTAACATCAAATGAAGCAATTTGGTTATCACCGTCGTAGGATAATTCCGGTGACGAAACACCAACAGGAACACAACCATTAAGCATTACTACTGTATGGGGTAATCCATTACGAGAATGAAGGTTGACTTGAATGTCGGCTTCAACATCCTCGGGTAATGCTCTTAATTGTGTAATAGGGTCTTGAACACTATTAACCCAATCATTAAAAGCACGGTAGTTAGCAGCTTCAGAATCCATACGGAAGCTTAATACTAATGGAGAATATTCTCTTCCGGTAATTTTGATGTTAGGTGAGTTGTGGTTCAAATCCATTTCATAGTTCAAAGTATTATCCGGGATTTTAACGGCGTGGACTAAAAGACCTGCCGTAGGATAGGCCATATTGAAAAAATCCATCAGATATGTACCTACTTCAAACTCTCCTAGTAAGCTCTGCACAACCCTGGATGACATAGCTCCAATCAAATATTTACTTATGCCTGACTTACGAATCAACTTCTGAGTGCCCGCTGTCACTAATGTCGTAACACCTTGGGTCAACTCTCCTTGTGTAATACCAAACAAATCGCTATTCAATGGGATATTGTTAAATAAAGCTCCACCGAACTGGTCGAGGAGCGTCTGAGATTTAGAAGAAGGAACTGTGGCAAATACCACACTAAACAGGTTATTCCTTTGTAGGTCAATATTAATTGCCTGATTCTGAAATTCTTGTAAAGTATACATTAGAATCCTTCCGTATAAAGTGAGCCACGGTTCAGAGTAATAATTTCACGGAAAGTAACTTCTAAACTAAACGTAGATGGTAAGTTAGGAGCAATAGCCAATCCGTTAAAATGGCCGTCCGGAGTTTTATCAAAACGGATACTCTGGATTTGGCATGGGCCAAAAATATCTTCACGACCATCATATGAACTGCTATCACCAAAGTTTCGGATATACCAAATGGTTGGGTTACTTACCACAATAACATTAGAAAGGAAGCTTGTAATACTTTCCCCTAATAGCTTACCATCAAACTTGTCAATAGCTTCTTTTTTAAATGTAGAACGATACCAAGTATCAATCTTCTCTTTTAATTCACCTGCGAAAGCCGAATTACCCGTTTCGCCGTAAGAATAATAGTTGAAGATTTCGTATATTTTAATAATCTGGATAAGGTCTTGGGCATTTCGTGGAGTCATTTCCCAAGTGAATACCTTAGTACGGTTATCCGGACCGGCGTACATACTACGAGCTGTAGTGTATATCTGTTCGCCTGAATCAGCCATTACGCCGTTAGTCACAGATTCTAATGCACCAAATACCGCGGTACTAGCAACGTTACTTAAAATACCTGTAGCAGTACCACCGCCTTTAGTAATTAAGGACTCACCAACATCATTAAATTTGTGTGATACGGAATCCACATCAGATTTAGAACGAGGTAAAAGGATATTAGCTAAGGCTTGGGTATCAAATTTAACGCCCTTAGTATTTCCACCAAATAAGTTTTTAACAGCACTATATGTTCCACTATTGCCTGTTAATTTGTTGGCTGCACTTGAGAACTTTTTAGTCATTTGACTCGAACGGTCGTTACGCAAATCCGGAGATACACGAGAACTAAAATTATATGCAGTAAAAAGCAATCCGTTTTTATAGAGGTCGTTTAATACCATATCGGTTGAGGTATCATTACCTGAAGCACGCTCAGCTGGATACTGAGCGGTTACCGTGGTTTTTATTGCTGGTGTTTTAGATTGACCTGCGGAGGTCTTTGAACCTCCTTTAAACAAGGAGGCTACATCAAAGTCAAGTTCTTTTACTTTCATTATTAATCCTAATTAACTTTAGTAGCTTGACGCATACCAGGGGCCGGAGTAGAGGACTGTGGGGGCATATTATAGCTTGTCTTACTCGTTTTCTTGATATTCGTTTGCTGATTTATTTGAGTTGGAGCTTGCTGACTATATTTAGCATTTTCCTTTGCTCTCATTTGCTCATCAACCTTTTTAACCTGGGTATTTTCAGGAGATTCCGCTACAGAAGCAGGTTTAGGCTTTTCAGCTTCATTAAATTTCTCTAAAGATTTATTCATCTTATCGAGTAATTGCTGGATATTAAGGTCTTTCGGTGCCCCACCTTTAGCCATAATAGGGTCTGCCAATTGTTTCTCGATATCAGCTTTAAATGCTTTAGCATTTTCGATATCTTTAGAATCTGGCTTCATTATATTATCAGCGGTTTGTGTCAAACGAATAATATCAGCCTGAGCTTTATCACGTTTCTTGAAATACTCTAAACGTTCTTCTTCAGGGAGGTCACGGAAGCTTGTGTCAATTCCACCTGCGCGTAATTGGTCGGCTTGTTCTTTAGTAAGATTACCGTATTTCTCTGCCTGGTTTATAAGCTCAGGTTTATCCTTATACTTCTTATTCATTTTCTCGGCTGTTTCTAAAGCCTCGGCTGAACGTCTATCATGGTACTTGGCCACTTTAGTTTGGTCTTCATCGTCCAAAGTGGCTCCGGTATTTTGCTGATATGACATTAAAGCAGAAGCCTCTACGTTTTCAGCTAAATCACCCATACCAGGTATTTTACTTAAAATAGCAGAAATCAACTTAGAAATACCAAGCATTAAAAGTTGTGCCATATTTTTGGTAAGATTAACCATACCACGAATAATAGCTTCAGCCAGACCTAACCAGTTTCCTTCACTAAACATGGCTTCAGCATTCTTGGCCCATGTCATTAGCCCTTCAAGTAATGGTCCCCACTCTTTAAACTTATCGTTAAATTCTTTCCACCCTGACTCAAATTGGTCCATGAAATATTGGAAGTATACGCGAATGGCATCTATACCAAATATTAAAAGGACTAAACCTGCTGCGAGTTTAGCAGCTTCAGCGGCAGCGGTAATGGTATACTTAAAAAGCATGCCTGAAATTCTATCAGCGACGCCTATAGAAGCTTTAAATCCCTTTTCAGTTATTTTAGTAAGGGCTTCGATTTTCTCGGAAAGAGAAGTCTTATCACCTTCTTTACCTTCATCTGAATTTTTAGGAGGCTCAGGCATAAATTCGGCGTCAGGTTTATTATCTTCAGGTGGAAGAATATCTTCAACAACAGCAGGAACTTTAGGAGTTTCGGCCTTAGGTTCTTCTGGAATAGAGTCTTCAATAACCTTTAATGAGCTCCCTTCCGGTGGAATAGAAATACCAGAAAATTTAGCCTCCAACATATTAGAAAGCTTATTAATCTTTTCGTTTAATGCATCCGAAAGAGCTTTAGACTGTTGGGTTTGTTCTGATATGGCTTCGGCCGTTAATTCTGTTCCAGCGACAACATCTTGGACGCTTTTGTCTACTCGGTCTACAGAATTAATAATCTGGTTAGACTTTGTCTCAACAACTTCAGAGAGCAATTCAGACGCCGCCTGGGAATCGGATAAAACATCTGATATATTTCCTAATTCGTCGTTCTGAGTTTGGGCTAGCGCCTCAGCACGACGCTGAGGAGCCATTTCTTCAATCAGTTTATTGCGACGAAAACTATTCTGATTAGATTCGTTCTTCATTTAAGATATCCATGATTTTAAGCAATCCTTTGATAGGACCATTAGGACCAGGGATAGCTACAGTAGAAGTTATATCGTCGGCCCATGTAGCAACAAAGGCAGGCATATCCAGAAAATCTGGTACATCATCACCAAGATAAAGAGATTGTAGTACACTATCAACAGGACCAAATGTTTGAAATGGTTCATGTGATTTAAATTTAAACGTTTTACCTTGGAACTGGAATTCAAGTCGTTGGCAAATATAAAGGTCATTTAAATTATATGTGAATCCATCTTTAGTTACTTTTTCTTTTAATCGTCCGTTGAATTCTAAAAGGTGTAAAGCAGCAAAATCTGTTTCTGCTGCAGACAGTCCTTTACAAATAGATTCCATTGTCATATAGAGGGCCTTGTAAGGGTCCTTTTCATCTTTAACCAATTTCTGGTGTTTAAGACCCAATTTAGGAATGGAAATCTCTTTGTCACCCAGCGTTATTTTCTTGATCGGGAGTATCAGTTTTAAGTTCATTTTTAACCTTCGGCGGTTCTTCAATCTTAATAGGCTTACCATTAGTAAACATATAAAGGTTTGTAATTGATGTATTGTTACTCACTTCATGAATAACTTCGTCTACATAAAAATCGTACTGGAATTGGTTTTTAGGGTCATAGAAATTAATCTTATCGCCTGGAGTTAGTTCAAAGTTACCATATACCTTACAATGAGCGTATCCATCGTATTGGGCCATAGTAACTAATCTATCGGCTTCTTCAAAACCGTTTCGGTAGGTATAATCAGAATATCCACCGGAGCGAGAAACCAATATACTGTTTTGCCCGTCACCAAAAGTAATTCGTGTGGCGTTTTTGTCTAAGAAAGAGTGGGCGTATACAGTAGCGTTTTCATATGGTTTTCTGGAATGTTGGTTGGCTTTAGTTAACCATTCAAAATCAAATGCGATAGGTGTATCCATATCTTGAACGTATTGACCTATTAATCGCGGTTCACCCACTACAAAATTAATAGGCTCTTGGTTAACCATAAATTCGTAGTCCATGATAGAAATACCATCTATATCTTCCCAGACAAATACAAATTTATCAGATTCAACGGCCATACCTACTTCTCGTACAAATTCCATATAACGGTCCATTGAATCACACCAAGGAACATTAGGAACGTAAACGTTTATCCCGTTCAAAGGAGGAGCAAGAAGCGGACGGTCTTGATAAATAACACCAATCATTTCAGTTAATGTTTCTTGAACACTCGGGAAGAACATACGACTAAATTTAAGATTCTCTAAAAAGTGGATTGGGGCGAGTTGTATTGTTATGATATTGTCGCCCTTCGAATCCACTCCTACAGCAAAGTGTTTACTTCCATAAATTCTTGATTGGGTACGTTCAGAGTTAGCATTCTTAACAGAAATTTGAATAATCTGCTCACCATCCATTTTAGTATGAAGGTTCTTTGCATCATAAAACTGAAGCAACCCTTCATTACTACCGTAAAGCCCATCTCGCATTGTTAGAGTAGTAAATGTCGCGCCTAGTTCAACAAAACGATGCTCTAACCAGGCGTCATAATCTTCGTAAAGGCGTATACTAATATTAGGAAAGCCTTCACGTTGCATAGTTTTTGAACTCATTTCTTAAGGTCCTTTTCAACCAAAGACAAAGCAATACCGCGTTCGATTGGAATCATCTGCATAATGCTTTCTAATGAATAATTGTTCTTTACCAATAAATGGTTTATTTGGTAAAATAAAAATATCTCATCCGGGTTGACTATAAGCTTAAACACCTCTAAAATATCGGTATACGTAATTGTTCTACGATTACAGCATCCATATTTTAGTTCAAAATTAATAGGGCTAGTTTGTTTGACTATATCCTCTAAAGTGGATAAGTCTATAGCATCTATTACGGCTAATTGGTCTTCTTCAGAAAGGTCAGTCCAATTATATTTCCCGTTTTCATCTTCCACGGTTTGGAGGGTGTTCAGAATCAATTCGGATTTGTCTTGATATTCTATTTCCGGAAATTTGAATGTTAGCTTCAAGCCGGCCACTTCAATTGTGGGATTATCTAACTTGGTCTGTTTCAAATTGAATAAAACTTGTCTATCCTTTTCACACTTACTACAAGTGTATCGGATAGGAATTTTGGTCTTGCCGAGTGATGACGTATAAAGTTCAATGAACATATATGGGCGCCATGACATAGGATATTCACCGAAGTATTCTTCCAGTAACTCATCTAAAATTTGTTTTTGCTCTTCAGGCGATTTATTATTCATGTCATTTCGAATCAAAATAAAATCACGATAATCAGCTACTGTAAAAGGTTTAAATCGGTGGACTCCATCAGGCATTTCACAACGTACTATATTAGCCATAGGGTGTCCTCTTATTGATGTATTTATAAATAAGCTTAAAGGAGAAGACAATGAATTATACTTTTGACGTAAAAATTAAAAACAAAACCATAAAATGCAGAGCATTTACCCTCAGAGAATATAAGGACTTGCTCCAAGCTAAATTAGAAGGCAGAATAGAGTCCTTTATCAATGAACTCATTTCGAATTGCACAGATGCCCGTGATTTAAACAAGCAAGAATCTGAGCTCCTGGTGATAAACCTGTGGGCCCATTCATTAGCTGAAGTGAATATAGAACGTGAGTGGAGTTGTAGTTGTGGTCGCTCACAGGTTGTCCCTATGACACTAACTCGAGCAACATTGGGTAAAGAGCCGGATGTTATTAAAGACTTTGGCAACTTTAAAATTGTTTTCAGATATCCTAAACTCTTTGAAGATAAAAATAGAGCTATGATGGTCGCCGGGTGTATCGATTATATTTTAACTTCTGCAGGTGAAAAGCTTTTTCTTTCCGATTTAAGCGATGCGGAACTTGATGACCTTTATTCTGTGATAACAGAAAAAGATATAAAAGAAGTTTATGATGCACTAGTCGCCCCTAAGCCTATTTTGGCTATACCTATTTCTTGTGAATGTGGTGAACACACCGTCCACGTTATTGAGGGACTTAAAGAGTTCTTTAAGGTGATGTAATGAATATCAATAAAATGTATTCAGATTTAGACCCTGAAATGAGGACGTCTTGGAATAGAGACGTCGCTAAAGCTACAGGTGCTCGCGCAGTAAAAAATAGTTTGTTAGGCATTATTACTACTCGCAAGGGTTCGCGCCCTTTTATGCCTGAATTCGGTTGTGACATCAGCAACCAATTGTTTGAGAATATTACTCCATTAATCACGGATACCATTAAGCGTAATATAGTTTCCGCAGTGCGGAACTTCGAACCCAGAATTTCTGCTCTAGCTGTAGGTGTGACACCTGTGTACGATGATAACTCGATTATCGTGACCGTTCAGTTTAGTATCGTTGATGACCCAGATACATTAGAGCAAATTAGAATCCAGCTCTCACAGAGTGGTTAATTGCTGTTCAAATGAATAGTGTATAATGGTCCTATGGTTATTACACAGGAAACATGCGATGAGTAAAGAGATTGAATATAAGTTAGAATCATTCCAGGACGCATTAGACGAGGATTTAAAGATTGATGGAACTCGTTTACAATATGAAGTACAGAACAACGTTTTGCTGCACAGCAAATGGCTAAGGCTGTATACGAATTGTAAGAAAGAAATAATGAGATTAGAAATCCAGAAAAAGACCTCACTTAAGAAGCGATTAGATTTCTACACGGGACGTGGAGAGCCTGGTGATGAGGTTTGTATGGACCAATATGAGAAATCTGAATTAAAGACCGTTATGGCTGCGGATTCTAGTGTAATTAAAATCGACACATCAATTCAGTATTGGGCTTTATTACAAGACTTTTGTAGTTCAGCACTTGATGCTATTAAGGCGCGTGGTTTTAACCTTAAGACCATGCATGAGATGAGACAATTTGAGGCGGGTAAATAATGAGACGTACTAAAAATACCAAACCCATTAAAGTAGATGCCGATAAGATGAAACTTCTCCAAGAATTCATTAATGCTGCTTTAGCAAGTAATAAATAGGTATGTAAGTTAAACTAAGGAGACAATCATGTCAGATAAGATTTGCGTTGTCTGTAAAACTCCAATCGATGCTGCATTGGTTGTTGAAACAGAAAAAGGTCCGGTTCATCCGGGCTCATGCTATAATTACGTTCAAAGCTTGCCGGTTACGGAAAACACTGAAGAACAGCTGAACGAAACCCAATTACTACTTTAGTCTAGTGTGTATAGCCATTTATGGTTATTGGCCCTTCCGAAAGGTTGGGCCTTTTTTGTTTAGAAATCTTCCTCTTCCTCGTCGTCCATCGACTCCAATTCAGCTCTCTTACCAGCCAATGCATCACGCACGCTAATATCATCCGAATCACGAAGTTCGGCTTCCTTACTACGAGTTTTGTAATACTTTTCCAATTCCTTCAGACCATCCATAGTCTGACAAGAACCAATTTTAGCCATGAAGCTTTCAATAGATGCTTCTTGAATAACTTCTTTAAAGGTTTTCATAAATCCACCTGTTTCATTACGTAATTAAATTTCTCATCAGCATAACGTTGAATACGTTCTAAAGCGTGTTTGAGGGCATAGTTCAAATGAACATATTTCTTTTTAGCCGTAGCTGATTTAGGCTTAACACCCATGTCGTCGATGATATCCCACACCTGTGCTGTTGATTTAGAGGCATGTTTACGGAGTACACGACCAATTGTCTGGAGTACAATGATTTTAGATTTTACTGGATGGGCAAATACAACGTGGTGAAGGTTCTTAACGGAAATACCAGTAGAGAACACACCATAACTTGCCACAACAATAATACCCTTACCATTTTCCGCCATTACTTTCAGAGCATTACGCGTTTCGGTATTAACTTCACCTGATACGTAATAAACTTCTTTATGTTGCTCTTTAACCATTTCAAAAAGAGTTTTACCGTGTTCGATGTTTTTAAACATCAGGAATACGTTCTCTTCTTTCTTAGCGAGTTTAACAGCTAAATTAGCAACCCATTTATTACGACGAGTAGCCTTAGTAATGACCTTGATTTCTGATTGGTAATCTTTACCTTTCATTTTAACCGTGAATTCGTCTGGGTATCGAAGGAAAATACTGTTGATTTTAAGGTCAGTAACCTGTCCTTCTTCCATTAACTGGGAGGTGGATACTGGCTTAAACACATCACCAAACAAACCCATATATTGCATTAAATTAGCTTTACCATCTTTTAAAGAACCAGACAAACCGAATTTAAACATACAGTTGGTTAGGCCTTCGATGATAGTAGAAATAGATTTACCTGTAGCCAAATGGCATTCGTCGTTCATAAACATACCGAACTGAGCAAACCATTCTTTAGGTTGCTTGATAGCGGTTTGATAAGTTGAAACATAAATCATTGCATCGGAATCACGAGCAGTACCTGAACGAATACCAAGCATTGCGGCTTTAGGGAACAGACGATAATCGATGAAGTCGTTAATCATCTGGTCGACAAGTGCAGTAGTAGGAACTAAGATGAGGATTTTACCTTCATAGTTCTCAACGTAATATCGACTCAGGAGTGCCTGGATTAATGATTTACCTGCAGATGTAGGTAAATTCAGAATTGCGCGACGTTTTGTCAGGCCGTTGTATACGGCTTCATTCTGATACCAATGAGGCTCAATCTTGGTAGACCCTGAATAAATTTCTTGAGAAGCCACCCATGAATCAAAATCTTCACGAGAAATATCTTCCTGTTCAAGAATACGTGGGTCAATCCACAGAGAGTATTCAAATTGTTCAGCGAACTTTTTAATTTGAGGGACCAATCCATAAGGAAGTTTACGGTTGTAATCCAGAAGGCGAATACGTCCGTCCCATTGACCATAACGAAATTTAGGGTTGAATTTATATCCATCAGCTTCAAAGCTAAAATAGTCTCTGAGTTCGTAGAATGTAGATTCATCGCATTCAATACGGACATGACTAAAATTATCAAAATGTACTTGAATTTGCATAAGTAATTCTCAGTTATAAATATAGTTATATTTATACACCAACAAGAGACTAATTATGGATACTCAATATATTGAAGAGCTTCGTGCACTCGAAGATAAAAAAGAAGCTAAAGCTAAGTTAATCGAATACGGCGAACAGTTCGGTTTAAAACTTAAGAAAACCCGTTCGTTTGATAATTTGATTATCGATATCTCTGAAGGCCTTAAAGCCTTGGCTGACGAACCACTCCCAGAAACCGAAGGGTTGTCCATTTCTGATTTGATTGATGCTGCCGACGAACTTACAGGTGCTAACGAATTTGTTGATGGTGCTGAACCAGCTAAAGAAGAAGCCACCCTGTTGTTCGATGCCCCTGAGGCTGCAGTAGAAGTCGTTGAGGTAGCCGAACTTCCTAAGGTAGAGATTATCGAAGAGGATGTTCCATTTGACGAAGAGAAATTCAAAGGGGCTATAGCCAAGGTTGTTGAATCTGAAAAACCTGTATTCTCTTTACCTGAAAACTTCAGTCCTAATCTTTTGCTTATCGGTAAGAACCCAGGTTATTGCACCGTTCCTTGGTGGATTTACCAATGGATTTCTGAGACTCCGGATTGGAAAGAACGTCCAACCAGTTTCCAACATCCTACCGCACACCAAACACTATTCAGCTTGATTTATTACATCAATCGTAATGGGTCTGTTCTAGTACGAGAAACTCGTAACTCATCTTTTGTCACTTTAAAATAAGGGTTTATTATGGCTTATACCGTAGATATTTCTCCTTCGGCGGCTACGGCCGTTATTGGAGCAACAACCAATTTCACTGCGACCGGTTCCGGTGCTGCAGCTGAAGGTACTGAATCATTTGTCTGGACTGTTGATGGCGTTCCTCAATCTTCTGTGACTGCTGCAATGGATTATGTTGCTGTTGGTCCAGCAGGCAGCAAGACTATTAAAGTTGTTGCAACAACTACACCAGCGGACGGCGAACCGGAAACTGCTGAAGCTGAGACGACTTTAACTATCCAGAATAAAACTATGACTGGTGTTTCTGTGACATTAACCCCAGCTTCGATTAATGTTCCGGAAGGCACTCCAGCTTCTTTTAAAGCGGATGTGGTCGGCGCTCCTGCTGGTGCTACTTTTGCCTATTCTTGGAAGAAAGACGGTTCTCCTGTAGTTGGCACCACGGATACTCTAGCAATCGATACAAGCACTGAAGGTTCACAGGTTATTGAAGTTTCTGTTGTGGTTTCGGCGACTGATTATAACCCGGCGACTGTCACAAAAACCGGTAATGTAACAGTCACGGCTAAAGTCGCACCGGTTCTGGATGGCGAATTACCTTACGTTCATCCACTCCCTGTTCGTAATTCAGCATATATTTGGGTTGGTTGGTGGGTTATGGATGAAATCCAGAAAATGACTCTTGAAGGCAAAGACTGGAAAACAGATGACCCGGATAGCCCGTATTATTTGCACCGATATACACTTCAAAAAATGATTACCGACTATTCAGAGGTTGATGTACAAGAATCTCGTAATGGTCGAATTATTCATCGCACCGCTTTAGAAGCTGGTATTATATACGATTACATTTATTAATAATGGGCCGCAAGGCCCATTTTGCATTAAAGTACAAAATTCCTGTTTACAAGTTAAAAATTCTATGTTAAGATGGGTTTACCAACTCAACGAGAGAATTGTTATGGATAAGGTTAAAGTACATTTTTTACACGAATCTGGGTTGAATTTTATAGAAATTGCTAAAAAAATGGGCGGGACCGCTAAGGACATGGCCAAAGCATGGGTTGATGTAGAACAAGCCAAGGCCAAATTTAAAGCGAAAGAAAAGGTTGTTTATCGTAAAAGATTGAACAACAAGGTTCGGCGCAAAGCGCGTTCTAGTTCAAAGTAATATGCTTTAAATTTAGGTGTGATATAATGGGTCTAGGTCCTTCCGTTAAACCATTTGGCTTGGTGACAGAAGACTACTAGCTCTTCTATTTAATTATATTTATTATGGTGATTTATGTTCAAGAAATATAGCAGTCTCGAAAACCACTACAACAGTAAGTTTATCGAAAAACTCCGTACTAATGGTTTGACTGGTGGTGAATGGGTAGCACGTGAGAAGATTCATGGAACCAACTTTAGTTTAATCATAGAACGTGACGCAGTCACATGCGCCAAGCGCACTGGCCCTATCCTCCCTGCTGAAGATTTCTATGGCTATGAAATTGTACTTAAGAACTATGCCGATTCTATTAAAGCCGTACAAGATATTATGGAAACTTCGGCAGCTGTATCTTATCAAGTTTTCGGTGAATTCGCTGGAACAGGCATTCAGAAGAATGTTGATTACGGTGCTAAAGATTTTTATGTATTTGACATTATTGTTACCACCGAAAGTGGTGATGTGACCTATGTCGATGATTATATGATGGAATCATTTTGTAAGACCTTTGGATTTAAACTGGCTCCACTTTTAGGACGTGGTAAATTTGAAGACCTTATTAAATTGCCAAATGATTTAGATTCCGTCCTTCCTGATTATAATTTTATGGTAGATAACGTCGGGCTAATTGAAGCTAATGCCTATGTGTGGAATGCTGAAGTAAAAGGTGAAGTATTTACCGCTGAAGGGTACGTATTAAAACCTTGTTATCCGCTCTGGCTTCCAAACGGAAATCGTGTGGCGATTAAATGTAAGAACTCTAAATTCAGCGAGAAGAAAAAGTCTGATAAGCCTATTAAAGTTGCAGTGGTATTGTCCCAAGACGATATGGATTTGATGTGGCAATTCACCGATTATGTGACTGTTAACCGCATTAACAATGTCATCAGTAAGATTGGCGAAGTATCGCCGAAGGATTTCGGAAAGGTGATGGGCTTGACAGTCCAGGATATCCTTGAAGAAGCCGCCCGTGAAGAATTGGAATTAACTGATGCGGAAAATCCCGTTGAAGTTAAAAAGCAGCTCGTTGAGTGCGTAAAAGAAACATTAAGACATGTATGGATTGAACTAGTATCCAAATAAACGATAAAGGGACCTTACGGTCCCTTTTATTTTTCTAAAGGCGGTAATTTTACGCCGAGATAAGAACTCAATTGACTTTGATTAGCCATTTTGTCCATATCAGAACCATCAATAATGCGGGCTTCTTTATCGTCCTTAGCGACGGTATAAGGGTTTGCAGTCAATGCATAACGAGCAAGCAATGCTACTGTAGGTTGTAAGCTTTCCGGGTCAACAATAACCTTAAATTCACCAACTGAAGTATCACCTTCTTCGTCAACCACATTCAAACCTTCCGTATAAGGCGCATAATATAAAGATGCGACCGTCTGTCCTTCACCCATCTGGGCATTTACACCAACAATAACATAATCACATGGACTATTCATATCAGCATAAAGTGGTAGGCCATTCTTTAATATACCATAAGCCAATTCGTCCTGGTCTTCCTTTTTCTCAACCCAACCAGAGGCGGCGAGAATAGCAGCACAACGAGAACTAGCTACTGCATAAGTCCCGGCAAAAGAAGTCTGTCGTTGGACGGCAGAGTTCATCTCACACATATAATAATATAATGTGCGAGCACGGTCCTGGGCATTATCGTAGCGAGGGTTGGTAAGGTCTAATACACCCTTTTCAGAAACACCCTGGACTTTAAAACGAGAGCTCACGGTAATTAATGACTGTAATACATCCTTATTAATTTCTTCTGCCATTTGAATGCCTAGCAGATTTTCAACGAAATTAGGAGCATTAAACCCGTTAGATTCTAGGTCTTGGGCTAATTCGACTGTCAATGAAGTTTTCAGTTTACGTGATTTAACTTCAGATTGCCATTTGTCGATACGGAATCCGGTTTCAGCAATTTCAGGATGGCCCTGTTCAAATTTAGAAGTAATAGCAGCATCCGACACCATACGGATATGGCCGGCTGCCACTGCTTCAGAAATAACTTCGCTGAGGTTGGTTTCTGTGGTTCCGGCGAAAGGAGATGCTTCTAGAACTTTAAACACTACGCTTTCAAACTGGAACATATCACCGACCGCATAAGCTGTAGATGAATCAGTAAATTCTGGAATATTTTCACGTTCCGTCATACCAATCTGGCCCGCAAATGTTGCTCCACCAAGATAAGTCATTTTGTCGTCAGGATTCAGTACACGTACCCCATACAGAGCAGCAACCGGTTGATTTGTTTTTTGTTCAGCAACTAGGGCTTTAAAGATTCGTTTATTAGTTGCTTGGGTGTATGAAAGAAGAGCAGGACGGCCAACCGAGCTGGCAGCCGTCAATGTGGATTCTTTAATTAGGTCTACAATCTTAGACATTAATCAGCCTCGTAAATAATTGCCGGAAGTTTAACGCCAACCAGATAAGACATATTGCTCTGCCCAGCCATTAAATCCATATTGGTTGCATCGATAACACGAGCTTCTTTATCGTCTTTAGCCACGGTGTACGGGTTAGCTGATAGTGCATAACGAACCATCAGAGAAATAGAAGGTTGTAATGAATCCGGGTCAACAATAACCTTATAAGCACCGACGTGTTCTTGGTCATCTAAATCTAAGCCTTCGGTATAGGGAGCGTAGAAAATAGAACCGACAACTTCATTACCGCCGTAATTCTCTTTAACACCAACGGTAACATAATCTAATGGACTGTTAACGTCACAAAACAGAGGCAGCCCATTCAACAAATATCCGTATGCAGTTTCCGGAAGCCAATTATTATCTTCGGGTTTATGTTTTAACCAGCCAGAACCTGCAAGCATTGCAGCCACACGACTTGAAGCCACAACAAACGTGCCAGAATAAGAAGTAGTTTTCTGGATTTCAGAATTCATCTCACAAACGAGTTCATAAAGTTTACGTGCAGATTCAGGAGCACTGTCATAAGACAAATCGATGATGCCGTTATCAGATACACCAGTAACTTTATAACGTTTGGATACGGTTATTAGAGATTGCAGAACGTCTTTATTAATTTCATCTGCCATTACTGTAGCCAAGAGGTCTTCTAAGAACGCCGGCGCGTCAAAGCCATTTGATTCCATATCCTGCGCTAATTCTACAGTCAAAGCCGTCTTCAATTTACGGGTCTTAACCGGAGCATTCCATTTATTAACCTGGAATACAGCATCAGAGATTTCTACATCACTCGCTTCAAATTTAGTGGTATGGGCAGCATCAGGAACCAGACGACATGTTAATGACACTAAACCTTCTTGAAGAGCCTCAGCCAATTCTGTGGCGCTAGTGGACGCGAGTGGGCTTGCTTTAAGAGCCTTATAAACCACATTCTGGTACTTGAAATATTCACCCTGAGCAATCGCCTGGGCCTTATCTGTGAGTTCTGGGATAGTTTCACGGTCTTTAGAACCAACTTCACCACCATAAGAGGCACCTGTCTGGAAACTAAATTCATTATCAGGGGTAAGATATTTGACACCATACAGTGCAGCAATAGGCTGGCTAGTACGTTGTTCGGCGATAATATCACGGTAAATCAATTTGGTTGTAGCACGGGTCAAAGCAACAAGATTAGGGCGACCCAATGAGTTGCTGGAAGTAGTTGTTGACTCGCGCAGTAATTCGTTAATCTTTGCCATTGCGCTTTCCTTATTGAGGGTATATGTTTATTTATAAAAGTTGTTTACAGCAAGATTCTCACATGTTACTATAGACCTATCAAAACATGAGGAGATTAAAAATGAACAAGTTAAACTTTATTCGTACTACTCTTTCCGCTCTTGATAAAGACATCAAAGCTCTGGTAGAAAAATTCGGTAACAATCCTAATGGTAATGCAGTGAATGCCTTAGTTAAGAAATACGAAGCCATGGCTTATGCTACCGACTTCTGGTGGAACGGTGAATACTCTACCCATACCAAAGACAAATCTGGTAACTGGCTGAAAATCCAAGAAAATCGTATTGACTTCCGTGATATCATCAACCGCCGAGTTAAGATTGCATAATACAGAAACAAGAATGGGAGACCGAAGTCTCCCATAATAAGGTTATATCTTAGATACCTTTAACATATACGCGACGGAAGTAACCATTCAGACCAAGGCTGTTAACGATGTCAGGCATACCATTCTGGATACGTTTGGTAGGAGCCTGAGCAGCAGGGTCAGCGAACGGGTTGATACCGATACCGTAACGAGTTTTGAAGCCCATTACCGGTTGGAAGTTCTTCGGATCGGAACCACGCAGCGGGGTCAGTGCAACGTACGGAGCATAGTAGATACCTGCGTCCATTTCGTTAGCGCCTTTATAACCGATGGTGAAGTAATCGGAACGTGCATACTGGTCGATGTAAACGCGATATTTACCACCAAGAACACCGGCAAATACTGCTTTGGTTGTGTCAACGTTGAAACCTTGACCCAGACCTTGAGCTGCATAACTTACAGAAGTATCAACTGCAGCCAGTACGTTAACTACGTTACGGGAAGCGATGATGAAGTTACCAGCACCACGACCGGTCTGACGAGCGATTTCGGCTGCTTCTTTATCAATCTGGAACAGAAGGGCTTTAAAGCTCTCACCGGCCCAACGAGCACCACGGATATCAATCGGGTCCTGGAAGTCAAACACACCAGCTTTAGCGCCAACGGTGTTGGTCATACCAGATTTACCAACCTGTGCAGAGTAGTTAATCCAATCGATAACTTCACGGTTGATTTCGAGCATAATTTCGGTAGCAAGGATACCGGACAGTTCAGCATCTGCATCCATACCGTGTACTGCACGAAGGTCCTGTGCCAGTTCGATAGAGTAGCTTGCTTTCAGCTGACGGGATTTAGCTTCGATAACTTGTTTGTCGATGCGGAAGCCCATTTCGTTCCACGGGTTATCGGTAGAACCGTTAAAGCCTTCCTGAAGTTCAGCGATAGAAGTAGCCATACCTTCAGCCAATTCAGCCAACTTACCAGCTTCAATCAAAGCGGTAACAGCAGCATCCAGTTTAGCGGCATCAGTAGCAGCAGCATCAACGGTTACGGCTTCGACAGCCTGGAAGTGTGCAGCACCGGTAGCTTCGAAGAAGTGAGAATAAATTTTACCAACTTCCAGAACTTTGCTTGCAGCCAGTGCTTCGAAAGTTTCAGCAGCACCCTGACCAGAGAACATAGCGTCTGGAGAATACATCGGATGGAAAGCTTCTTTAGCGCCAGAAGCGATAGGGTCTTTACCATAAACTGCACGAAGGGCAAATACCTGGCCGGTAGGGTTATTCAGAGGCTGAACACCACAAATATCAAAAGCAATCAGATGAGGAATAGCACGACGAACCATACCCATTACTGCCGGCCCAATCTGAGTTACAGCACCAGAAGTCTGGCCAGCTGCGATATTGGTAGCATCATAACCGTGGTCACCACCAATTTCAGCTTCGGTCAGGAAAGAACCAAATGCTTCAGAGATTTTTTCATCACGGTATTCCGGAGCAGTCAGGATGTCTTGTTCCTGGTTTTCGAAAATTTTAGCGATGATAGCTTGTTTAGAAGCACCCACGATTTCAGGAAGGGCTTCGTTTTCCAGCAGAGCGGACCATTTTTGAACTAATGCATTCTTTTTCATGTGTTGTATAACCTTATTAAATTAAGAAATTCGTGATGCTGCGATTGCAGACAGGTCCGCGAAGGACAGGGTAGGCTTAGCGCCTTTTTCTTCAACTGCTTCTGAAATGTAATTCAGTGCCGCAGCATCGTCTACATTTTTATTTATAGCGGCTTCGGTGATTGGGTTTTCAACGTCAGACTGACCTTTAACCATTTCAACAATAGCGCCAATTTTTCTACCGAATGCATCGGAATAATCCATGCCTTCTACCAGAGAACTAACTTTTTCTTTTTGGGATTCAGTCAGGTCTTTAGTTGCTTCCGTAACAGCAACTTCACGCTGTACGTAATTAATATACGCGTCGCGCTTACCAACTTCTTCGAACAGACGAGCGGTTTCATCTTTCTGCTCTTGGAGTTCTTCTTCCATTTCAGCAACAACATCTACTGCTTCTTCTGGAACAACCACATTGTGTTCAACAAACAGTTCTTTCATACCCATCAACATGGATTCGAACAGTTCGGCTTTAATACCTTTATCAACAGCCAGCTGGTTTTCAGCCATCCATTCTTTAGCAACGTGGTCAAGGAAACGACCGGCAGCTTCTTGGATTTTCTTATCGGCTTTTTCTTCAGCTTCTTCTTTATTTTTCTCGACTTCTTCTTCCGCTTTTTCAGCGATTTTAGCGATGTGAGATTCAGCCAGTTTCACGGCGTGTTGCTTGACGGTAGCTTCGAATACAGTGCCGAAAGTTTCTTTTGCTTCCGGAGAAATATTAACTGATTCGAAAATACTGTCAAGAGCAACGGAAGCATCAATATTCTGTGCTTCGGCGATCAGTTGTTCTTTAAGCATTTTGTAGTCCTGTTGTTTAGATAATAATATTTATAACGCTTTTTTCATGGCCTCTGCGAGAGCCATAAAGGCGTCATCGGCACTGGTATCGGTTTCTACCGTTTGTGATTCTGTAATTTGCTTCGGAGTTACATAAGCATCAGGAGCAGATGGTCCCCATACTGCATCAACACCGACGGTTAATTTATAACCTTCGTTTACACGCTTATATCCTTTATTGGTTTCAGTTAAAGAACCAAGACCGCGAGAACTAACACCAGGAACCCAGCCAGCTCGGATATTTGCAGCTAGTTTATCACCAGGGCCATGGTCACCTTCGATGATACGTGCACGTCCATAAACATCATTACCTTTCCACCACATATCTTCAATAATGATAGCAGCTTGCATAGGGTCAACGTTAGCACGAGGTGGGTGGTTTAATTCTCCTAAAGCTTGTTTAGTAGCAACCTGTTCTGCCATATAATCGGCAACGGCTTTTTCCAAAATAGGTTTTGGGTAAAGGCGTTTATTACGGTTAACTACCTCTGCTTGCATGAAAATGCCTTCTATATAAAGGCCGGGAGCAAGCCCAGAATTTTTTCCATCATGAGATTCCAACATAGGAACCCCATCGATAATTTCACCTGGTTGTCCCCAATGTTCGATGAGCAATTCAGGTTTCATTAGTTAAGTCCAAAAGCTTTACGTTTAGAACGGGCTTTCTTACGCTTACGTTCGGCACGTACTTGAGTAGACGGATTAGCACGTTTGGTTTTAGATGCTTTACGAGCAATCTGACGGCGTTTTGCTTTAGATAAACCTGTCGTTTGGAACGCATTACGTTGACGGGTTTTAATATCTTTAGTACGAGTAAGCTCACCTTTAGAGGAAACGTGTTTAACGATAAATTCGTTAAGAGCCATTGATTCATTTAAAGAACCAAGAGCGATAGCACATTCGATATCGCCTTCAGCAATCATGTTCTCTACAAGATTATTTATATCGCTTTTCTCGAGCGCTTCAGAAAGAGCAGCAAAACGTCCCTGTGCTTCTGGAATTTTGGCCTCTACGCTTTCTAGAGTTAATTCGTAATCATCAGGGATAAGGAACATTATTCGTCGTCCTCGTCATCATCCGCATCGTCAGATTCTTTTTTGTCTTTCTTATCTGCTTTATCGGATTTTTCGTCGTCTTCGTCATCTTCGTCAGCTTCTTCGCCTTCAATCATAACGGAGCGAGCAATTTCTGCTTTACGGGCTTCAATCAAAGCGGTTACTCGAGATTCGATAAGCGGGGCTGCTGCTTTACGAACTGCTACGAGGTCGTTTGATTTAATAGCTTCGATTAAATCTTCCATTAGAAATCCTCTTCTTCTTCATCTGGGTTTTGGAAACGAGCCTCTTTAGACTCTTCTTCAATTTGCTTAGCTTCTTGATTAATTTCTTCGTCGGTCATTTGGAGGAAATCTTTCATAGCCGTTTGATGTGAAATATACTTACCAATAAATGGTTCAGCCATCGTTAGCATATTGATTCTGCGTTCCATGATTTCAGCATCTTTCATTTCACTGAAATAGCTATCACGGTTAAACGTAACTTTAATATTATTTATTTCCTTTTCCCACTCATCTTCTGTAATAATCTTTTTAAGAATGAGGTTTGTTTTTAACGGGTCTAGGAAAATTTCTTCAAATTTGTTTTGTAGTTGACGAATCCATTTAGAGAATTTTAATTCGTCACGAGTGATTGCTGTACCGGCATCAAACATAACACCAGAATTAGACTCGCTAGGGATACGTGATTCAGGAACACGCAACGCACGGTAAAGTGCTGTGCGGAAATAAAGAACGTCATCCATATCACTCATACCAGTAGCACCTGGCATTGTATCAACTTCTGTTACCGCTTTACCATCACGACGTTGCAACCAATAGTCTTCAGTCATGGACATATTGTGTTGTTGGTTTTTAATTTTACCTGTCGAAGCATCATACACCACACGGTTTTTCATCGTGTTCATGATATGTTGCATTTGTGCTGCAGCCTTACGTGAAGGCATATTACCTGTATCGATATAAAACACACGACGGTCAGGAGCACGTGTAATACGGTAGATGACCATTGCGTCTTCCATCAATTTAAGCTGGTTTGCAGGCTTAATAGCACGTTGCAAATAGCCAATGATGTTTTTACCACAACAATCTAATAATCCAGAATGAGCATAAACCACTGCAGCACGAGGAATTTTAACTTTAGTCCCGGCTGAATAAATGCGTCCATCAGCGCAATAACTTTCATGGCCTGTATCATAAACGAAAAACTCGCGATATCCGTCTACAACTTTAACGCCATCTTCCATACGTGTAACGATTTCACGAATATATTGGACTTGGCGTGGGTCTAAGCGACGAAGCTCTTGTACGCCATCTTTCATTTTTTTAGGGTTTATAATTTTATGAAAGAAAATTCTTGAGTCTACATACCAGCGTTGGAAATGGTCAGTACCTTTACGTTGGAAATTTAAAAGGTTTAAAACTTCACTGAATTCGGCCAAGATTTTATCTTTAATTGCTTGACTAAATTCTGTCCCGTCTAAATTCAATGCAACTACTTCTTTATCATCCTCATAGACAATAGCGTCAGACACAATTTCCTGTACGGCGTTGTCGACTTCATAGTTGTTCATTAAATTACGGTAGGTATCAATAAGTTCCCTGGTATTTTTAACTTCAGGCTCATTACTACCAAACATCTGTTGCATAAGAGCATTATAAGGAATATTTTGCTCTTGTGTCTCAATTTCGCGAGCGCCATCATCAAGCTTAGGTGCGGTGACAGACTCTAAATTGTTATTAATTTGTTGTTTATATTCTTTTTCGTCTTCATTAGCCCATGGCTTAAGAAAACTTAATATTGTATTAAAGTTTGCCATTAGAGTCTCCGATGAATGGGATAAGGAGCCGAAGCTCCTTGATAATTCTATTTATACTCATTCATTTTCATGTTTGTGATAACGTGTTATAGCCGAACGAGTTGATTCAACACCACAGATAGGGCAAATCATCCTTGGCTGATTAATCTTTTTGCCTTTAGCCGGATGTTCTTTACCAAACATCGGATTACCTTCACCAGACATAGCTTTGGCTTGGTCTGGTCGCTTACGTCCTTTTAGAGCTTTAGAATGTTCAGGCCTCTTTTTACCTAACCTACAATCTCTTTGTAGCTGTTTGGCATGTTCACTCATTGGAATCCCTTTACGAGACATTCCAAAGAACCCGTCAGGCTGAGCTAATGACATATTTATATAGTTTTTAGATTTAACTACATTATACTTTATTTGAAGCTCTTTCTCAGCTATACGAGCTTCTTTATCGGTTTCAAATAAAGATAAAATTCTGGTTTTGAAAAGGTGCGGATTTTCTTTACGTTCTAGATTCCAAATCTTTTTATATGCTTGGGATAATACAGAACCATTATATCCTTCTTTGAGAATCCTTTCAACGTATGTTGAGCCAATATAACGACGGGGTAGTTTAGACCCCGTGTATATGGTTAAGTAAGTACAATACATTCTAAACTCCTTGACTTCATTGTTTGAATGTATTTATACTATCATAATTTGCTATAAAAGTAAAAACTTATTCCCACCAGTCAATAGCAAATGTGCTTTCAAATGTTTCTACCTCGTTATTCGAGTCCCAGTCCATCTGGACTTCACCAACGTTAGTAGGCCATAAGCCGTAAATTGTAACTTCTTTGGTCACAGTCTTGCCGTCACGATGGAACTGGCGAACTACTGCTTGTTTCTTATATTCTGCAGGTGCTGCACCGGTAATTTCATTGGTCATACCGTGACAGAGATTCTGCCAATCGACAATTGCTTGACGGGTGTCATGTGCATCATCGTTATAAATGGTAATTGTCCAATCATCAAACGTACGGTCACCAGCTACGTTAATTTTACGGTTCATGTAGCCAACCGGTACTTTTTCTACAATGCCAGCAGGCATTGGTGCTGCTTTACATTTAAAGCTAAAGTTTTTACCAAGAAATGGAATTTCCACTTCGAAAAGGTTAGGGCGTGCAAAGTCACCTGACTCAAATGCACGAGTGATATCTGTCAACTCCATGGGATGCCTCTTAAGTCAGTTCCTGGACACACCAGGAACGTTCTGATTAATTTATTTATAACAGTTGATAAATCATATTCCTAAAGAATAATCAACCCCAGGCGCAATTCTGCGTGATGTACGCTGTAACCAAACTCATGGTATAATGGTTTTAGGTTCTTTATATTACAGCCTGGGATAATAGATTAAGGAGATATAATTTATTTAGGATAGTAAGTCCCATAAGTCTATTGAACTAGACTTACTTTTAGCTCTATTGGATTCCCAAGTGATTATTTCTAAATTTGATAATTGTCCAATTATCTCTGCTGGGATATGGTTATAGAATCCATAAGCTACTGAAACCTTATGGTCTAATTGGTAAGCACCTTCAACTCCACATAACCCTATTTTATCTGCATTTTCCCAAGCCATCCACTCGTCTTTACAAGCATAAGTAACAGCTCTAACCTTTGATGCATAAGCAAAGTATTCAGATTTATTAGGGTTCCATCTTGGATGGTTTTCACCTTGCATATGAGGTAGAGTTTTACCTTTATTAGCTTTACCGTTGGTGTTACCTATAAGAGCTTCATGACGCCTACAAGGATAACATACATCGGTATTTCTAGCAATCCTTTGTTTGAATTCTGTGCCACATTTATCGCAGATACATTGAACTTCTTTATTAGAACCATCCTTTAAATCAGAAACTTTTGCTCGAATAGTTTGGCACTTATGCCCATGCTTCGGTGCTCCTAGAGGTTCCAACTCATACCCTAAGTCTAAGAAATAACTGTAATTGTTAGTATTTATTTTTACATCAACAAATTTAGTAATAATCACTTTAGAAATCCTTGCGCGTATTGTGTATACGCGCATTATACCATAAAGCTTAGAGCAAGTAAACTTAAACTAGTGGTCCAATCAACTCGTCAAAATCTGCACCGGTAGAAGTAGCCACGAAATTAAGAGTGATATAATTTATCGATCTCGCCGGTTTGATGTATATATTAGCAATAAACTCGTTACGGTCAATAACCGCAGGGGTGTTCACTGTAGTATCACAAACCACGCGTCCTTCATAAATCCCACCAAGTGCCTTAATACCATCTAAGTACTGAGAAACTTCCATACGGAAGCTTGAACGAGTGAAGTTGTCGTTCAATTCAAACAGTTTATATTTAGAGGCATCACCGATATTTTTCTTAAGCATGTTGAACAGACGGCGAACGTTAATGTGGTCCATCGGAGATGGAACTTTGGTTGCAGTCTTATCACCAAACAATACGAAACCATCGCCACCAGCAAAACCAACAACTGGGTTAATAGCTTCTTGGTACATGCGGTCACGTTGAGCTTGGCGCGGTTCAATTGCCAATTTCAGAACGTTAAGAATCTGGCCACGGTTATAACCTGCCGGAGACATCCAAGGCTGAGAAACATCATCAGTACGTGCACACAAACCAGCCATATCAGCGGCCAGAGGCACCCAACGGTTTACGTCATTATATTTGTCATACTGATATTTATAGTTACCATCAATAGCAGCATAAGTGGTGCTAATGTTCATGTTGTTGGTATCGAAAGTACCTGCACCGGTACGCCAGTCGATAAGATTATCTACTGCACGAGTCAATGGAACGTTAACCAACAGTCCTTTAGGAGGAGAAATAAATGCCAAGCAATCCTGACGTTCATCAGCAATACTAACAACGTGTTTCTGGACGGTAGAAGCAACTTCATCACCTTCACCGGCAACAGCACCAGCAATCAAAAGGTTAATATGGAGTGCTTCACGGTCGGCAAACAAATCCCAACCCTGCATCAAATCACTCGCAGTAACCTGATCGTTAGCAGATACACCACCCATAAGATTGATGATACCACTGAAGCCTTTAGGCCAATTCAAAGAGGTAGCAAAAATATAGTTAGAAGTACCTTTAGCGAAATAGTCGTCAAGATAAATGTTATTACCGTAAACGTCTTTTTCACCTTCTTTGGTAGAAAGTACGACAGATTCTACGATAGCGCCATCACGACGAACAATAATTGCGTATTGGTCATCTGTTTGTGGGCCGTAGTTAAATACTGCCTTGGCAATAGAAGCACGGGTACCACCGCCAGGATAAATATCCAGCATTTTAGAAGAACCGACATCATAAGCTGCTTTAGAAACAATTTCTACTTCTAAGGTGCTGCCAATTTCACCAGGATAAAGAGCGACCACGCCAGGCATACCAAACTGTTTAAGAGACGCTTGGAATTCTAGGGAAGTAATAGCTTCTTCACTGTTCTCTGCTTCGGTCAAAAGAATACCGGAATCGGTTACGATTTTACCAACGGTAATAGTACCAGAAACACCTGAAGAGGCAGAAGTTACTTCAGCAGTCCATGCCGGGCCGAGGTTCGGATACTGGTTTAAAGAACGTGCATAAGCAATAATTTTTGCTGATGGGATAAACACGGAAAGAATTTTACCATCCGTATCTACAGAAGTCACACGACCTTCAGATTCAACAACAGTCTGGTTATATTTGATATTAATTTTATCGCCTACCGCATAGTTAGAACCTGCAGTAGTAATAGTGGTTTGGACGTTACCCGCTACCGGAGACGCGTTTTTAGCGAATTCACGGTTAACAACACGAACAGTACGAAGGTCGTTACCATACTGGAGGAAGTTCATACCCGACATGAAGTAATCAGCAACTTCGTTATTAGGACCTCCAAATAAGTCGACCAGTTCAACTTCATTAGTAATCTGAGTTACCTGGAAAGCAGGGCCCCACTGGAATTTACCAACCAGCGCTGCACGACCCGTTGCGTTACGAACGACAGTACTCTGTACGGACGTTTCTTTGAGCTCAATGCCCGGTGATAATAAAGCCATTTTGAATCCTCTTGGTTATGCTTTATTGTTATTTATATAAACGAAATACCATGATTCAACGGTGAATATTCATAAGAATTATCGCCGGCATCCACGAAAACGACTGGATTATATTCTTCGTTCATATCTTCCAACTCACGACTAAAGACTTCAGATGCTAATCGCATTTCGTCTCGGTCAATGAAGTCGGCAAATTTTTGCTGGGTCGTTAACCAGGCAAAAATCACTAAACTCATCACAAGGTCATCATGGAAACCATCTTCAGCAGCCCAAGATAACTTGTTCTGGCTAAAGGTACGGAATTCCATTATTGTTTGCTTATGATTAAGTTTTAATTTGTCCTTTTCAATAAGGTCTTTTAATGTAGAACAGCCTACGGGTTTAGTTCGTCTGGTTTGTTTCATACCCAAATCTTGCATCGAATCACAAATAACGTTTTCGTATTCAAGGTCCATATAAAGTGATTTGGCAACCGAGACACCTGTGCTGTTAAGTTCAATGTATACAGGAGCCTCATTATACTCCATTAGATATTTATACACTATGTCAGGGAGAATCATATGGGATATTTCATTAGAATGCAAAACAGCAACCTGCTCCCATTCATCCGTTGTAACGTCAATAATGTGTAAAGCGTGGTAGTCCTGTCCACGACCCTCTGAGCAGTCTAATGAAGCAATATATTTGTGTGTAGGGTCTGGTTCGTGAAAACGATAAAAGTACCCATTTTCAGGAGTAACTTCCACCCAATCCATAATAGCCAATTTCATACCACTAATCAACGTACCACTTGTGCCTTGGAACTCTGCACAGTGCTCCTGTCTAAATTGCGCTAAAGAGGACGCAGAGATTGTCTGAGAGGACCATTCCCAACCATCGTCAAATATATCTGCATCGTTATAAAGACGTTCCTTAACTGAGTTCCAGATGGCCGTATATGGTGCAAAGCCTGATTTACCTTCTACTGCAGCAGTCCAAATATCATAGAAGTGGTTTAATCCATTTGGGGTGGTTGTAATAATAATCTTTGAACGACGACCTGATGAAATAACAGGTTGGATAGCAAGCCATGAATCCAGGAAGTTAGGGATAAACGCACATTCGTCAATATAAATCATTGCGAAGGAGTTACCACGCACTGCGTCTGGAGACGAAGCATAAGCACCAATAGAACTACCGTTATCCAACTCAATTGAGCCTTTGTTCCATTCTACGATACCAGGTTGTAAGAAATCCGGAAGCAATTCAATAGCTTGTTTGGTACGGTCAAGTACTTCGGCCGACATTGAGCCTTTATGCGCAAGAATACCTACTGCCTTATCTTTGTTAAAGCAAACAAAGTGGGCAAGGAATATAGCAACGACGGTTGTTTTACCTAACTGGCGAGACAGGTTACAAGTCGTCATACGGTTCTTGCTCATGATTTTAAGCATATCACGCTGGTAATCACGAAGTTGAACCTTAATTGTACCATAGTCAATGTGTGTAATTGCACAATAAGTTTCAGCAAAATAGACAATGTCGTCACGACATTTCTTCCATTCACCAACCATCTCACGAGTCCATTGTGTTTTTATATTTGCTCGTTTAAGGTTAGGAAGGCCCATATAACGGGTACGTTTATTCATTTTATCTTTAAACGTTTGGAATTCGTTTGGACGGTCGCCGTTATTAGGAATTTTAACTATTTTATGGATACGTAAATAATCACTAAACTTTTCAGGGTACCATTTGTCATCCCATTGGGATTTAATCCAATTGATACCTTCTTCTGTTTTACGTTCAAGCGAACCCGGTGGCTTAATGACTATAGTCTTGCCTTCGTTTAGTGGATGGTCATCGCTTAATACGTTAACTGGTTGTTCCATTAATTACCTTCTCACGTTCTTCCTGGGCTTCATAAGCATCGCCCACTTCATCCATTAAATCGGTTGGTGAACCCATAAAAATAGTAGCATTTTGGATATTAGTTTGATTAGGCTCTCCACCTTTAGTACCGATTTGTTCAGCGGTAATATCTTTCATTTCTTTATGAAGTTTTAAAAGCTCTTTGTTAGTGGTAGTCATCTGGCCCATTAATGTGGCAAATACTTCCATATGGCGCGGTGATTCTGCGTTCTTAGCGGCTTCTAAAAATATTTTACCTGCATCCATTAACATCTGCTGTTGAAAATGGAGGTTTCTACGAACCACTGAATAGTCATCTTCTAAATCTGGAGTTCGGTTTTGTGGATTACTTTCCACTTCCTTTAATACTAATGGTTCGTAGGCTGTAACTTCCTCCCCGGACAAGCCAGGGAGGTCGGTAATATCCATTAATTTACTGATATCTAAATCGCTCATGGGTTTCTCCTTGGTGCTGGAGGCGCTGGCTCGACAGGCACTGGAATATCTTGTGAATATGTTTGAATGGACTTACCGTCCCATTCTTTTTCTTCTACACCTCTAGGAACCACTTCGCTATCAACCGATTCGAAATTACCTTCAGGAGCGAGTTCCTTTGAGTTGGCAAAGAAATCAAGATAAATGGTTTTAATTTCGCCTTCCATTTCCTTCACAGGAGGATATAACCAACCATTAACCTCAAACATCATAGACCACTCTAAGCGACGTCTAGAAGTGGTATCACCTTCTAATTGTTCATCCATTGCTATAGATTGGAACACAATACGGATATCACGGTCAAATTTAATTTCGTTTGTATAGAGTTCAGTGATAGTTGTATTGAAGTGAGGTTGGAAATAAGGCATAATCTGTTCTACAATTTGGAACATATCATCTTGGGTTCTAGTGTAAATACCCAGTTCGAAAATCATTTTAACCGGAGTAGGAGAATATTGGCTGACACGCTTACGTGGGTCGCCATTCTCAAATTGAATTTGTGTTCTGTTTTGAAGGGCTGTTTTATATTGTGAGTTGTAAAGCATATCAACCATTTGGAGGTTCATACGCGGAAGAACTGTTTCCACTTTAGCTTTTTGTTCGGCCCGTTCTTTAGCTGTCATATTAGGATTTGGAATATTCTGTACTGCCGTCCATTTACCCAAATTTGCCATAAATCTTTCTTTAGAAGCATACGTAATAGGGACCTTAATAAATTTAAGTCCCGTATCTTCTCTTTGACGTGCTACTTGAACATGGGAAAATAAATCACCCATCAAAACAATATAGCGACGTAGCGAACTATTATACCAATGTCCAAACATCAAACCTCCTAAATGGCGCACCATGCGCCATGTATTATTTAATCATCTAAAAAAGCATCATCAAATGCTGTAGGAGGAGCATCCTCTCCTCGTCCATTAATTACAACATAAGGATGTACGAATTCAGCCGCTTCAGCATTAATCTCATTGACCTCTTCGTATTGAATGTCAGAGATATCAGCCAATCCGTCGATATTCTTAACAGGCATTAAATCAAGCTCACTAAACTCAGGGATATTAATACCTTCATTTCTCTGTAATTCAGGGCGAAGTTCTTCACCATTGTAAATGAACTTGGTAGCGGTGATGCGCCGCTGGACGTTAGCTCCTACTTGATAGAATGGGTCGTAAGGTTGTACCCAGTTAATTTCGAATAGGCTGTTGTCCATTGGGAAATAAATCAAATCACCTGAAACAGGTTCAGTGCCATTGCATTGATGTTTAAAAAGGTTAGGGTTAATTGTGATTGTTACTTCATCATTAACCATCATACCGAACTTACTGAAATAAGTATTGTCACCGGAATAACCTTCAAAGGAATCCAAATAACCTGCAAATTTCCAGGCTTTAGTAAATTTGTTCTGAAGGTCTTCGCCAAATAGCTGGTCTGGATTAACGTATTCACGTGGTATATAATAAAGCTCAATACCACGCATTTGAATAGACTCAGCAACTAAAGCATCAGCCAATGTTTGGGTATTCTCATGCTTGTAGAAGTTGACGAACGGATTCATTATTTCAGTTTCGTTCGTGTTAGCATAGCCGGTATTATTTTCCAGCTTGGCAAATAAACTCGAATCGAAAGTAGCCATAATTATCCAATTAAAATAGGTGTTGGTGGGTCGAGTAAATCTAATTCTTCGCGAAGGCGTTCTTTTTCTAAACGAGCTTCTTCAATCAATCGAATACCATCTACAGTGGTTCCACCCGCAAGTTGCATGCCTTGGTGTTTGGCCAAAATATTACCATTGACTTCTTTAACCAATGCCGTCGCATAATCTTTGACCCAACGGTTATTATATGAACCATCTTGCAAACCAAGGTCTTCACCTGCCCTCATACCTGAAATACGACGAGCCGGGTTATCCCAAATAGCTCCGGGGCTCCATTCATTTTCGTCGCACCCACCAGAGGCATATCCATATCCTGCGGTATTTCCTACCATAGAATCGACCCCATTAAAAGAGCGAGTATAAACTTCAATTACAATAAAATCGCCTTTAACAAAGTTACCCATTACCTTCAACTGTTCAGTGGCATCGTTATACCAATAATCAGGCAATGGAACCAAAAGGTCCTGCATCATAGAACGATATTGCATTAATTGTGTAAAATACCCGAGGTCAGCACCAAAGGCATTAGGCCCAAAGCTGTTACAAGAAGTTCCAAGACCGCCGTTAATACCAGCTAGGCCTAATACAAAATCAGTAAACCATGGATAAGTCGCTTGGCCATCCATAGATGTTAAAGAACCTACATTAGTTCTTAAAATTTGTGTTACTGCAAATATATTACGGCCTTTAAGGTCAAATACGCCGTTACGGAATTTTTCTTCGTCATCATGGCCTATATAAAAAGCCTGATAACCTTTGTTATAGCCGTTATAATGATACTCACCGTAGAGCTCCAGGGCGCGCTGGATGCAATCGTACACTTGGTCTGTAGTTACTTCAATATTCGTAATCGGTGCACCCAGGCGGCGCAGGATTGCGTCCTTGAGTTGCTTAGGGTTATATGATTCACTTGCCATGGTTTATTCCTCTAATAACCGTATTTATAGCAAAAAAGGGCCGAAGCCCTTTTATTATGGTGCTGGGTTTAAAGTCACAAAATCTGACAATAGCACCCACGCATTATCAACAAGAACATATGGAAGTCCATCAGCAACTGGAGCCACTGGTGGACGTTTAGCAAGTTCAGTTTCTAATGCAGTGATTTTATCTTCTGCTGTAGTAACTCTAGAAGTTAAAGCTGCCACATTACCATCGGTAACAACTAAATCAGCTTTAACGGTCCCTATTTCAGTAGAAACGTTAGGAACTTCGGTCCACGTAGCATTACGACGAGCATAAAGCTTACCATCGGAAGGGGCATCATTCAACTTACCTAACATCTGGGTTTCTAAAGAAGTAACCGCGTTAATAAGACCACGTTCTTCTACAGTAGTACCGTTAGGGTTTGTCCCGTCAACCTTATTGGTGAGTTTAAGTAAAGTACCCTTAATACCGGATTGGTTATTTCCAATTTCTACTTGAATATCCTGGATAGATGAAGTAGATTGGTTTGCTTGGATAATAACGTCATTTAAACGCTTATTAATGGTCCCAGCTGCCGGAGATACTTCACTACCTAAACGGCGGTTGATATCAGTAACTTGGAAACGTAAGCCATCACTTGAACTAACACCCACTATGGTTTTAAGGTCATTTACATCAGTACGAAGACCGCTTAAACGTCCATTAATAGAAGTAGGAGTTGATTCAGAACCTATTTGGGTTTCAATTGATGTTACACGAGGTTTTAAATCAACGTTGACTGAATTTTCTAGGGTAAGAGTTTTGCTTTCTAAAGTAGTTACTCGGTCCTTTATAGGCATACCGGAGAAATCAATATTAGTCTTAATTTCGTCGATAGATGTATTGAAATTAATTGCAGCCGTTTCTAATACAGAAATTCGGGTATAAGCCTGTTGTTTACCTACCGTATCGGAATGGGGCCCGAGTTCAGCACGAATTTCATTTAATTTAATACCTAGTTGCCCGACGTCAGAATCTTCATAATTCCTTTCAAGGGTATCAATGCGAAGACGATGGTCGACCAATTGAGTGGTATTATCAATGATGCGACGTTTCATACCGGTGGCTTCGCTGGTTTCACCAGGAGGCAACGGATTACCATTTATATCCTGGTTTTCATAATGACCTATTTCGGTTTTAAGAAGAACAATATTTTCACGTACAGTTAAATATGGGCCATCTTGTAAAGGGTCATGGTAACCAACGTCTTCTTTTAGGTGGTCTAAATTTATGGTTAAATTGTTTAGCCCAGTAGTGGTTTCGCCTTCTACTCTCTTAAGCTCTACGATATCAACACGGTTTTTCTCAATTTGTTGGATGACGGAAATATCCGTAGCCATTTCTAAGGCATCATTGATATTATTAACGTTTTCTACCAGTTCGTTAACTTTATCTGCGGTTTTCAAATCATTCGCATCAAGAGCTTCAACGTTTTTCTGAACTCCTAAAGCAGCAGCGTTCAAATTACCTTCATTGCCGTATTTTGTTTTTGCTGCAGACATACAATCACCCTCGCGTATCCATTGGATACGCTTTTGAGGAGCATCAGGTACGCCGTCAACAAATGGTAACTCACTAAGTTCCAATTTGTTAATCATTTTTTACCCTTATTCTACTTTAATAATAAAAAGAACGGACATTGTCCATGGACGTGTTTCGTTGGCAATAAGACCTTCACTATTCAATGTGGTATGTCCATCACGGTTCCAAGGATCGGTGGTCTCAAAACCTTCGTTGGTATAATAACTACGGTTATCCCAGTCAAGGCCTTTACGAGTACCAACATATCCGGAGTTAGCGGTGTTACCAAAAGCGCCATAGTTATCATGTTCACCAAAACCACCAGCATGTTTATGATAACGTAATGCTTGGGCTTGAACGGAAGATTGCGGGAAAGAACCAACACCATTACCTAAACGGGCTTTACCTTTACCGTCTTCTCCTCGGTTACCGGCAATATGCGGGTTAACTTCGCCTTCAGAATATCCACCGACCATGTTAGCGCCACGAGGATATAATCCACGGAAATCTGGAATAGCACCCCACCATCCCCAACGCCCACCAACAGCATTTAAATATGCACCACCAGTGTAAGTCCCACCTACACAAGCACGCCATTTACCAGGTATATTACCTTCATTGCCACCCCACATGCAAATAGTACCCACCGGAACGCTATCTGATAATTGGTCATGGGTAACAACATCAACACCATTACGACGTAATGCTCCATTAACGTTTAAAGTACCCCATATTTCGCCGCCTGAAGTAGAAATAACGTTAGCATTATAAGCCAGCGCCGTATTACCATCGCCTTGGCCTACAGTAGTAGATAAACGAACCAACCCAATACGTCCAGTATTACCTGTACGAGCTAACAAAGAAGCCGGTGTAACTGCGGCGGTATGGTCGGTACCATTAGATACCATATCCCAACCTGCGAGTTTAATAATACCGCTTCGTTCTTCGGTGGAAGTTAATGTGGCTAATCCTGCCGGAGAAATAGCGATACCTACCGAAAGACTTCCATTACCAACCTCTGCATTGGTCGCTAAACGAACTAAACCTTCATTTGTAGTCGTTGCTGTAGAATAAACCGGTAACGCGGCCGTCGCTGCACCAATTGCCTGAGATACTTTAAGTGGGGTCATTGCTGTGGTATCATCGGTACCAGCTAATGCGGCAGGTGTAGTTGAAATCTTGATAACGCCTGTGGCGTTCTCTGTTGATAAACGGTTCTCAAATGTATAATCCATTACCGCTTTCAAAGAAGTTGCTACGATTGCAGCCTGGGGCTCTGTGCCTGCTATAGCTTCAGCGTTAGTAGCATAACGGGTGATACCTACATAAGTTTCTGTTGCCTGAGTAGGAATATCTAAACGGGCTTTTAAAGTTGCCGGTGTCACTGCACTATAAGCATCCAGACCATCCATTACTTCTTGTGTTGTGGCAAGACGAATAATGCCTTGGGACGTTTCTGTAGCTGAAGGAACATTACCTGTGACGCCGATTAATGAAATAGTTGCCAATGCTTCTTGAACATTAGTAATATCAGGCGGGAAATTCGACCCAGTAGGGTCGAATGATTTGAATTCCGATTTATCACTAATGTGTTTTAGTGTGTTTGTTGACATTAATATAATCTCTTATAGTAATATAAAGGAATCGTGCCGTTAACTGTACCACCTGCTAACGATTGGGTAGAGTTACCTAAGTATTCCCACTTACCGTATCCAGCCCTTGGCTGTTGGACTATAGTATGGGAAATTGTACAACCCGATTGTTTATATGGTGAAAAAATATGATTCTGATAGTCATTGTATTTAATATTCAAGGTAGATTGGTCTAAGGCATCAATAGCAGTTTCGGCTAAAATATAGCTATTAGCAATAGCGTCTAAAAACACATCATTTACTTTAGATGCAACCAATACAGATGAATCGCCAACTAAGACCTCTACAGGAAGTCCGAACACTTTAATAATAACCGGGTCGCCAAGTTCACCGCCTGAAGAAATAGAACCGGTAAATGTAATTTTATCAGATTGCTGGATAAATCCAGGTGCTCTGTTTTCTGTGGTAATAATAACAGAGTTCACAGGAAGCTCTGTTCTAAATGCAATATCATCTATTGCACTTTGGACCGTAGGAAAATAAACACCCTTCTGAGTTTGGTTTGCAGAAGGACCACCGATAGGACGTTGGTCAGCGACAGCAGTAGGCTTGTCACTAGTGTAAGATAATTCCAAATAATCGGCTAAGCGGGATTTTAGCCCGCTTTTCATTTCAGTTAAAGTCATTATGCAATCCTCATCCAGCGATGAACAGTTAAGTATGGCGGTAGAGTATTAACCGGGATAGGAGTGGTTCCTTGAGCCTTATTAATACTGGCTTTATCTTCACGATATTTTGTATAAGCCGGTCCTTGTGAATCAGGGTCAACTAAACACCCACCTACAAAAATAGGGCCATCGTTATCAGCAATAAGGACTTTATCATCGGTATTAAGTTCAGGGATATTCTCATATTTCAAATTAGCCACATGAGCGCCACCAGTACCGCCAGCAGTTGACTGTGGAATACCGGCAGAATCCAGATCGTTGTTATTTGCATTAAACAAAGAACTAGCGTCAGGAGACCAACCTACCAAGAACACATCAGATAAACGCTTCCATGAACCAAAGCCCATATAAGTTTTAGGGTTATTAGGGTTCACCGTATTCTCATAGATGGTTCCTATTGGATAAACCAAATCAAAAAACGTTGCTGCTGTATCTATTGTAATATTGGACGCGGCGACCGGTTCAACGTTAGGTGCAAAAGGATTGTCTACATCAGTGATACGAACTTGACCTGTTATATCGATAGAAGGCCCTTTAGAAATATAGATGTTGTTGGTATAATCCAAAATCTCATCAATTTCCATGGTGGTACCGATATCATTATTGTACCAAATTACTGTAAGAATATCGCCGTGTTCAAAGTTACGTCCAAATTCAATAGATTCAATCTTGTCTTCAGGAGTCAAATTAAAAATATAATCTGATTTAGATTGGGTCCATTGACCACCAGCATTAAAACACTCGGTAGCAGTACGACCATCAGCACCTTCACAATAAAACGAAGGAAGTCCTGCTGTACCCGCTTGATGAAGTAATGTGCTATTAAGCATGACTTGACAAGCATTTGGGTTGATAGGGCTGTTAACAGAAATATTCAAATCTGCGGCCGATATAACATGCGAAGTATTCAAATCAGCCACGAAAGAAGAACCAGGAACAGAAACGTTTTTAGTCAATTCTGAACTTTGGATTGTTATATCACGGCGGTTATAAGAACTGCGCCATTGAGCAAGCCCGTCATTATATGATTTGATAATAACAGTATCACCTGCTTCACAAGGATATTTTAAACGGATGTCTTTACCATTCAAGGCAACCAATTCGCCTGGTTGAGCACCCGGAGAACCGAACTCTGCAGTAGCCGCATCAAAAATATCATCAACACCGTAGAACAAATTGTTACCACGTTGCGAAACGCTTAAACTTGCTACGTTATAAGAAAGCCCTGGGAAAATGTCTAGAAAATCTGTTTGGCCTTCAGTGGCAATAAACTGCTTAGTTGCTACAGTAGCGAGGTCGTTATTTGGAATACGGTTTACTTGCTTATTTTCAACGTATTCCCATCGTCCTGGGGCACAATAAACTAATTCAAGGTCCGAGAAGTTGCGAGCAATTTCTACTTGAGTAGCTGAACCCTTAATGGTATCACCCGTGGCAGGGATTAGGGTTACAGGGTTAGCTTGCCATGAGGAATACACATCACGTACACGGATAACAAAGTTATATTCTTCAGGAGAGCCTTTAGGAAGCTGAACGTTAATACGCCCACCTTGAGTATTAAGGGTATAGCTATGACCCATTACAGCGTTCAACAAAGCACCATCTGCAGTAGAATGCTGTTTCCAAGCGCCTGCTGCATGAGGGTTGTTGCCATCACCTAATTGGTAATAAAGCTCATTGAAGTTGTTATTAATTTTAAGACCACCTGCACGCAGGTAATCACCGGACCCGTCATCAACAGCGGAACCTACTTTTAAGTCTTGTTTCATTATACTGGAACTCCAATAGTTTGGGTTTCTACGACCTTAATTGCAAGCCTCATAGGATTGACAGAAGAAGCGGTCGCGATAATATAGTTTGATGTATCGAATTTAAAATCTAGGGAATAAATTTCGTCATCATCTGAAGTTTGACCACGTTTAATAACAGCGTATTCGGTGGAATAAATCTTTTTAGCTTGGTTGTCGATAAACACAAGATATTCTGAAGCTTTGTAAATGGTTTCGTTGGCATTCACTGCCGTAACTAAAAGTTTGACCAATGAATACTGGCCGGAATAAACCACCGGAATATCACGAGCGACAGAAGATATATTATATGTCTTATTTAATGGAACTCGTTTATCACCAAACATACTTTCAATTGAATAATCCCATACTGCAACGCCGTTTGTATCCGATACACACCATAAAAGAACCCGTGTATAGGGTGTTACGATACGCAAAGTCGAAGTTGAATGGCTTGCAAAAGTATCCAATATACGGATTTCAAGATAATTAGTGGAAGAAATACTCCCGTTAGAGTTGATAATCTCGATTCCTTCACCGACTGCACCTTTTACAGTGGTTAATACGATAGAACCGGTAGAAGCATCGATATCCACCAAAGAGCCTAAATCTACTGAGCTTGCTTGGTCCATATCACCAAATTTTTGATAATAACCTGTAGCGTGTAATTTCTGACCGGTTAATTCACCAGTTAAAGCAGTTTTGCGTTGGTCGCCGAAAGTATTATATATGTTGTTTAAGTCAGTGTTCAGTTTAACACCGCCATCATAAAGAATGTCGCCGGTGCTGGCATTACCAATTTCACCGACGTCAATTAGTTCTTTACCAGTTTGCTTAATCATAGGTATGCCTCATTATTGATATACTGTATTTATTAAACCCGAAAGGGCCTTGCGGCCCTTATTAGAATTCGAAGATAATGTTAATTTCTTCTGTTTGGTCCATGGAACGAATAACCGGAGGACGGTTTTCCATATAAATCATTTCACCTGAATGGCGGGAGAGGTCTATAACATCATAGTACTCTTTTTCGGCTTTAATGATCGGATCGGATGGGTGAGCTTTAGCTTCTAATGGATTAGAAATTATCGAAAGCTGTCTAAATCCTTTGTTACCAGGAAGACTAAATTCAGGGAAGTAAACTGAATCTAAGAATGCTTTAAAACGAATGGTATTGCCTTTAATACGATAAATCAATCCATAATCGTCTTGCTGCCAAGTAAGATTATTCTCGTATCCCCAACGTTCAGGGTCTTCGGCAATTTCTTCTGGCCATGGTACTACAATATATTCATTAGTGCAACGGTTAATACTTACATCAGGTGGAATCTCATACAAATATTCCCAGAGATACCCATCACCCGTATCAACCATACCTTCCGTATCGCCTTGTCCTGCAGGGGCTTTAACCGACTGTACATTTGAGGTCCATTTACCACCAAGTTTAATACACTCGGTTTTATTATCAAGGGACAAAATAGAACATGTACCTGATTCTGGGATATCTACACAACGATAAACCATCCACCCGGCACCGACATCAGTACGGTTTTGCGGCTGGCTGTTCGCCACTACAATTTCACCAATCTGGAAAGTAAACGGATTAGGATAAGAGGTATCGCCCCAGTCTTTGCGCGGGACAACACAATCCAACATGCTCTTATAAACCTTAACACAACCCATCATGTTTGTCCAGACGTCTTCTACGCCCTCAGAATCATCTACAGGATAAGGCGGGGCAAAACCAGGGTCGTTTTCGTTATCGGCCCATGGTCGGGCCCTTCCGAAAGATACATACATGGTGTTCTGGTCTTCACCATCACCTATTGTTCTGTAAAAGTTGTACATTTTTTCCGTTCTAAATTTTGAAGTAACAATAGAACGATAAACTACTGTAGAATTAATCATTAATTTTTACCTGAGTTGGAACTTTAGGGTCTCTAGGATTTCCAATATCGTCTTTAAGACGCTTATCAACCAGTGCACGCCAATTGGCAAAGGTCACAGCACTTTGGTCAAACAATGGACTATGCTTTTTAATACGTTTGTGTGGTAATTGACCTTGGAATACAGAGAAATCATTTTCCGCATCATAATCTGCAGGGATATCAAACGGTTCTCCTGCTTTAGGTCCAACGTTATAAACCGGAAGTCCTGTTCTAGGGTCTCGTTCTATATTACCATCAAAACCTATTACAGCAACTCTATCATACCATTCAGATGGCAAACCTGAGTCCCATTTGTAGTTCTTAAGGATATTAATAATAGTTTCTGTATGTTTTAGCGTTAAACCTACGTTAACGAACATAGAAAGCAAAGTTATACCTACAAAGCCGAAACCTACTGGATGAACAAATCTCAAAACATCGTTGCGATAACGAGAAGTAGGGAGATTAGACTTAATGGTCATCACATAATAAGAACGGTTACGGTTGATATAGTCGATATTGTTACTCAAAAGCTCTTTACCACGTACGCCCTGAACAATCATACCCTTGAACGAAGTACGTTCAGATTTAATTTCCTGTCCGACTATAAAACGACCTAAAAGATTATGAATGGTTAAACGCCATTGCAGTTTACCATCTTTGTAATTTCGTTCTATATAAGTAACATTACTACGACCTGTAGGAGTATAAATCGTTTGGCCTACGATATCTTCACTGATATTATCAGATTCTACGATGATATCATATTCGATAGAGTTCTTGGACTCGATATCAATTTCTACATCTTCATTGTAAAGCAATTTAAACAGGAATTTATATGAAGCCTCGGTACCTTTTGTAGACCAAAAATCGGTTTGGCGCGCCTGGAAAAAACGAACTACTTCGTCGCGTTTTTCTTTCGACAAATAGATGTTACGCTTATAGATTTCCGACCACAAATATTCCCATGAATCTTCTTCACGTGGGTATTGGTTACGAATAAGATTCAACAAATTATTATAGTGTGTACCTGAGCCATCACTAATAAATTGGAGATAGTATTCACAGAATTTTTCAAAGTTGCTATCTTGAAGCAAATAACTATCTGGAATCATTTTAACCAGTAAAGGCTGGAGGTCCGGGTCTTGCTCACCAACTTCCTCTTTAGGTTTCCACGGGATTTCATGTTCTTGGTTTTGCAATTCAGCCGTAAACATAATTTCTTTAGGCTTCCAAATAACACGGACTTCATCGCGTACACGATAGTCGAATTCAAAATATCCAACCAATTCACCTGTAGATTTGTGAATCATCATTCCAGAAGAATATTTCTTAAAGCCGTTGAACTCTATATTAGGAGATGTGACTTTACAAAAACCTTTATTCCAAATCTCATGAACAATACGTTCAGGTGAAGAACCACTGTTCAGGTCGATAATTTTCTGGTATAAAGCATCGTTATAAACAACCATCGCATGGTCACCAGTGGTAATCCATGAACGGGTTCCATCGCGTCGAGACCAACTAAAGAATGGTTCGGCATAATAAGCCATACGCCCAGGTTTAAATTCTTTGAAATCGGATTTAGAGTTAGACCTAAAACTCATCATCAAATAATGTTTATCGTGAATCCATTGTTCATCTTTAACATATTTAACGGCGGAGGTGACAATTTCAGGGTATTCCAAAGGAAGCTCAGAATCAACCTCTACTTCATATCTAAAGTTGCTTGAACTGAAAAATAATTCCTCTCCATCAGTAGACATGCTGGTATATCCATGCTCTATACGACGACGTTCTTCTTCAGTGTTTCCAAATACACGGGTCCATGTATCAGTTGAAGTGTCTAACCAATAAACACCTTTGGATTCAGAATCAACCACATTGGATTCGACCGTAGGGTCCATTTTTTCTTCTTTAACTTCACCTGTAATTAAAGCAAATGTATGGCCTTGGATAGAATCTAATTTATAACAAACAGCTTTAGGGTTCCCTGTGATAGTCGAATATCTGCTTTCAAATATCTTCTCTCCATAAGTCGGAGAACTAGGGTCGGTGTCTATAGGGGCCTCAGATGTTTTTGCTTTATAAACTCTGTCTCTACCTGCAACATAAATGAAATCATCAGAAGCGCATATAGCTTCAGCAATAGTGGAAATAGGCAAAGGAAGTTTTGCATATGACCCAAATATCTCGATTTCAAATGGAAGGTCGATATCACTACCTATTTTAGCAAATGTTATATCTTGGGAGCTAAAACGGACATCATCAGCAGACCAACGAATATCACTTGATTTACGTCCGTAAAATATTTGGTCATAACCTAGAACATACGTAGTAGTTTCAGTTTGGTAATGTGCTGTACGCGAAACAGGGTTACCTACTCGGTCATTAAACAAACGGATATAATGCCAGTTCTGCCCTTTATCATTAGAAACCTTAGCAGTACTTTGGAATCTTTCTAAAAGGTAAAGTACACCACCAAGTTCCATTAAAATAGAACGTTTAGGGTCTTTACAAACCGCTTGGATGCTTCCTTGGATTTCATGGAATCGGTCTGCTTTTAAAACATAATTTGATATAGATGACAAATGCGAATACGCCGGCGTAAAGTTAAAATCTTCCGTCATTAAGGAAGCCATAATGGCATCGGTATTAAAGTTCACATAATTCTGATTATTTTTTGTGAATTTTTCTTCAATAAATTTATTAGACAAAGTGAATTCACGCATATGCTCAAATGTATATGCGTTGGTAGAGAAAGTTTCAAATTCTTCAGTGTAAACCCATTCAGACTGCTCAAACCCCTGGGCGGCCACCGCAACTCGCATTTTATAAAATGAATTAGGAGAAATGAATGCCTCTTCAAACCATTCGTTATTAGGGGTGTAACCTAAATTTCTCCAAAATAATCTATCGTCGGGAATTTCTACACCCGCATCCTTCGTTTGGGCCAGTTCTACGAAATAATAGAAGTTGGCGCCTACGTCATCCCAAAGAATGCTCACATGGTTAGCCGAGAGTTTATCAATTCTCAGACTAGTAACATAAGGCGCTTGTACAGACATTAAATCTCCTTAAACCTCCGAAGAGGTTTATATTGTAATTGGTTCCAACTCTATAGTTGTGTACTGAGGACGAAGGTCATCTTCAAATACGATTAAAGAACCGTCTTTGGTAAAGATGTTGTCTTGGTCTGGCCCTGCATAAAGTTCAATAGACTGGACTTCAAAACGGTCGGAAGTAAGGCCTATTGCGGCGATATCCCAGAAAATAAAGTCCGAGTAATAATCAATTTCGCCAATAACATAGTAGACCGATTGGTCTGCAGGCGCTGCCATTTTATCGAAGTCATCTCCGGTGTAAGGTTGGATGTATTGGTTTTCAATTACATCGCCAGGTCGGAAAGGACCTATAACCATTTTACCATCGCCTCGTTCGTCTTTATCTGTGGCAACAATACGTACGTTGTAAGATTTAACAACATCGGATACGTTTGTTGGGACGAACTCAAATTCACTAGAAGTTACAGAACGGTTGGTGTATTGATTATAGTATTTAATACCCGCTTCAGGTGTTTTGAAGAAGTTTAATACCTCGCGAACCATTGTTACCGTAGCCGAAGAGCCAAGGATACTGTGGTCTGCATTATCAATATAAGTCAACATTTTAGACTTGGCAAATCCATGGTTGAATATTTCAACTTCGTTAATATAATAACGGTCTATTTGAGAAAGGATTTGAGCCGTTAACCATTGTTCGGATTCCTGTAATTTGTTCAGTGCATATGAAACCTTAATTTTATGCTTCAAGAACAAGTAGTCAGGAGAAATAACCGAAGGGGTAATAGGTGCCAAGTTAAATTCTGAAAGATAATTTTGGATATCTTCACGTTGTACTGCCGTCAAATACAATCCTGATTTAGGTTTAATGGTAACAAAGGCGTAACCTGGTTTATTTGGGTCCGTAAAGGTTTGTACTGCTTGTACAATAGACCCAAATCGCTCCGAAACGAATGTATCATAATCTGTACCAGTTACAGCACGCATCTGGGCTTCACGTTTAACTACAGCCAATTCGCGAATACGTTCAATATCTTCAGGGTCACCACCACCATCAGCACCTACATAATCCGGATTTTCATCGTAGTTTTCTGTAATTTTTTCAACCGTAATATATGCCAAAGAATCCGCATAACTAAAGTCCACCGCCCCGTTAGCAACTTCGCCATCAGTACGAAGATATTCTATAACAATAGTAGCATCTTTAACAGGTTTTAAACCACCAATATAATTAGCTTCTAATACCCCACCTGCAACTGATTTTTCAGCAACACCTTCACCAAAGAAGAATTCAGTATTACCATCTACGGTTTCACGCATATAGTAAATTGTTGATGTACTACCAGCATGAACCATGGATTTATTAGTCCAGTTAGTCCATTCTGCGCCATCGACATAAAGTTTAACTTCCTGTCTATCAATATCCGGGTCACGAATAAGAATAGGAGTTTTAGGGTCATACTTAAGTTCGGTACGAATAATACGGCCTTGTGCTAAAGATACGATAGGAAGATATTGGTTATTAACATCACGTACGGCAATAACGTTTTCCGTGGTAACAAAAGCGTATGGGTCCGCTGAAGTATCACGAGCATAGGCCAGGAATTTAGTACCACGTGGGATACGAATATTCTTTTCATTCAGGGCTTGAGTACAGGTCAACATGATACTTGTTTTGGCTGCTGATTTAGAACTTGGCAAATAGCCGTTATCCTGTGCAGCCTGGACGACGGAGGAACGCAAGTTAGCAGTACCGATGAAAGATTCATATACTGCAGTATTAGCAAACTGCTGCATATACAGGGTGTTGTAAGCTAGCATGTCAATCAGGATATTCATTCGCGAACCAACGAAATCGTAATCCTTAAATTCGTCCTGGCTAGAAAGCCAATCGATAATATTCTTTTTAATCTCTTCAAACGTAGCTCCCACAAATACTTTTGGGATAGCGTTAACGGTTCTTGTTAATTGGTAATTCGTAGGAGTAGCCATTTTAATTCCTATTTTATGAATACTTTAGATGAGGCTTGTGCGACTGTATCTCCGCACGAAATAGGGTCTGCCATCTGGACAGCCTTTTTGCCTGTAACATACACCTTTGATGTTCTAGGTTGGGTTACCCCACCATGGGTTTCATATGGTTTTTTAATTTCTGTGTGTTCTGTAATAGGGTCTCCTGCAACTAATACAGGAATACCACCTGTAAATACTTTACCTTGAGTGGCATTTATTACTGTAGGAGGCCACGCTTCATGACCTGCTGTTACGCATTGGTTATAACTTAAGCCTGACATTTATGGCCTCGCATATACGTATTCTCTTAATTGATTTGCCCATTTGGACCAATTACCGACAATAACCTTGGTATAAACCTTAGTAAGGGTTTTTCTTACAGGAGCCGGAGGAGGGTCTATTTCGCTACCGGCCCTAGAATTACTACCGCCTGAGTTCCCTGTATCACCTCCTGATGACTCTTCTTGAAAGTCATAGATTAATGTGACTGTGTAAGAAAACGTCTTCTGGAGATTACTAGGGGCTTTCCAGAGGTATAATTGAGTGTTACTATCGCCTGGTAAGTCTTTCCATGAACCGGCTGTTTTAAATTCATCGTTTAATCGATATTTCAAGGCATCTTCAGAGAATCCAAATACCGATTCGTAGGTTCCATATAAATGAGCTCCATCGACAATAATGCCTTCTGTAGGCTCATATTCTGTTATATTTATTTCAACTAATGTTTCGTTTGTTTCTAATTGAGCAGTAAACGTAACATCGATTGAGGCTCCTTCCATGGAGTCTCCTAAATCTGTGCTCATAGGTAAAATATTAGCCAATGTCAATCCTCGAACCATCAATAGTATATTGACCAGATGCAATAGAACTCATTGAAGCCATAGTCTCGGACCACGCACCTGCACAAGTCCAAGAAACGGTACCGTTTACTGTCCAATTTAAATTACCATTGGTCGTACGAGTTTCATTACCTTCAACTAAGGTAGTTGCATCACCCTTAACAGTAACATCAGCATTTCCTTCAACAATAACAGTAACATTACCTTTAACACGAAGGGTGCCATTACCTTCTACAGTTTTCTCTTCATTACCGCGAATATGGATGGTTTCGTTTCCATCAGTCTGACGACGCACGTTTGCCATATTATAATAGGTTTCATCGCCACCAACGTTGACTTTATTATTACCACCAACATAAGTATTTGAATCGCCTTGGGTCATATAATAACCATCGGCTACCGTCTTAGAAGTTTTACGTCCATCAGGAGCAACTTCTTCATAACTACCGGTAGGATGGATTAAACGGTATCGTTCTTGCCCTGGGGTATTATCGAATTCTTGGATATGCCCGCCTTCAGTTTGCATGGTTTGGACATATGGATATTCGCCTTTATAACTAGAATCAGGTTCTTTAAAAAGAATCCTTGTGTCTTCTGGAGTCCACGGGTCGGCAGGGTCTGAATTTGTAGGGGCCACAAAGGTTTGAATCATTCTATACGAACGGCCATTAAATGACCTTTCTTTAGGGGCCATAATACCATATGATTCCATGTTACCTGTGAGGATAATCATTGACACCCTTGATGCGCGACCTTTAGTTTGGTTAAACCATACTGAATTACGAGCTTCCTCAAATGCCTTTTTATAATCGCCTATTAGCATTGCACTAAGCATTCCACGGAATTTAGCCAATCCACCTAATCCCATTTGGAAAGCCATGTTTTCAAGAGCCATTTGTCTTGAACGGTTTTCTTTATTGTAAACAGGACCTACAACACTATGCCGACCTATATCGTTTTGGACTTTTTTAAGGTCTTCTTGGAATAATTTAGAAGCCTCATCCATTGATATTGCACCAGGGTTACCTTTAACTTCTCGTCCTACCTGATTAGATAATATTTTGTTTATTCGATTCATATCTCTAATAGGTTGTGGTGTGATAAGGTGGCCTATACCTATAGTAGGATAACCTTCGGTATCCCAATATACCTTCAGTCTAAGCCCTTCATCACGATGAAGCATGTTTTCTATTGTGAAATTAGGATTATCGTCTGGTTTGACTTGACTTAAATCCAACCCGTCAGGATTAATACCTACATCAGTGTTTGCATCTTGTATTACGTTAGAAGTGGCATCGTATCCAACTTCACCACCTCGGTTTAAAGCAGCAGCATCGTTACCTAAATAAAGCGGATATTGGCCTGTAGGGTCACTAAACCCTTCATTAGGATTAGCCTTCTGTCTTGAAGCGGAACCGTATGTACCAAGGACAAGTCCGTTTAATTTCCACTTATCAAGAAAGTGACCATAAACTTGTGTACCGGGGACCATACCAGTCATAGCGGTTTGGATACCTGAAACAGAGGCAGAAGATGTAGGCATTAATACCGACATCCATGGTAAATCTTCTGTACGAAGGCCTTTTACAGGGCCTTGTACTTTTTCATATGGATGCATACCCCATACGCGCACGCGTACTCGGCCTTGTTGGAGTGGGTCCATTCGGTCTTCAACTACACCGACGAACCAACTTACATTATCAGACATGTTAATCATTAGAGGGCTTTCTCCATTTCTCTAATTAAAGCGGAAACAAAGGACTCGATGTCATTAGGGTCTATAATCTTTATTTCGCGCTTATATTCATTTTTACGAATGGCGTCCTCGTAAATATCTACTGCAGCCAAAGGACCTTCATATTGAGGATAACGTTTTTCTGTATCACCTTTATCGTACCAAGTATAAGGATTTTCCGGAGTATTTACTAGATTCCAGAATTTCTCACCCTTTTCATTGACATGATAAAGGACTTGGTTTCCGCCTGCAGTAGCATAACGTTGAATAGCTGCTTGATACGCAGATTCTTGGCCTGTAATCCAGCCGTAATAAGGGTCATATACGTTATTACACATCAATAAAACCCAATATAATTGCACGTTACCATAAAGTTGATGGGCTAATTCTTCTGGACGAGGGGCCCCACTGATATAATATGTTTTAAGTGTATAATTTTTAGCCACTTTATCAAAATATTCTTTATAGTTTCTAAATATATCAGTCATCGGTACGCTCAGTACATCGGCATCAGTTAATGAGCCGGAATCTGGCTTGACTGTTTTTGATTCGTAATTTATAGGATCGAAAAATGAGAAGAGCATAGTGCCTCCGAGTATAAATAATATTAATATTTATAAGGAGGCACTATGGCCTACTCAGGGAAATTTAAACCTACAAACTTACAAAAATATAAAGGTGATTGGAAGAAAATCCAATATCGTTCCTCTTGGGAAGCATGGCTTATGCGTTGGCTTGACAACCATCCTAATGTCGTCCAGTGGAACTCGGAAGAGGTTGTGATTCCATATTTTAGTAACGCTGATGGAAAGAAACGTCGGTATTTTATGGACTTCTGGGTGAAGTTCGACAATGGTCAACAATTCTTTTTCGAAGTCAAACCTTTTAAAGAGACCCATCCTCCAGCGGCGCCTGCTAAAATGACTACAGCTGCTAAAAAGAGATATATCAACGAACATTATACATGGAGTGTAAATAAAGATAAATGGAAAGCTGCTAAAGCTACAGCAGATAAAATGGGAATTAATTTCAGATTGATTACCGAAAACTCACTGAAAAAATTAGGATGGAAAGGATGAGTATATTTTCTTACATCAACGAGGCTACTGAAACTACAAAAGGTTCCAAGCCTACTCGTTCAGAACAACAATGGATAACTTTAGGCGTTGAATATGCCAACGCTAAGGCTAAAGGTGTTTCGGCTAAGAAATTCGCTGAAGATAAAGGCATCAAGTATTCTAGCTTTACATCTGCGATGTCTCGATACTCGAGTCGAATTAAAACTGCTGTACAGGTTGAAAAACTTCAGAAGAAACCTGGCAATAAATTAACCAAAGCCGAACGTCAATTAATTTTGGTGAATAGTTTTAGAAAGAGTATTCGCGATAAGATTGCTAACGAAGGCGCTGCCGTAAACAATAAATCAGCTAAATGGTTTACAGAAACATTAAAGAAAGGAATTCGTGGACACCAGGTATCTAAACCGTCTCCTGGTAAGCTTTATGCTTATATCTATGATGCCAAACATAAGGATACCCTACCATACTGGGACAAATATCCTTTAATAATTTATCTTGGGTTAGGTAAGCATAATTTAATGTACGGACTGAACTTACACTATATTCCACCTAAAGCACGTCAGCAATTTCTGGAAGAATTGCTGAAGCAATACGCGAGTACGCCTACCATTACGAACTCGACTAAATTAAAAATCGATTGGAGTAAGGTAAAAGGATTCGCTGGCGCCGACGTGATGATTAAGGCTTATATCCCTGGAAATATTAAGGGACCTTTAGTAGAGATAAAACCATCTGATTGGGCTAATGTAATAGGATTACCACTTCAGCAATTTGTATCGAAAGGTAAGCGTTATTCAGCTCAGAAAGTTTGGAAGAAGGCATAATGAATTACCAGAAAATATATTCTTCATTAATTACACGTGCTCAAGGACGAGCACTATCCTGTTATACCGAATCTCATCATATTTTACCTAGATGTATGGGTGGAGGTGATGAATCTACAAACTTAGTTGATTTAACTCCTGAAGAACATTATTTAGCACATCAACTATTAGTTAAAATGCATCCAGGACATCCTGGTCTAACTTTTGCAGCTATGACAATGACTCAAGGCCCTCGTCGTTCTAATAAGCTTTACGGCTGGCTTAAACGTAAGCACTCTGAGAATATCACAGCAACCCAAACAGGAAAGGTTTATTATAATAATGGCAAGAAGTGTATTAAGCTGTTTCCGGGTGAACCGATTCCTGAAGGATTTGTAAAGGGACGAGGATGGAGTCCTACAAAAGGAACCACTCATGATAGGAATAATGGCCGTTTTGCCAATAAAGAACTCCAAGCGGAGCTTTCTAAACGGAGATGGGATAAAGCCAGAAAGGAAACTTGTGAACAATTTGGTGTGGATACTATAGAAGAGGCCAAGGATATGGTTCGGGCATTTAAAGCTACATGCCACGAAAGATACTGGATAAAACCAACTATAGCCAAATGGCCTTTTATGACACCAGTAAGACTACGTGAATTTATAAAATAATCTATTATCCCAGCCAGTTATTGAATGGAACAGACCTAGGACCATTATACACTGTCTGGGACTTAAGCAATATAGGAACCCTATGAACGGTTTATTTAACCAAACTAACACTACTAACTTTATCTTAGAGGTTAGTGACGCAGGAATGACACAGGCATTCAAATTGAACGTACAAGATGTAACACTACCGGGTATCCATATTCCGGTCTCAGACGTCCCAGGATCGACCCAGGGCATACATCGTGCTAAGCTGCCAGGTTCTACTGTAGAATTCGACCCATTGATTGTGAACTTTCTTGTGGACCGTGAATTGAAATCGTGGCTTGACGTTTATAAGTGGATGTTGTCATTAAACAACTATGTAACCCATGATTCAGAAGCCTGGCATCCTAAAGGTCAACCGGAAGCTATCACCCTCCACATCCTTGATAATAACAAACAGAAAATCGTAATGAGCATTCATTACTACGATGGTTGGCCATCCGACCTCTCGGAAATCCAGTACTCTTATAAAGAGGATTCTGACCCGGCGATTATCGCCACAGCAACATTCAACTTCAAATCGTTTGCTGTAGAAATAGATGGTACAATAGTTACAGGTCGTCCACAAATTGATTCGTATGCCGAACAACGAGTGGCTCGTATGTCTATGCATCCATCTATGAGAAAATAATGAAACTAATATCAATTGTAGGAATCAAACGTAGCGGTAAGGATACCGTTGCTAACTATGTAATCGAAAATATGGATTCGGTAAAATTTCAGCTCGCAGGTCCTATTAAAAAGTATCTGGCTGAAGCCTATGAATACATCTCTGATGACCCTGTATTCGACCGTAGTTACATGCCTAAACTAGATTTTAACTGTTTTGAAGGTATCGGTTACGACCGTGAAGAAATCATTCCTTTAAAACCATATGATGTGATTGATATCTTTGAAAATGCTATTGTCAAACTGAATAATATCCTTCCTATTCCAGGAATGGATGTTCGTACCGCATATCATTATGGTCTTACCCCAGTCCAGTATCTGTCTGAAGAAACAAAAGACCAACTGTTTGAAGTAATAAATAAAAATAACAATTGGTCAGTACGTCGTCTCATGCAGACCCTTGGGACTGATATTATTGTTAACCAATTTGATAAGATGTATTGGGTTAAGTTGTTCGCTTTAGACTATTTTGATAAAATATACTCTGATGCGAAATACTATGTCGTACCTGATGTTCGTCAAACACACGAAATTGATTCGCTCAGAGCGATGGGTGCTACGATTATTCATGTAGTTCGCGCTGAAACCGGTCAAGTACAAGACTCGCACATCACTGAAGCGGGTCTACCAATTTTACCTGGTGACGTTGTTGTTGAAAATAACGGCACTCTTTCTGAACTATACACCACTATTGATAAATTATTAGGAAATAAAAATGTCTGAACAAACCGTTGAACAGAAACTGCAGTCTGAAATCGTTATCCTGAAATCTCGTATCCTTGATACTCAGGACCATGCACAGCGTGTTAAAGCTGATTGTGATATGCTTACTAAAGTACTGGGTGAGATTGCTGCAGTAGTTGGCGTTACCGGTGATTCTGTTAAAATCGAAGACCTGGTTGAAGCCGTTAAAGCCCTGGTTCCAGAAGCTTCTGACGAAGAATATTCTGAAGAAGAATAATGAAAACCGAAGATTTTGCTCAAGGTCTATACGTTGCTGCAAAATTCTCTGAATTAACTTTAGATGCGCTGGAAAATCTTCAGCGCACTTTAAAGGTTCCTAATCCAGTTCCTCGTGAAAAATTCCATTCTACAATCTGCTATTCAAGAGTCAACGTTCCATACACCGTTGCATCCGGAAGTTTTGAAGTTGCTTCGTCAGGACATCTTGAAGTATGGAAACACGGTGATTCTCCTGTCCTGGTTTTGGTTCTCAATTCAGAGTATCTTAAATGCCGCCATCAGTATGCTCGTACCTTAGGTGCTACGCACGATTTTGATGATTACACCCCTCATATCACCCTGTCTTATAATGTAGGACCACTTAGCTTTAGTGGAGATGTCCAGATTCCTGTTGTTTTAGACAGAGAATATAAAGAACCCTTGAAGCTCGACTGGGCTGAAGACCTAAAATAATTTAAAAAGTTGTTTACAAGGTCTATAGGCATGATACTATAGACCTATCAAAACAAACTAACCAAACGGAAATCAAAATGAAAACTTATCAAGAATTTATCACCGAAGCTAAAAGACATGAAGATGAACTGCCAATTGTTACAAAAACCTTTGATGGCACACTGGCTGATTTTAAAAAAGTCCCTAGTGATAAGCTTGCTAAATTGACTGGCTCTATCAATGAAAAAGGTGGCAAGGTCACGTTTTCTGCTGGCGGCATAGCCAATCTTAAAAAACTTTTGAAAGCCGCTGGCGCTGAATAAAATGAAATCATACCAAGAATTTATCGCTGAATCTATTCTTAATGAAGAAGTAAAAATTAACAAATCTGTTAAGACCATGATTGATAATATAAATCATCTCTATAACATCGATTTGACTAATCACGTAACTTTAGGCAATAAGCGAAACTTTTTTGTATTTGATACTTCAGAACTCGACCAGAATCAAATTAACAATATTGAACGTTTTGCTAATGAAAAAGGGCTGCGCCACGAGACGGCTGGTTATAAAAAATATGCAATTTATTTAAAATAATTGTTTACAACGGGCTTTAGTGATGGTACTATAGCCCTATCAAAACAAATGAGTGATTGGAGAATAAAATGAAACGTTGTGAATTAATTAGAAATGTTACTGCACTGGCCGCTGTTACTGCTTTTGGCTTTAGTATGTTTGCAGGATTCATGCTCGATATGCTTTCAACTTCCGAGAATATAATCTCTTTAGTAGTGGCATTCTTAATTGGTTCAATTTCTTTCGTTATGGATAAAATCTCTAAAGGTGAATAATGAACATTGAATATTATGTATATGCGGATTATGAAAATAATCCGTCTAAAGATGAAGATAACCGTTTAGGTGTAGATGCTTTTGAATCCCCTGCTGCAGCTTGGCAATGGGTTGAAAGTACCGATATTCCTTACCGTTATATTGAAGTGGTAGACCAAGCAGGAAACAAGTATCCTAAGGAAGCATATGTTCCTTCTGGTAAAGTAAATTTCCTTCTGTTCGCAGGTGATAACTATTATCCACGTGGCGGCTATACCGATTTAATCGCTAAAGCATTTTCTGAAGACGAACTACGTGATATTATTAACGAAAATGAGAAAAAGCCTCGTTACGGTTCTAATCGTTTTGACTGTGACTGGTGGCAGATTGTTAATGCTAATACCCATACTATTGTAGACGAGGGTTAAATGCTATACGTTAAGGTTACTAATCCAGAGAATGGCTATAATTCAGACCAGGTTGCAGCAGAGCTACTGATTCGCAACTTTGGCAAAGGTGCTGTGCTTGATGTCCAACAGGTTAATATTGGTCGTAGTTCAAGCGACGTTAAACTAAAAGTTAATGGTCGCCGTTATAATTCTGTTAACTTTACTTTCTACACCGCAACTGAAAACGGGTTGGTCGAATACGACATCTTTAAAAATCCTTTGAAGATTGCTTCTATTAAACTTGATTACATTAATATGTGGCCACAATGAATCAAATTTGACCAGACTATTCCTAAAAATAGTAATATGCTTTAAGAGTAATGTGTTATTATTACTCTATCATTAATACCCTCTATTACCAAAGGTTCTTCCCTCAAAGAACCTTTCATAATAGACAAGGTCTATTAATCAAACTTACTTTACTTAATTTTATTTGAGGTGTTTATGTTAGTATTAAAATTAGCTTTTTACGACCCAGAAACCAAGACAACAACTACCAAACGTTGTTCTATTTCATATGAATGTCAATTTGGCGAAGTTGAGACTGATGGCGAGCCCTTTATGGCAATTGCCGATAGCACATTCGCCAAACCAAAAATAATTCCACTAGTTAACGCTGCGGCTTATCTGGTTGCTCCTGAAGAAATGACTTATCATACAATTCAGCACATGGCTAAAGATGATAATGCTCCTGCTGGATTTGTAGTTTGATTTAAGGCCCTGTAGCTCAATGGTTAGCAGCAGTCCCCTCATAAGGGAAAGGTTACCAGTTCAAATCTGGTCTGGGTCACCAACTACGTCCCGCTGGTGTAATGGATAGCATACGATCCTTCTAAGTTTGCGGTCCTGGTTCGATCCCAGGGCGGGATACCAAATGAAGACTATTATATAGTCAAGCCGTCGTATGAAGACTGATTACCAGCATTCACCGGCGCAACAAACAAGAAACCGGGTCGCTACCGGTAAGTCGTCGGACTGATGTTCCCTGAGTAAGGACTGGCATTAACAAATCTTTACGATCTGTTAACGTCCCCTTACATCACAGCAGAAACGGCGCACCGAATTATCGATTCGAGGAAATATCTTTGCCGTAAGCCGAGTAGCGTTTTTGACGGAACGTTCGGATATGGTCGAGATATGGCCTTTTAAAAATATTGAGTGGCGTCAACTACTTAATAACCGGGTTCGAATCCCGGCGTTTCGTACAAACACTTGCCTAGCAGGTGGAACCCCGACAAGGTTACCCTAGGTTAAAGGCCCTTCCGAAAGGTTGGGCTTTTTTTGTATAAATATGTAGTAAACTAACTTAGGAAATAATATGAAAACTTACAATGAATTTTTGACTGAACAATCTAGTTCAGATGTAAAAGCCGCTGCGATTGCAGCAATTCAAGCAGGTAAATATTCTTACAAAGACGCCTCTGATGAAGAACGTTTCCGTTTTATTAAAGATTTTAAAGCCGAAGGTTTTACTAATGCCAATACTGTTAGCCGAGTTTTTAAAAGCCTAGCTGCCTCAGGTGAATTGTTCCAGAAAGCTACAGGTAAAGCACCTGCGTCAAAAGCGGACCCTAAAGCCGCTCAAGAAAAAAATATCGCCAAAGGAATTATTTCTAAGTATGAAGCAATTCTTAAAGAGCTTTTAGTAATCAAAACAGAAGGCCAGAAACTGGCACGAGCACATAGCTTCAAAGATAATCCACATGCTCACGACTTAGAGTATGTTGAAGATATTCAGAAAATCATCAAAGACCGTATCTGGTCTGCTAAACAAATCAAATAACGAAAGCCCCGTCTGGGGCTTTTTGGTTAACTTAGAGAAATATATGAAACTTTTAAAATATTTGAGTTGGGTTCTGTTGGTTCCACTGGATTTTATCTCTATGGTTCTGGCTGTTATCCTTGCACCATTTGTGGTTCCTTTCCACAATAAAAAGACAGGTAAATTACCGTACGGCTTTGATTGGATGATGACATACGATAATCCAATTGACGGTGATAAAGGTCATATTAAACGTTGGGCTAACATCAGGAAAATGCCGGGTGGTGTTTATCTTCAGAGAGTAGCTTGGCTATGGCGAAATAAAGCTTATAACTTTGCTTACCATAAACTCGGTCGTGATTGTAGCTCGGAATTCCATTATCGAGGTAATCCCGACGTGGAATCCGGTTCTCCTGATAAAGCTCATCACGGGTGGTTATGGATGTGGAATGACGACGCCTGGGGTGTATTTGCTTCAGTTCCATATCTTAAGGTTGGTGGGATTACCTTTTACCTTCGCGTGTACTGTGGTTGGAAGCTTAAGAGCCTTTTGTCTCGTAAAATCCCTAAGGCTATGTTAGCCTTCCACATAAACCCATTCCGGTTCTACAAGAACTGATTCTAGGCCCTTCCGAAAGGTTGGGCCTTTTTTGTTTCTAAAAGGTTTAAAAAAGATGTTTACTCTTTCGTAGAACATGATACTATAGACCTATCAAAACAACAGAGTGAAGGAGAGTAAAATGGATAATTATGGTGAAGTGTTTAATTTCTTTATGAAATGTGTTCCGGAAGAATTTGGTGCCACAGTTAACGATATTAAGGTTATCGGTCCTGAACACCCGGTGTATGAAACCTATGCAGTAATGGGTAATGAAGATGGACAGTGGTATACAATTAAAGTTGTGATTAATATGTTCTCAGCTGAAGGTTACGCCAAATCGTCTACCAAAGTTTACCATGGTAGTGATTTTGATGCAGAAAATTATTTCAATAATATGAAATAAAACGTTTACATGGGCTCATTATTAAGATATTATGAGCCCCATAATTTGAGGAGAACATAATGAATATCGAAGATAAAGAAATGCAAGAGTTGTATAATTCATTAACACCCGAACAACAAAAATATGCCAAAGAATTAGAGAAAGCTCTTGCTTTCAACTTGGCAAAAACTGATTGGGCCGCGATGTATGAAGAAAAAACTAGATTGGAAATTGAAGCTGTCGAGAGAAATGAATGGGTTGTCGAAACCAAGATTTCTGATGGTGGTTGCTCTGTTGAGGTGTCAGCTGTAGTTAAAGGTACTCATGGCGAAAAATCATGGGGCTGGCATAATGAAGCAAACAAACATATTGTTCTCTCAACATCAAAAACTTATGGCCAAAGGGTTCCTGTATCCAAAGCTATTATTAAGCAAGCTCAATGGGAAGCCAATGAAATCTGCCTCGCAAAAATGAAATAAAATGTTTACAAACCTCAGAGGACAGGGTATAATGTCCTCATGGATTACAAAACGTTAACCAACTGAAGGAAATACTATGAACACTTTAAAGAAAATCGTTGAATTCATTCGTTCTAAACTGGGCACCGCAATGACTCAGAACCTGTCAATCGAAGACCAATACACCAAAGCTGCTTCTACTCTGATTGATAAAATCACTGAACTCCAGACTGCTCATGTTAAGTCTGTGAATGAAGAAAAACGTATTCGTGCTTTGGCTAATGAAAAGGACCAGCTCGCTGCTTCTAAAGAACGTGAAATTCGTAAACTGATTGCCGAAGGCTCTGATGTCCAGGTACATGCTAAACTCGGTCTCCTTTATCGTCGTACAGCTACTCAGCTTCGGAAGAAAGCCGATGATTATATCGAAATGCGTAATGAAATTAAACTGAAGGTTAAGGAACTTGATGACTCTCGTCAGGAACTGGCTGTTAAGCTCGAGTACATCCGTGAAACTCGTAATATGGCTGCCCTTGGTATTGCTACTGCCGACGATGTTGTTGAAATCGCTGCACTGACCAAGATTGATATTGAAGACACCCTACTGCGCGTAGAAACGTTTAAAGGCCCGCAAGTTGGAATGGATACGACTTCTGCTGATATCGAAGACTACATTAATTCACTTAAGTAATGTTACCGGGAGACTTCGGTCTCCCTATTTGGAGGAGAGGAGAATATTATGAGTTTATACGACGACCTGATATCAAATATTGATTGGTTTAAAAATAGTGGTCTTTCCCATGAAACCAATTCAGTTCTTTATAGAATTCGCCAAGACCTAGGCTATTCAAACGATTTCTTAAGCAGAACATCTAGCCGTGAGCATACTACCAAATTACCCTTTATCTTTGCTTTAGCTGAGCTACGCTATTCAGTATACTCTTTAAATGAACCAAGCGATTATAAACAGCTTGTTGATGCCGACGATGATTACCATTTAGTATGCTATTTGATGTTAGAAAATGGTGACCACTTTGGTATGGTCGACCGCCGCCCGAGTTATTCGGATATTAAAAATTACGATAAAGATGAGCTTATTATTTTAGCCAATGAGTATACATCAGAGATTCGTAAACAACAACGTAAACTTAATCGTTTTATTACTGAATGTCGCGAATACGCTAAAGAGGTTCAAAATGCATAAGCCTAGTAAAACCGACCCTGGTTACGCATTAGCAGATTATGATATAGCTATTTCCTTATTCCTCGGCATTGCTACTAGTATGACTGCAGGGATAATTGGATTTCTTGTCGGTGGGATTATTAATGGTATGCCTCGCCATCCGTTTGAAGATATGAGCCTTGCATGGATTTGGGTTCCGGCTTTAATAGGATTTTTTATCCCATGGGTCTTTGATATTGCCCAAACTAATAAAATAAACAAGCCACGTAAAAAGAGATATGCTTTAGCTATGGCTAATTATAATGAGTATGTAAAACAAACTAAACGTAATGACCTTGAAACCTTTATTAAGGAATGTAAATCATGAATAAAATTGAAATTGAAATCCCGGAACACAATGACGAGAAATCTGCAGAAAAGGCTATCTATGCTCTTCTGAATAAAGTGAATACCATCGAACATGAATGTGAAGCTATTGCCGATAAGTATGGTATCCAATTCGGTACTGGTGATTATGGTTCAGGCCGTACATATTATCCTGTCGGTTATGAATGCTCCCAGTGGTTTAAAGATGAAATTGAAAACAACGGTGGTGAAGTTGAAAATGGCGTCGTTACAGTTGGTGCTTGGATCTCCTCTTCGGCAATGTGCTAAGGAAACGCTATGATGAATGATTACCATAAAAATAAAGAATTGGCTGAAGCAGTAAATGATATCCATAAAGCTATTCGTCGTGCCGAGGAAATTGCAAACAAATATGAGACTCATTTTAATATATACCCTGCTCGCGGTATGGGCGGTGACTATTATTCTCCTGGCGCCTTGAAAGCCGACCTTGCCCACTGGGAAGAATACGGTGAAGCTCAGTACGCTATTGTAAACCAACATGATTACACTACCAGCCTAGAAAATGGTGGTTGGGTGTCCTCTTCTTCTGAATGTTAAGGAAATAAAATGACTATTGATGAAATTGAAAACCAAATCCGTGAATTAGTACGTAAAGGCCAGTCTGTGGCTGACGAAACGGGTGAAGAGTTCCGTGTTTCTGGTCGTGGAGAATACATTTCTCCAAAGAACCCGGAATATGATGATTACGAATGGGTCCGTGATGACTACGGTATTCCGGAAGGTGAAGGTTTCTGGTTTACATCCTCTATGTCTTGCTAAGGTGATAAAAAATGTCTGATATTAATGAATTAGAAAAAGCTGCACTTGAACTGGCTGCACTGTATAAGAAAGTAAAAGATATGGCTTCTGCTCAAAGTTTTGGTGTTGAGCTCGACGATTATGACGGTGAAGTTCGTCTCGAAGATTGGCTGAATAGCTCGTGTTATGGCGAAGAAGCTGGTCGCACCTTCGTTGCTCAGGCCGATGGTAAAATCTGGTATCCGAGCTCATGCTAAAATTAAAGAAAAGATACATTCGTAAAATAAATGGTCTTCGCGATTATGCCAAAGGTTGGCCGTTAAGTATTATTATGGCTGATAGACACCCGCGTTATAATACTGAGATGACTTATTACAAAAAGTACGATTCATATTGTCGGTCTAAAGCAGGTCGTTTAGATGGTTCTTATGAAGACTATTTCGGTAAAAAACCTACTCGTATTTCGTTAGGAAAATAATTTAACCACATGGATGTGGTAGGAGGACTTATGCATAAAGATTCAGTATTCAAATATCTTTTGAAAACAAATAAAGAATTCTATATGAATGGACAGGCCTTCTTGTTCGTTCGTGGTAAACGTGAGATGTTTTACAAATGCGACCTCTCAATGCACCATCATATGTATCACACCCGCGGTGAGCCTATACTGGGGTTCTCTGGTGACGAGACTAGACACATAGCTATGTACTACGACCATTTTAAGCTCAATGATTGTGGTGACAACGCTTTGGTCTGGAACCCGTCTTGGCGTCGTTGGGATACAGTAGACAATGATAAATTATTTTTAGAATATTGCAGAAGTGATGTACAACTCTAGAAAATCATGTTACTATTACCCTACACAAACATGAGGAGAACATATGTGGTATTACGCTCCGATGTCCGATAAGTCTAATGAACCGGTACGCATTACTCGCGCCAAGTTTAAAAAGATTTATGGCTTCTCTTATAAGAAGTCTGATTACGGTGTTCGTTTTGAAGATGCCCACTGTATCAATGACCCTTATGCTGAAGAAATCTCTAATGAGATAATTCCTATCATTAAGAATAATTCTGATGATATGTGGGAATTGCATAACGATTACGTCGCTGAAATTTAAGTTTACTGAGGAAAATATTATGATGTTAGTTATTGGTTCTCGTGCACTGCACCACGCTGGTCTGATTGAAAGTAAGCATATCGAAAATTCTGATTGGGATTTCATTGCCGACCAAGGCTCATGGAATCACTTTAAAGCACGTATGTTCGGCGCCCATGTACACGTTGACAATCCTGATGTCCAGGCTTTCAAATGTATGCATAATGGTAAAGAAACCTATTTTGAAGCTTATATCGTTCGTGCTCTGACTAACGTACGAGAAATTACCGGTGAGCTTCAAGACGAAGATTTCACTTCAAGCTATCGTCTCCTGAAATATGCTGAAAATCATATTAAAAAGGACCGTCTTACTGGTTTCTATTGGGCCACCCCTGATATCTGTCTGGCTATCAAAACCTCTCATCGTTTCCTTAAGAATAATCCGTTCTTCTTGAAAACTATGTCACACATCAAATACCTTCGTAATAAAGGTATCACCCTTAACGAAGAACTCCAGGAAATTATGCTGCAACGTCAAAAAGAAACGTTGAGCTATTCTCACCCTAAATTGGACGTAAACAAATCATCGTTCTTTAATGATACCATTTATACGCTGGACCATGACTCTATTCATGAAGCAGTGGCATTGGCAGGGCGCCCTGCATATACCTTTTATATGAAGGAAGGTTCTGAAGTCATGACCTCTCGTGAGAAGTTCGAGGCTTTGCCTGAAGCTATTAAACTGGCTGGTGTGTATGAAGAAACTTGTGTCCTGGCACTAGAACGTTCACAGGTTCCTAATGACTTCAATATTTCACCATCATTAAGTTTCTATATGGCCCTTGAGAAAGTGTGCACCTCAATCACTTCAGGTTGGTTCCGCACTTATGCATGGGAAAACTACCAAGCTGTAGTGAATATGTATAAGACTTTAGGTGAAAACGACTACATTGAACGGTTTAAGCGTAACCAACATTTAATTCGTCCTTTCGAAAAATAATTGCACAAAACAGTGTACAAGGTCTATAGGTGTGATACTATAGACCTATCAAAACAACAGAGTGAAATGGAGAATAAAATGAAACTTTCTAACCAAGCAATCAACATGTTAAACGAAGTTCGTGCAGCTGGTGCTAAATGCCTGATGGTTAACACTCGTGACGGTGACCTTCGTCAAGCATTTGGTGAATTGAAATCTGCTGACCTGGTTAAATGTTCAGTTGGTATTGGTAACGCACTTCGTGTATCCTTATCCCCTAAAGGTAAAATGTACTTTTTCAACAAAAAGTAAGTGAGGAAAATATTATGAATAGTTCTAAAGTGTTTAATAGTCAAGCTCGTGCAGTAGGCGGTTTTGCTCATGCAATTAAAAACGACCAGATTAAAAACGAGCCTATGTTCTTTAACTGTGATTTGAATTTTGCTTTTGATAATGGCGGCCCAATTACTCGTAGCTTTATCCAAAATCTTCCTGACGATTGGAAAGACTCGGATGTAGTATTTGATTCCCGTGTACACATGTTAATGCCTGGCTGGTATCCTGCTATCCCAGGTTATCACCATGATGATGTACCACGTCCGGATATTCCGGTGGGTCAACACTTTATTACCGCAGGGCAACCTGATTATGATAATCCTCGATACCATTCTGAACATATTCTTGGTCTTGTTAACGCTGATGTGTGTCCTACTCATTTTGCAACCGGAACTGCACAGTTCAGTCAGATTCCTGAAGGCGAACTTATCTATCGCCAGTGGCATAAAGAAGTTCTGGAAAAAATTGAGTCCAATGAATTAACCAAGTGGGATGCTCCTGACCGCACGTTACTCCAGTTTGATTGGCAAACATGGCATACAGGTTCTCGTGCAGTAAGTAACGGGTGGCGCTGGTTTGGTCGTGTGTCTCGTAATACAGACCGTGTTAAAAAGATTACAAATGAAATCCGCGTTAATGCTCAAGTATATCTGGAATTCCCTATGGAGGGCTGGTAATGGCCCTTTATGAACCTGGTTGTATGGGTATTGATACAAACTTCATCCGTCGGTCGGAAAATGCTGGAATTATTATCCCAAGTGGTGAGACTATGATTATTAAAAAGTCCTGGCGAAATATTGATGATGGTGATGAAGGAATTTCAGCCAGTACAATAGATTGGTCAGGTTGTACTGCCGAAATGAAACAGCTTTTAATTGAGGAATATAAAATGGGCTATATTGTAAACGGCTGGCAACCAGTAAAGAAAATCACTCGCACTGACGATAAGTATATTTGTCTCCAAGATGGAAAGGCCAGGCTCATTGATACTGAATGGCTTACGTTCGGACGATATGTTGTAGCGTATTTTATTACTTTACTTCCAATGTTAGTGCTGAGTTCATTTTTAATCGATGCCAACTGGAATGATGCGCTAGAACGAACTATTATTGGCGCTGGATTAATGAACCTTGCCGCCGCTGGCGCTGCTTTAAGTATTTGGTGCTTGGCTATTGAAATGCCATGGCGTTTACGTCGTCAACAACGTCTTTACGACGAAGGTAAAATCAAACAGAATTTAAATGAGTTTATTGAGGAATGCCGTAAATGAGTATTGCAATTTATATTAAATCTGAGTCATGTGATTCTTACCTGTATTCCTATGATACCGGAACATCAGAAGAGAAAATTAAAGAAGACTTAGAAAGCGATATGGATATGTTCTGTCCTATTGGTGACTATATGCTTCAAGTGTCTGATAGTGAAAGTCCATCATCAGAAAATAGACTTCAAATTATTATGCAAGATATTTTTAAACAATCATGGGAACGAGACGATGAGTAAGAAAGTGAAAGAACTATCTGCCGGTATTTTATTCATGACCGTTGATAAAGAACTGGTCATGGGCCGTGTAACAGGCTCTCGTAATCCAGAGAATATGCGTCATAAATGGGACATTCCTAAGGGTCATGTCGAACCAGGCGAAGAGCCCATTCAAGCGGCAATGCGCGAAACCGAAGAAGAGATTGGATTCACAGCATACGATCCTGCGTTCCTGAAAGACCTAGGTGAGTTCAAATATTCAAGCAATAAGAATCTACATCTGTTCTTATATACAGTGCCTGTGGAACACGAGCAGTTCAAGGATTGCAAATGTACGGCTTACCATACGTTCCCTGATGGTCGTACTATTCCTGAATTCGATGCGTTCGCTTTGATTAAACGTCCGCAATGGGAATATGTCATGGGCCCGTCGATGTTTAAGGTTTTAGATTCGCTCTTTTGATATAAATACCTCCTATACTCAGGAGGTATTATGGATATTTTTGATATGTTACGTCAAGACGAAGGTCTTGATTTAAATCTTTATAAAGACACTGAAGGTTATTGGACTATTGGTATTGGCCAATTGATTACTAAGAACCCTTCTAAAGATGTTGCTCGTGCTGAACTTGATAAGCTTATGGGTCGAGTTTGTAATGGTCGTATTACTATGGCTGAAGCTGAACAACTCTTTAACCAATCGGTTGAAAATGCTCGTAGAGCTATTCTGCGTAATCCTAAATTGAAACCTGTTTATGATGTACTGGACGAAGTTCGTCGTTGTGCTTTAATTAACATGGTCTTCCAAATGGGTGAAGCAGGCGTAGCAGGGTTCACTAACTCTTTACGTATGCTCCAACAGAAACGTTGGAACGATGCGGCAGTTAACCTGGCTCAATCCCGTTGGTATAAACAAACTCCTAATCGTGCTAAGCGCGTGATTTCAACATTTAAAACAGGTACTTGGAAAGCATATGAAAACTTATAATGAATTTATCGCAGAGAATGTAATTCCTGCATCTAAAGAACTTTTGGCGATGTTTGAATCTGAAGAGTTCACTGAAGAACTGAATGAGAACTTGACCCAGGCCACTCCTCAGGTTATTCGCGTTCGTAATGCCCTTCAGACAGGCATGCAGGCTCGTGTATCTAAGACTATGAAGCTAGCATTCACCACTTCTAAAAATGAAGACTACGGTGATGGTATTGCAATGAACACTGGACAGTATTATGTTGAGTGGAATGGCGAAACCGGTACTGCTAAGATTCGCCAAACCAGAGCAGCGGGTGGTAAAATGTTGGACATTAAACTGAACGTTAAAGAGAAAGACGTCGCGGCTTTGTTCAAGAATTGGATGAAGACCTATAAATAAGTTTACATCTCCTAGAATTGTGATAGTATATCTACAGTTACTTGAACAGACCAATTAAAATATTTTCCTTTAAGGAACCCGTATGAAAACGTATAAAGAATTTATCGCCGAAGCTTCTGTAGGAAAGGTCCAAGGCATTAATAAAGATGAGTGGACTTACAAAGGAAACGGCGTTGACAACCCAGGAAACGGTTTTGACGCTAAAACAGCTCCTATTGAACGGTACTTGGCTACAAAAGCTTCTGATTTTAAAGCTTTCGCCTGGGAAGGACTTCGCTGGCGTAACGACCTAAATATTGAAGCTGATGGACTTAAATTTGCCCATATCCAAGATGTTGTTGCTAGTAACTTGGACGCAGCTTTTGTTAAAGCTGACGGTGACCTTCGTCGCTGGAATTTAAAACTGTTCTCTAAACAGAAAGGCCCGGTGTTTGTACCTAAAGCAGGTAAATGGACTATTGATAATAAATTGGCTAAAGCAGTTAACTTCGCCGGTCTTGAATTTGCCAAGCATAAATCCGCATGGAAAGGTCTTGATGCAATGACTTTCCGTAAAGAATTTGCTGATGTTATGGTTAAAGGCGGCTTTAAGGCAGAGATAGATACCTCTAAAGGTACGTTTAAAGACGCTAATATTCAGTACGCTTACGCCGTTGCTAATGCAGCCCGTGGTAATTAATAAAGCCTATACTTGATAAAAGTTGTTTACATCTCCTGTAGTCATGATACTATAGACCTATCAACTACAGGAGATTAAAAATGACTCGTATCAACCTTACCTTAGTATCTGAATTGGCTGACCAACACTTAATGGCTGAATATCGTGAATTACCACGTGTTTTCGGTGCAGTTCGTAAGCATGTTGCTAATGGTAAACGTGTCCGTGATTTCAAAATCAGTCCTACTTTTATCCTTGGCACAGGCCATGTTACATTCTTTTACGATAAGCTTGAATTTTTACGTAAGCGACAAATTGAGCTTATAGCCGAATGTTTAAAACGTGGTTTTAATATCAAGGATACTACTGTCCAGGACATTAGTGACATTCCTCAGGAATTCCGTGGTGACTATACTCCACACGAAGCTTCTATTGCTATATCTCAGACCCGTTTGGATGAAAAAATTGCACAGCGTCCTACCTGGTACAAACATTATGGCAAGGCTATTTACGCTTAATTAAATCCGTGATAGAATACTTCTATCAACTTAAGGAATAACAATGAAAACTTATCAAGAATTTATCACAGAAGCCAAAGCTCCTAAAGCATTTCAAATTGGAGTTCAAGGCAATTTAGACCAAGAATATGTTGATGCTATTGTAGCAAGCCTCGGTAAACAGGGCGTACAAGTCGATTTTGTTGATTTTACCAAAGGTAATACTTTTAATATTGTTACATCTAAAGGTTCTTTAGCTAAAGTTAAAAAGGCCTTTGGCGTAGCACAAGCATATGAAATCGACCACTCCGAATTAGAAAATAAAGGTCGCCAGAACACAATTAGAGGTTCTGGTTCTTTCTAATAAAGGCAAGCCGGCCCTCTCCTCATGAACGTCGCGTCCTCTGAGTGATGGACCTTTCCCTACCTGTAATAAGGTCGAGCCCAAGTGCGGTAAAGGGTTTACATACGGATACATGGACGAATTATGTGCCAAGGAATGGCCCCACCACTAAGAGACTACTATGAAATTTTTAACTCCCATTTATCTAACCTTAATGCACGCCTTCGCTGAACGCGCCATTGAACGTTTAGACTCAGACCAATACACATGGTATGAACCTACTTCAAGAATGCAAGAGTTTGGTACTCTTCGACTTGATGGCGGACGCCAAACAGGTAAAACAAGTGCCCTTGCTCAGTTCGCCGCTGATTGGGTTTCCAAGGGTAATGATGTGATTGTTATGTCGAGTTCTTCGCATCGCTCGCGAGAAATTTGTAATGTAATAAAACAGGTTTCTAAGGCACACCCACATCTCCAAGTCGAAGGTCCTGGTTTTGTTGTCTATGATACTGTGCGCAGTTTCCTTGATGAAGACAATTTCCATAAGTATCGTGGACTATCTGTTACTCGATTATTGATTATTATCGAAGAGCCAATGCGCCTTCCAGCGATGGATAAGTTCTATGAAGCTTACCAGGTAATGATTAATAAATTTATGTGCCAAGGCGACAAGCCTTTGCCTCTGTTCTTTGTGATAGGAATGCAATGATGACTGATGAAGAACTTTTTGAGTTCTGTTATTTCTCACGTAAGGTTCGAAGAGAGGACCTTACTGCAAATTTCGAATATGCTTATTTCTACCCATTGGAATATGTATTCATGACAGGGCCCTTTAAGGGCTCTCGTTTTAGATGTCATGCTCCTAGTATCCGATTAATGAAACAGGTTCCTTACTTCACTCTCGAGTTCATCTCAGGGCCTTGTAAGGGTATTATTGCTCGTAGTCTCTTGACTTATGACCAAGAGATTCATATGATTTCTGATTGGAAAAAATATGTCTAAATTGACAATTGAAGGTTCTGAAGAAGCTCTGAAAAGATTTGTTGAATGGCTTAATGGACCAGGTGAACAAGACTTTCTGGAAGTCTGGGATGGCGGTCGGTGGAATGGTAAAGAAATGATTTACCCGACTACCTATATCTCCGTGCAAGGTTGGACTGAAGGCCTTCGTTTGGTAGAATATGATATCGCAACTGGCGAGGAAGTGAAATGATTGAAGATATCAAGGGTTATAAGCCGCATACCGACGATAAAATCGGTAAAGTAAACGCTATCAAAGATGCTGAAGTTCGTCTTGGGTTAATGTTTAAAGCTCTGGAAGAAGAACATGTTACTCATTATATGAACTTAGATACCGAAGAGGTTTCTGAACAAGAACTAGACCAGGCTCATGAACGCATCACCCAGATTCGTAATGCAATTGACCGTCTGAAAGAAGCAAGCATGTGGGCGTGTCGTTCCGTTTTCCAACCCGAGGAAAAATACTGATGAAAATTGAAAGTTTACAAGATTTCCAGCGTATCATCGGTGAAGCCTGTACTGGCTACCACAAATACTTGCTTGACGACCAAATGGCTTGTCTCGAAGAAGGTGAAGTACAGTATGCAGCCCAACGCCTTGAACAAGTGAAAGAGTTTTACCCTGTACTGGTAGAAATTTGTTCAGCTGCTGGAAAACTTACCCCATTCCAAGAATAAAGCAGTTTACATCTCCTGTAGACGTGGTACTATAGACCTATCAACTACAGGAGATTACAAAATGTCAGAAATTAATTCAGAAGTATTCATCCGCCGCAATAAATTACGTCGTCAGTTCGAAACCGAATTCCGTGAACTGAATACGTCCATCAAAAAAGCCGCCATCAAGAGCGGAGTCCCAGCCTTCTTTATTAAGTACTCTAATCACTTGTTGGACCGTGCTATCCAACGTGAAATCGACGAAAAATACGTTTTTGCTTTATTCAAGCAACTCCATAACCATGTTAAAGAAATTCATGAATTTTTAATCCAGGAACCTCTACCTGATGTAGAATCCGAAATTGTCCCTGGTAAAGTGTATCGTCCATTGCGTCTCGAAATTACCGATAAAACCTTATGGCTAGGTATGACAGTAGACCGTAAACATCCTGATAAAGGATATTCCCTTAAATGTCGTATGGCATTTGTTAACTCTAAACGTTTAGAAGGTAAAACCAGCACGAAAGTAATCTATCTTTAATAATGAGGTCTCATGAAAAAAGTATTAGCCACTTTACTATTGACAGTTAGTATGTCTGCCCATAGCGTAGAGCCTACTTTCAGTAATGAACAACTCGATAATTTACATTATGCGTATGCTTTCGGTGAACAATACCAAAAGTCGGGAAAGTTCAAAGAAAACCCTAATCAAAAAGGATTAGGATATATTATGGCCGGATTACTATGGCAGGAATCATCTGCCGGAATTAATCAGGGTTTAAATAAAGATAAGCACCATGCTTATGGCATGTTCCAAAATTACTTGCCTACGTTAAGAAGTCGTGTTCAACAGGTAGGTTGGAAGATGTCTGACAAAGAAATAATTCGTATGGTCCAAAAACGACAGAACAGTGCCTCTTGGGCCTACATTGAACTGTCTTATTGGATTGATGTTCACAAAGGTGACCTGAGAAAAGCGATTGCTTCTTATAATGCGGGCTGGAACGCCAAAGCAGGCAGTAAATATGCTTCTGAAGTTCTAGAAAAGGCCAATTACCTAAAATCTAAAAAGATGTTTGAGGCGGTGTATTAAATGATTAAGCAGATGACTATAGCGCTTATGTTGATTGCTCCGGGAGTATTAGCGTCACAAGTTGATGATAGTAATAATTCAATTGTCGAGTATGCTACCCGTACAGCAAAAGATTATTGTCATCCGAGCAATACTGAATGCATTATCGAATTCAGTTCAAAAATCACAGCTGCTTTTAAAGATGGCCAGAATGACGTAGAGCATCGCCGAATGAAAGAGAAAACTCTTTCTAAAAGATACGAGCAACGTCTAAACGTTACTGAATGTATTCCATCTGATAAAAAGTACAAAGAAATGTGCGCGTCTATGGTAGACAGACTCGTTGACTCATACAATCGAGGATTAAACTCTAAATGATTATTGATTATATTAAGGGCGATATCGTCGCCCTGTTTCTTCAAGGTAATAATGTTGCACACGGGTGCAACTGTTTCCACACAATGGGTTCAGGTGTAGCTGGACAATTAGCTAAGGCTTATCCGCCTATTCTCGCTATCGATAAAACTACTTATTTAGGTAATTTGGCAAAACTTGGCACGTTTACTCAAGCCACAGGTAATAATGGCCAAATTTGCTATAATTTATATACCCAATACGAACCAGGCCCTAATCTTGATTATGGTGCTTTAGTAAACTGTATGATAGAATTAAATCAACAAGCAAAAGGTCTTTTGTTTAAACCAAGAATTTATATCCCTCGCATTGGTTGTGGTATTGCTGGTGGTGATTGGGACAAGGTTTACCAATTGATTAATTTGTTTACTCCTGATATTAATTTAGTGGTGGTAGATTATGAAAGCCCATTACCCGCATCCGTTTGACCCTAAAAACAAAGCGGAAATTATTCGACGCTGGACCGAAACACGAGTAACTAAATGCCCTATAAAAAGTCAACACAACACCGATAAATGGTATATTGGTGAATATGTTGAATATACTTTTATAGATAAAAATAAACGTAAACAGCATGTAGAAGAATATTGCTTAAAGGTGCAATGGTTATGAGTCTGAGTAAAGAACAGAAAGATAAATTGTTTGAGCTTATCCATGAGCTTATGGAACTCAACATAGAATGTGAATTTGATAACTCTCTGGATTGGGATTGGAGAGGTGGTGAAGAGGATGAGTTTTCTAAAAAGGAAAATGAATTAATTGCTTATGTAAATAGTCTTTAAGAAGGTAATATGGCTCAACTTTATTTTCATTATGCGGCGATGAATTCCGGGAAGACTGCTTCATTGCTAACGGCCGCTCATAACTACAAAGAACGCGGTATGGGTGTACTCCTTTTAAAGCCTGCGATAGACAATAGAGAATCAAGCCATAGCATTTCGTCTCGTATAGGGATTAGTCAAGAGGCTAATGCCGTGACTCCGGATATGGACCTATACGAGTTCTATCGTTGGGCTGAATCTCAAAAAGATATCCACTGTGTATTTGTGGATGAAGCACAGTTCTTAGAACCTGCACAGATAAAACAACTGGCAAAGATAGTAGACAATTATAATGTTCCGGTTATGTGCTATGGGCTAAGAACTGATTTTCAGGGTAAACTGTTTCCTGGCTCTGCTGAATTACTCGCTACGGCAGATAAACTCGTTGAGTACAAAGGTGTGTGCCATTGTGGCCGTAAAGCTACTATGACTGCTAGGGTCCAGGATGGTATCGCAATTAAGGACGGCGCCCAAGTTTCTATAGGTGGCAACGATTCTTACGTGTCATTGTGCAGGAAGCACTGGATAGAAATAACGAGTTGAGGGTATTATGGACCTAAATTCAAAGATTTTAATTCTAGCGTTCGCTGTGGCTATTTCTTATATTGTTCTTTCGCCTATCATGGATGATGTGGCTTACAAAAGAGAGATAGAGGTTGTAGCAGCGACGTATAATGCTAATAATAAAGAGTGTCCTAATAAAAACGGGATGGATTTAATTAAAGCGCATTATATGCTTTCCATTACCTCGCCTATACAGAGGAATTGGGTTGAATATAATTTTAACGACGTGTTCTATTCTTATTGTCGTAAGCTTAAAAAGCTATAAATAATAATACTAACCGTAGAGCTTTAGCTTTTGGTAATCGCTATCGGTTAAGGCCGAAAGGCAAATAGTATAAAACAACAAAGGACTTTTGTATGGATATTTTCCGTACAGCGGCTTGTATCCTTATGGCGGGATGTTTAAGCCCTACAGTTTCACTAGCAAATGGTGCCAATGATAAATTGATGGATGCATTTGCTAGTAGTGCGATGCCTGTTTATGCGCAAATGAGTAGACCCAGCGTAAAGGCCTCCGAAGACTATTGGGCCTATGTTACGGCTTCCTGGAAGATTTCAAGTTGTCGGACTATAGAAGCGTGCTCAATTGAAGGTCGGGCCATCGGAGAGCGTTATGTAAAACTAATGAAGGTGGAAGATGAAGTTCAATGATTTCGTACCCAGTCGAGGGTCTGAAGTGGATTCTTATATTGGTTGGCTACTGGTTTCTTTAGCCTATTTTAAGTCAGCCCATTTAGAAACCAAAAGCTATGCAAGACACAAAGCGTATGACTTCTATTATGTAGAAGTTCAAGGACCGCTGGACCAATTTAGTGAGCAATATCTTGGATTCAGTGGCAAAGAATATAAAGCATCATTACCGTCTGCTTCAGACTTGCCTAAGGACCCTGTAGATTTCCTTGACGAGCTTCTTAAAGCATCTGATAAAATCTATGATACACTTCCTAAGGCCATCCAGTCGACTTTGGACGATATCACTGGCGTCTTTTACCAGACTAAGTATTTGCTGACGTTAGAATAATCAAAGGTCTCACTTCGGTGGGACCTTTTTTCGTTTAGGTGTTTACATCCTCTAGGAACATGATACTATAGACCTATCAACTAATGAGGAGAACAGTATGAAACTTACAAGTACTACGGTTTCATTAGAATATGAAATCAACGGTCGTATCCTTGAGATTAAGATATTCGACGACCGAAGTATCTTCGCTGATTATCGAGGATACAGAATTCGTCTAGAAAAGGACGAGCTCAAGGAACCGTGGCTCCTTAAAGACACATTAAAGGGTTGTGGATGTAAACTGAAGACTACCCAAGCCCAAGAATTAATTTCTACTATCAACAAATACTGGTGATATTATGTTAACTACTGAACAGATTGAACAAATCCTTAAACTAGCTACTGCTATTGAACGTGATTCTTATGATAGTGCAGTAGAACATTGCGAAGGCTATTCATATTCCGGAATAGAGCAGTGTAAACGAGATTTGGCTAATTCTAAAGCGGCCTTGGTTGAGTATCTTAATGAGTTGAAAGCATAATGGCTGATGGCACAGGAGCCTGAAGATGATTTACTATCTTGAACCTTGGGCTTGGTCAACAATGATTATAGGCCCTATTTTAATCGGTTTATTCTTTTCATGGTTAGTGAGGAAATTGTAAATGTTATACGATCCAAATGGTTGTTCTGAAGATGGTGTGATTGCCCTTTTAGCAGATGTTGAAGAATCTGACGATGACGTCTTTGTTAAAGATTGGGAAGAAAAAGGTGGAATCACGCTCCAACAAGAAAATGATATGATTTGTCTGAATGCAGACCAAGTCGAAGAGCTTTATAGTATTTTAAAACATAACCGTTGAGGAATAGAAAATGATTATTGAAACAACTGAATTGTTTGGCGAACTGTCCGCTGAAGTAGTTAATAACGCAATTGAGCTTTCACAAGAAGACGATAAAATCGTACTGACTATCGCTGATATTAAACCGCTTTATGATTTAATGGTTTTAGATAGACACGATTATCTTAACGGTCGGGCTAGTGCTCCTATCGATATCAATGATGATATGTTTGCCTATATCTATAAAAATGAAACCGGGTTTAATCTGGAAAATGGTATTGAATGTCTGAGCATCAGCGATTCTGATAAATTCTTTGATTGTATTTTCAAACTGTTCCAGGAAGAATGCAAGCCGGAAGTTGAATGGAAAGTCCCTGGCCAAGATGCCGTGATTCGTTCTAGTGAAACCTTTGAAGGTGATGAAGAAGAACTGAATTATGATACTGAATTAACCGTGTATCAACATCAGGGCCGTGATTTGTTATCCTTGACCCAAAGACACGATGGTGAAAGTGAAGTGGTATTTACTAAAGACGAACTAAAAGTTTTAGTCTCTTATCTGAACTCTGTTATCCCAACTATGAACTCTTAAGGAAAATATTATGATTATGATTATCAATGCAAACTCTTGGCACGCTAAACTTCATGACCGTTTTTATGACAGTCATTCTCGACCGCACTCTTTATGTGCTTACTTCTGGAAAATGGTTTGGGCTTGTTTTGCTTGTGCTGTTGTTGCAGGTAGTACGCTTTTTGGATTAACTGTTGCAGGTGTTGGTGTATTAGAGCATTTCTTTGTATTAAGTACCCCTGTTCTGTTGAGTCTAGGGTTTGTTTTAGGATTGGTTGCAATAGCTCTTATTATTGCGCTATCCATTGGTTTGGCATTCGGTGCGATGAATTTACACGCATGGTATGATGCCCGTAGAGAAGAAAAGGAATGGCAACGTATTCAAGCTGAGCGTGAAGGCCGAGAAACTAAAGAAAATATCGTTATTCAATACATTAAAGCTCGTAAATCTAAGGTCTGTCCGGTAATCCACTTCGAGGACAAAGAATGAGAACAGTTATGAAAGGCTACTTCGGTAGCCACCTTTATGGAACAAGTACTCCAGAATCTGATGTTGATTTTAAAGAAATCTTTGTTCCACATCCGCGTGATATTCTGTTAGGTACGGCTATGAACCATACCAACCTGAATACGAATAACACTGCTTCCAAAAACACTAAAGATGATGTTGACCACGAGCTTTACAGTCTGAAATATTTCTTTAAACTGGCTGCTGAAGGCGAAACCGTTGCTCTGGATATGCTCCACACTCCACCTGAAATGGTGGTTAAATCTGATTTACCTGATGTATGGAAATTTATCCAAGACAATCGTTCACGGTTCTATACAACCAACATGAAAGCCTATTTAGGGTACGTCCGTAAGCAAGCTTCTAAATATGGTGTTAAAGGTTCTCGTCTGGCTGCTCTGCGTGGTGTACTGGCAATCGTTAACCAGATTCCTGAACAGTGGGTTGACTATCAAGAAGGAATCCCTGATAGACTTCGTCGTACTAAGGTAGAAGATATCAAACACAGACTCCCTGAAAATGAGTTCTGTGAATGGGTATTCCATAACCATGAGAAAACAGGCCCTCAAACGTTCTATACTGTTCTAGGACGTAAGTACCAAACTACTTTGTCTTTAATCGAGCTCAAGCAATCTCTGAATAAGCTTGATGCTGAATATGGCGAACGTGCTCGTAAGGCTGAAGCTAATGAAGGTATCGATTGGAAAGCTCTGAGCCATGCTTATCGGGCTGGATATCAATTGTTGGAAATCTACCAAACAGGCGACCTGGTATTCCCATTGCGCGAAGCCTCTATCATTAAGCTGATTAAGGCCGGTGAACTTCCATTTAAAGAGGTCCAAGAACTTCTTGAAGACACTGTTGACCTGGTTGAAGTCCTGGCCATCCAGGCATCTAAGAACGGTATGCCTGCTAAGGTAGATATGAAGTTCTGGGACAAGTTTGTTGAAGAGGTATACCTTGACAACCACAACTCTTATTATCGATAACGAAGAAATGAAGGTCTTTTTATCATATGGAAGACCCCATAAAACCCGACGTTGGTATCTTGAAGCTGTCTGTAAAGAAACCGGACGTCGAGTCAATATCAAGTACGTGTGCAAACCTACGCCTAAACAGACAAGACAATTTGTTAACTGGGCTATAAATGATATACGCTTCCATAATTTTTGGAGCGCAATTTAGGAACCTTCGGGTTCCTTTTTTGGGTTTAGTGCAAAAAAGAGTTTACACCTTCGTAGAGCATGTTATTATGGACCTATCAAATCTACTGAGTGAAATGGAGAATATAATGTTAACTATCAAAATCAACAAAGGTATCTATCGCGGTAATGTAATCTCCGGTACGTTCATGAGTTCAGGTAAAACCTGGTTCCCTAATAAAATTCATGAATCCGAAGCTCACCTCGGTGATGGTAAGGTATTTGTACAGATTGATGGTGTTGAACGTGGTGTATGGGTGTTCAAATGTGACGTTGAAATGGAAGGTGCTGAAGCTCCTGCAGTTGTTACTGAATCCGCTGAAGAAATGAAACATCGCATTAACAAACGTTTTAAAGTAATGAACATGATGACTAATGGAATCATCGATGGTAAAATTCGTTCCCTTATCATCTCTGGTGCCGCAGGTATTGGTAAAACATATTCTTTGGATAAAGCATTACAGAATGCCCACGAAAATGAAACTATCGAATATAAATCAATCAACGGAAAGATTAGTGGAATCGGTCTTTACGAGCAGCTTTGGAATAACCGCGGCCCTAATAGTGTTCTTCTTATTGATGATGTTGATGTATTCTCTGATATGGATATCCTGAACCTGTTAAAAGCAGCATTGGATACTGGTGAAAAACGTAAGGTGTGCTGGAGCACTTCAAGTTCTTATCTTGATGATAAAAATATCGATAAAGAATTTGAGTATGAAGGCACCATCGTGTTCATCACCAACGTTGATATTGACCGTGAATTAGAGCGTGGAACTAAACTTGCTCCACACCTCCAGGCTTTAGTATCGCGTTCAGTTTACTTAGACCTCGGAGTTCACTCGAACGAAGAGATTATGGTTCGTGTTGAAGACGTTATCCTGTCCACTGATATGATGCAAAACCGTGGTCTGACTGATGCCGAGACTTACCAAGCTTTAGCATGGATGAAGGCTAATGTATCTCGTCTTCGTAACGTATCATTACGTACAGCTCTTTATCTGGCGGACTTCATTGCCACCGATAAAAATGACTGGAGCGAAATCGCTGAAGTTACACTTCTGAAATAAGGGTGAATTATGTTTGAACAATTTATTTACAATCTTTATAACGCAGGTCAGACTTTTTCCAAAGCTATGAAACAGTCTGTTGAAGACTATACTAATGAATGTAGTACTAAGTTTTCTGAGAAATTCTATAAAAATCCGTGTAGTGGAGGAGACTTCAGGAGACTGCGCTTGGCCGTTAACACCCAGGCCTTAATAAATCTAGACCGCAAGCAGGTAAAGTTGGCAGGCGACTTCCGAGATGAACTCTGCGCCATCAGGAATGAATATCGCATTCGTATTGAACACCAACGGAAAGAGAACACTCAATCCGCATGGTTTAGTGGTCAAGCCGGTGAAAAAAGTTTCTATTAGTTGTTTACATCTCCAGTAGAAATGATACTATAGACCTATCAACTACTGGAGGTTAACATGAACGCTAAAGATATTTTTTCACTCATCAATTATAACAATGGTAATTTCAAATCCGAAAAACAAAGCAAGTTCTTTAACGACGTTGCTTGTGGTAATGAGATTACTGTATCTGGAGGAGAGATTTACAAAAGCCGTTGGAACTGGATTGTTGTCATCGATTCAGTTGGTATTGTAGAGCTCTATAAAAACACTAACAAAAAACGTACTCTTCACTGGAGTCGTGAAACCAATCAAGCTTATCAAGCTGAACGTAACAAACGTTTAATGCCTACCGAATCTGACCTGGCAAACGTTAAATCTGATATCGCTTATTTCGATAATCTGATTGCTGAACAACAAGCTGTTATTGATAAGTTTGACGAAATCAAAGCTTGTAAAGAGATTCCTGAATTCATGCGGGAATCAGTAAACGAACAGTACGCCCTCACTTCAGGTCGTATCGAGCAGTACAAATCACAACGAGCTGAACGCCAAGCTCTGCTTCAGAAATTTGAAGAGCGTTTAAAGACGGTTCTCGCATAAACGCTTTATACCAAGGATGGTATAATGGTTCTAGGTTCTTAATTACTTACTGAGGAAATTATTATGTCACAGGCAATTAATCAAATTCGTTCTGAAGTTAAAAAAGTTGTTAAATTTGGTCGTATTCCGAGTTCTAAAGAAGTGGTTGAAAAGGTTCTATATATGATGTGGGACAAGTTCAACGTTTGTACTGTTAAAGATGACTTCACTAAAATCTTTGACAAGACCAGGTCGTTTACCTTAGAAGACCGGGTCATGAAAACTCTTCGTAAAACAGGTATGTTGTCTCGTGCTAATGCCAAAATTATTCTTAAAAATTATAACAAAGGCTACGACCTCTATGGTCGTTTAATCCCGGCGATGTCATTTGACGAAGTGGTTCAAGACCTTCATGCCAACCAACGACGTCTACTAGCACTAGGTGCTCGCCTTGCAAAAGGTCAAGATAAACAAATGACCTTTAAGACTAATGGTTCAGGTGATTGGATTATCTTTAGTATTGTTAACCACCCCAGAAATGAAAATGAGTATACCATTTCAACTTTTAGTGGTTGTCAATATGACAACTGGAAGTTCCATCTCCGATTAGCCTTGTCCGAATTAGAACAGCACGGTGTTCTTAGTTTTGGTGATGCCGAAACTGGGGTGGGTCAGCGTATTAAACTTTATAAAATTAAAGACCTGGCTGAAGAGCATTCAGAACAAGCTCCTAAACCGGAACCTGTGCCAGTGCGCAGCAATGAGAAGCATCAAGCCCAGATTGAGTATTTTAGCAATTTGCTTACTTGCTTGAATGTTACAATTCAACAACAAGATGATGAGATTTTCCGACTCTCTGGTCTGAATGCTAAAGCCAAGGCTGAACGTCAAAAATATATCGATATCCTAAATCTTCTTAAGGATTAATTATGGAAATTATTGGTTTTATTCTTGCTTATCTTGTGATAGGATTTATTACTGCTTTGATTGCGCATAAAACAGGCGCGTGGAACCCGGTTAAAATTGAATCAAGCTATGATGCGGTATTCATTACATTTGTATGGCCAGTATTTTGCTTTGCCTGGTTATGTATGCTAATTCTGTGGCCTATCGCTAAACTCTATGAAAAATTATTTGGACTCTGATATGAACATTAAAACACGTAAAGAATATTCCATCTATGACCATGACACGACTCGTCGTATCGCTATCGATCGGCTGGCAGACTTTGGCCATATTTGTAATGGTAATTATACTTATGGTGTAGGTCGTAAAGGGACTTATATTAGTTCTTTGAACGATTATTGCCGTTGCCCTGCTCATTTATTTGGTGCAACACTGCGAGCTAATATCAAAGACCTCTTGGCTACCGCAGGACGTATTTCTACGGTTCCTGTCAATATCAAGAATATTAATTTTACGGCTCGTAACCTAGTCATTAATATTCTGCCTGACGGTATTCAAGTTCGTTTCCGTCCCACCTCAAAAGGCAATAAGGCTCTTCGTGAAGCATTCGAAACCTTATTCAGAGAGGCAATGACCCGTATTAAGGCAGTAGAATCATATAAAGTTACAACCGATGAATATGCTGATTGTTTTGAGCGGGCTGATGCAGTTTATTTTAATATTAAACTAACTCGTGAATATCTTTTGTCTTATGCCCCTTATCAATCCCAACAAAAGGAACCACAAATGGAACGTCGTATCTCTGCAGTATCATGTGACAGCGTAGGCCAGTATGCAGCCTATGACAGATTCAAAACCACGGCTGTACCGAGTCCATTCAATTCTGAACCGTATCATTGGAAAATTAAACCCGAGAATTCTTTGGTGGTTACTAACCCTACGATGAAACCTATCGAGAAGTATCATGAGGACCACCTCCAGGAATCAATCCACCGTTTAAACGGCCAGATCGAAGATGAGAAAAAGAGTATTCAAGACGTATTGATTCGCATCAAGAACATGGAACTCCAGCGTGACAAGCTCCGCGCGGCAGTATTAGCTCTAAAATAATGTTTACATCCAAGGATGGATGGAGTATAATCTTTTAAATCTACTGAGGAGAATATCATGACTCGTACTGAATACATCAATGCCTTTACTACGTATATCACTACCAACACCCCTCCGTTAACCCCATACGAGGTAATAGTTTCTAATATCAATAAATGGGTCGACCAAATTGATGATGCATTATCGCGCTGTTTCAAAGCTGAAATCGAAAAGATTGCAGGCCGTTTGTGCATTCATGATATCATTAAAACATTTAAAGGTTCTCGACTGCTTTCGCGCCTGGTCAATAAGGACATCCTTTCTGAGTTCGGTAAAGAGAAATATCCAGGTTCCAACCGTGTTGTTAGCTACAAATGGTTTGGTGATACCATAAAAGGTTATATCAAAATTAAAGGTATGGACCCTAATAGTTTATTTCCGCAACGTTGGGTTAGCGAATTCAAGGCTAACTCTGCATTAATTCTCAAAGCGGCCTCTAAAACTATAGTTTCCGGTGATTGTCGTACTATTCACCCGATGGCTAATTGCATGATTAAAACAAATAGTTATAAAGGAAAAGCTATTATTTCTGTTATTTGGTCACCTAATAGGAAACCTAAAGATGATGCGGAAGTTGTAAAGTATCAAGATATTGCTTACGATACCTTGAATACTATCGAACAAGCTTTAGCTCTGATGGATACCGTAGAGAAATATGAGACCCAAGAAGTTAAACACCACTTAGGCTGGAAAGGATATGAGGTCTTAGTAACAGTCCGTGAAATCAAATGTACCGTTCCAAAAACTGATGCTGAAATTTACAAAGAAAAATGTGAGGAAATTGTGAACACTGATAAAGAGCCTGCTACATTAGAAGATTTGATTAACGACTTGAACAGCCCTATCATGGCCCCTACACCAATTACTAAATCCAAGTTACCGGAAGTCGTTGCCTTGGAAAAAGCGTATAAAGACGCCCTTGCTATCAACAAAAAACTGACTGGCCAATATACTGCTGCCAAGAAACTTTGGGAAGAGTCTACCAATCGTTTAGACCGTCTTGAACAGGCTCTGGAGCTGCTGAAATGAAACAACGTTTAGCTGAAGATATTGCTTCAGCATCTAATACTGGTTTATTGAAATTTATTAAAGCCGCGGATGTTGAAGTTGAATTGGTTGGTAAAATTCATGGTTGTGATGATTATGATGATGCCGTTAATTGGGATGCTGTAATGGCTATGGTCGCACGACGAGAACAAGCTTCTAAGAATGTTCCTAACTGTCCTAAGTGCGGCACAGAACAGGTTCAATTGGTCCATTGGCAGACTAGTAATCTTCGTTACAAATGCCGCCATTGTAAACATAAATTTGAGCGAGAAGAAAATGGCAAAGCGTAAAGAATATGTAGAGGCTGCCGATAAGGCAGTCCGCGAACTTACTTTAGCTTATTATAAAGAGCATGGTAAATTTCCGGACAGTTATTCAGTATTGAAATCTGCTTTAACTCGCTCGTATAATAATATACTATCTGATGTGTATAATTTAAAATATGAGCACATGGAAAAATATGGAACAGAACTTGACCGTTCTGAAGCATTCAAACAAATATTAGGAATTTAAAATGTTTAAAGTTTATGGTTATGATTCAAATATTCACCGTTGTGTTTTCTGTGATAATGCCAAACGTCTGCTTGATGTTAAGAAACAACCTTACGAATTCATTAACGTGATGCCGGAAAAAGGCGTATTTGATGATGAGAAGATTGCTCAACTCCTGGCTGCGCTTGGTCGCGAATCTCAAATCGGTTTGACCATGCCGCAAGTATTTGCCCCTGATGGAAGTCATATTGGTGGCTTTGACCAACTGCGAGCGTATTTCAAATGATTGAATTAATGTTGGTTGTTTTGTATCTTATCATCGGTATTGGTTATGCTAAGACCCTAGCTAAATTAGATGATTCAGGTGACTTTTGTTGGTGGTTGACGTCTATGATTTGTTGGCCTTTATTTCTGGTTGGTGCTTCATTCTGGAACTTCAAATGATTGAATTAAACGAACAAACCATTTTTCTAGGTGATGGTACCGAAGATGACCTGGAATATAAACTATACGAATATATGGTTTGGTTGGCTAAAGCAGAAGGTATAGACTTTGCTGTAGCCCATCCATATGGCGAGAACACTGTTGTAATCGGCGGCACTGCTTATGAAGTCCAATGGCAATACGTTGGCCTTGAATCTGAAGAATTTGAAGAAGATGAACACGGTGATTGGCATCCAGTCGGTCCTTGGTACTGGGAACACGGTGAACCTGATTTTGAAGTAAGTAGTTGGTGGTGTGACCGTTAAGCCATGGTATGTCGCTCGGTGGGATACGATAGAACCTACCGAGCCAGAGGAACCCGTTTACAACGATTCCGAAATAGAGTATAATGAACCTTCAAACAATGATTTAATTGATATGGAATATGGGTTTTACTATGAAAACTGAACTGATTTATACTGAAAAGTTAAATGGCGGTAAAGTCTGGAAACTTCTTATTAAAGGAAGTCCTACTGATCAGTTTATGGCCACTTGTGTAGGGTTATACACCCGTCCTACTAAAAAGATGATTCGTCAATTTAAACGGTTGCATCGCTCGTTTTATAGTACATTTGAAAAATAATAAATACCCTTATCTAATAATGGTAAGGGTTTATTATGTTGTTGACCGGCAAATTATACAAAGAAGAAAAACAAAAACTTTATGATGCACAATGTGGTAAGTGTTTGATTTGTAAACGTGAATTAAACCCTGATGTTCAAAGTAACCACCTTGACCACGACCATGAATTGAACGGGCCAAAAGCCGGTAAGGTTCGTGGTTTACTATGTAATCTGTGCAATGCTGCAGAAGGACAAATGAAGCATAAGTTCAACCGTTCTGGTCTTAAAGGTCAAAACGTTGACTACCTCGAATGGTTAGAGAATTTGCTGGTCTATCTGAAAGCTGATTATACTGAAAACAATATCCATCCTAATTTCGTTCCTGATAAAACCAAAGAGTTCAGCAGGTTAGGTAAGGAAGAAATGATTGCTGAAATGCTTTCACATGGAATGACTTATAATGAATCTGACACTAAGAAACAAATGGTCGATTCATTTAAAAAACAACTGAGGAAATCGCTTAAATGATTAATTTTTATGGCTACACATTTTATGCTTTAGCCGAATCTCTGAATGATGCGGTGCGTATTATGGGTGTTGAGTATCCTGCTCAATGGTTATTTGTTGTAACTAACATGTGGGTTCTTTAATGAATAAATTTCGTAATGCTGTTTCTGATATCCTGGCTAATATAACATTGGTTCTGTTTATCGTATGCCTTTTAATCCTGGCTATTCCGTTTGGATTGCTGTTCATGATTATTGGTGCTCTGAGTACTGAAAAAGGTCTTGAAGGGTCCGAGTTCGACAAACGAATCCAGGCTGTTCATAGTGTTATTGCAAAAATGATGAAGGTGAAAGAATGAAACGTTTTGAAGAATATGTAGCTTTGAATTGGACCGCTTGGGACAAGTTTGGTGATGATTGGTACTTCCATGACTGTGACCTGAACCCTGAATTCTTTAAAGGTAAGGAAGACGACCTCAAGGACATCTATGCTCTGTCAGAGATTCATGGTATTAAACCGACTGTCTACTTCTCTTTTGATGACACCGGGTTCCTTATCCAGATTTACGTCCCGTATGGAACTAATGAGGACGAAGTTCTAAAAACCTGGGACTACCAAGGAGTTATTTCCTGTGGACCAAAAGTTAACTAAAATTGAGATTTACGGTATCCCTGAGACAGTCATGCGCTGTCCAGGGTGCATTGCTGTTCTATCGCTCCTAAATTCCCTTTCTATCCCACATACTTTCTATCCTGTGATTAACCAGACGCCGTCAGGCGCAGTATACGACAAGCCTCTTATAGTATCATTGGCCAAACGTGCAGGCTTCAAGAGCTTAGCGATACGCTATCCTGTCATATTTGTCGATAATAAGAAAATAGAAAATATTCCTGCCTTCAAATCGCTTTTGATTGAACTTGGTTATGACCAAGATTTAATTGAAGATTAGTATTTACTTCCTCTCCTCACGTGTTATAGTCTATCCTATCAACACATGAGGAGAACATTATGACTATCCAAGATAAAGAAATTAAAGCCGACCAGTATTATTTGGTGAATGGGCGTGCGGTTCGTGTAATTGCTGCTAGCGATTCAGACGTATGGTATCGTGTACTGGACCATAGAAATATTCCAATGATGGTATGTGACCGTAGCGTGTTTTGTTCAATAGCTAAGGAAATCAAATCATGAGTCTGAAATTACATTCAATGAAAAATATCATTACCCTTAATCTGGATGATGAGCGCCTGATTTTTCTCACCGTCACTGATAAGAATATTGAAATCGCCAACGGCCCGAAAACTTATTGCTGCCCAGTGAAGAATTGGAAACATGTAACCTTTTTGACCCTGTGCGACCGCCTGAAAGATATTAAGTTAGATTTGGATGTCAAAGATGTCCAATACATTAAAAATCTTATTGGATACAAACTGCTGAGGTAACTATGGGTAAAACTATTCGTCGTAAAGAATTGTCTGTAAAAGATTTTTATTATTCCGGACGTCGTAAAGCACCGGACGGCGTAAGTCAGGAACTGGTTGAAGAAAATATCTTCCGTTCCGACAAGTGGAAACGTATGCGCGGTGTTGATTCTGAAGTTAAGAACGAAATGAACCGCCAGCTTCGTAAAGAAGTGAGAAAGCTGAAAAAAGATGTTTACAATGACGATGAACCTGATTACAATACTTCTCATCGAGTTGCAAAACGTAAATCAAACGAATGTTATCGTTATAGCTGAGGAAAATATGAATATCAAACGAATGCTTTTTAAGCAGGGGTTATATACCTTAAATGTTGCTCCAAAAGGCGATACAACCAAGTGGTCGGTAAATGACTGGGTTAAATTCATTGATGAAAATGGCAATTGGAAAATTTAAATGAATCCTGAATCTAAATTATCACAGCGAATTGCTGAAGCTCGTCGTCAGTTCTTTGAAAATATGATAGCCCAAGGTATTGATGACGAAGTTTTTCTGAACTGGTTTTGGAACCACAAATATTCAAGTTGTTCAGGCGCTTTATTAATTTCAGCTGCATCTATGTACGAAGGCTGGAAAGGTGCAATGAGTCAAAAATAGTTTACAAACTCTTGGGACCAGAGTATAATGGTCCTACGGATTATAACTTTAAAACTGAGGAAATTATTATGTCACAAGCTATTAAAAACGTACTGAACTCTTTCGCTTTCGATAAAGTAAACGAACTGATGAAAACAGGTTTTGTAACTCCTCAGGTTCTTGACCAATGGGTTGCTGAACTGTTACCAATCATGCACTCTAAAGACCAGAAAATTGGTAAGAACGGTATTCGTGAAATCCTGGTTCAATATATCCTTGATGAATTCGATGTCGCTGCCTTTGGTGTTGAATCCAAAGCTTGGTGCCCTGGCGAAATCACGGATAAAACTATCCGTCGTATGAAAAACCAACGTAAGAAAAAATTCGTTGACCTGAAAATTGTTAAGGCAGCGAAATGATTAAAATAAAACTCTCTAATTACGATAAAAACTTGGAAATGATTGCTATGAAAGAAGAACTCTTGAATGATGTCCGCTTTACCGGTTATGCAGTTCAATTTAATGGTGATGGGGCTCTCCAGATTGAGGGTGACCACTTCATCATCGAATACGAATTTAAACAGTACTGGCTTTATGCGAAGGACGAAGTTGGCGGTGTTGATTATGTCGACGAGTTTGATAATCTTGATGACGCACTAGAAGGAGCTCGATTCCTACAATGACCCCTGTATCCACTACCCTCGCCTACGAAGGTCTCGGATTTTTCTTAATAGATAACTGTATGGATGTTGAGTTTGTTTGTGGTGAGACTTCTTTAGTATGGAAGTCTCATATTTCCAAATACAACCATCGCGAATATCCAGGTCTTTTTAAAGAATTTTGTGGATATATGTCTGAACATGGATGTACTGATACAATTTCTTATTCCGAGTTCACACAAATCCTTGAAACCGTATTTCAGGCTTATTGCTTACTCCGTTGATGCTTTAAAAGGGTCTTCAAATACTATGATATAATAGACCTATGATTTGAGTTATCTGAGGTAACAATGACCGAAATTAAACTGACTAAAAATAACTATGTAAATAATAAGGAGCTTCTGAAAGCTATCACCCAATGGAAAACAGAACTCAGAGAAAATACCGATCCTAATAAAATAGTTCGCCAGAACGACGTTATCGGCTTGGCTATTATGCTCATTGCTGAAGGACTAAGTAAACGTTTCAACTTCTCAGGATATACCCAATCTTGGAAGCAAGAAATGATTGCTGATGGAATCGAAGCTTCGATTAAAGGTCTTCACAACTTCGACGAAACAAAATACGACAACCCACATGCATATATCACTATGGCTTGTTTTAATGCCTTCGTTCAGCGTATCAAAAAAGAACGTAAAGAAATGGCAAAGAAATATAGCTACTTCGTCCATAATGTCTATGACAGTAATGATGACGACATGGTAGGTATTGCAGATGAAACCTTTATCCAAGATATCTACGACAAAATGACTCAGTATGAAACCTCTTTAACTAAAGCACCAGGGTCTGATAAGAGTGCCGAACCTAAAGTTGGTGAACTGGATTTTTTATATGGAACATCAGATTAATATCACTCCACTTTTAGATGGAATGGAAGACTTCGAAGCACTCCCTTATTTTATTAAATTGATATTACGGGATGTTAAAGGTCTTCCTATTGATATTGACCCACTTAACGTCAGGAATATTGAATTCACTTCTCCTGACAATAACGTAGATTACCGTTATCATGTTGAGAACGCTAATTTCTACTTCACTATTGAATTGACTCCAAAGGATTAATATGCAAAGCCATGACATTTCTCAATTGACTGATGAGCAAATTGAAGAAGCCCAGCAACGTTTAGAAGAGCACAATATTAAAGAAGCTAATTCTCAAGCGGCTAAGATTCTTAAGAAGAATGCTCGTGAAATCCGTCGTTTAAATCTCCATGCCCAAGGCGCTGTACTTGAAAACAACTTTGAAGCATATAAGTACGCTTTAATTAAATTACGTGGTATTTACCGTCAACCTGTTACTGATGAACTTGTTCAATTGATGTGGGAATCTACCCGCAAACAAATTTGGGAAATCGTCAATGGCCCTAGTAAATAAACCCTTTAAACGGCTTCTTATTGGAGCCGCCTTTAGACTTCGCTCATACGGTAATATCTGTATTAAGCAGTCCGAAACCGAATATAAAATGGTCGGCCAGTATTCCGATGGAATTTTTCGGATTGAGCCCGTAGCCAAGGTTTGGGTAGATTCTCATCAACTTAAGAAATGGTGGCAACGATGATAACGTGGACAGGCGGCTAATGAAAGACGAATACGAAAAAGTTTAAGAGGTTGTATGAATGACGAATTCGATGGATTTTGATAAGATTAAATCTGACAAAAATGAGATGATACTTCAATTTGAAGCCGCTCGTATTAAAGCAGAAAATGAAGGTACTATTACCTATAAGCCTATCAAGTTCAGGTCTAATCACGAACCTCTGTACGGTGTATTAGTTGGTAAAGGAGCTTAGGCTCCTTTTTTGCTTTATATTCGGATGATAAAATAAATCTATGAAATACATCACATACCTGACAATATATTCCGGGACTAAGCTTCCACCGTTTTATATAGGGTCTACCACTTTAGAGAAGCATTTAAAAGGATATCACGGGAGTGTCCTTTCTAAAGCATATAAAGAAATCTATAAAAATGAGCTTTTAGAGCATCCAGAATTATTTGACTCATGTATTGTAAGTGAACACCCTACAAGAGAAGAGGCTTTAGAAGCTGAAAGAATGTACCAGTTAAGAACCAATGCGGCCCAAAATCCTCTATTCTTTAATAGGGCTGTCGCAGCTCCTAAAGGATTCTTTGGGCTTTCGCTACCTAAAGAGCAACACCCTCTTTACGGCTCTCATAATGCTAAAGGGTATATTCATTCCTATAATCCTATTACATTAGAACAAACCTTTGCACCTACAGTCCCCGAAGGATATGTAGAAGGTCGTTCACCTAATTATAAAGCATCTAGTCATAATAAGGGCAGGAAGTGGTATAATAACGGAATAGAACATAAACTGATTAACCCATCTAATATTCCTGATGGGTGGGTCAAAGGTAAACTTCCTGGCTCTGCTTCTAAAGCAGCCTCCAAAATGTGGGAACGGATACGTAATGAAAATTCTTAATACGGGTGACTGGCACCTTGGAGTGAAGAACGACGACCCTTGGGTGCAAAATATTCAATTGGCAGGCATTAAAGACGCCATCAATTATTCTAAAGCAAATGGTATCACTGTCTGGATTCAGTATGGTGATATTTTTGATGTTCGTAAAGCAATTACTCATAAGTGCATGGAATTTGCCAGACATATTTCAGATTTGCTTAAAGAAAATGGCATTACCATGTATACTGTTGTTGGTAACCATGATGCACACTACAAAAATACCTTGACACCGAACGCTGCTTCTGAAGTTCTGGGTAAATACGACCATATCAAGGTTATTGAGAAACCTACTACGGTTAACTTTGATGGTACAGAAATTGATTTGATTCCATGGATGTGTGAAGAAAACACGACTGATATCATGGACCATATCAAAAATACTACTGCCGATTTCTGTATTGGCCACTGGGAATTAAATGGTTTCTATTTCTATAAAGGAATGAAATCACATGGTTTAGAACCTGATTTCCTTAAGAAGTATAAGCAAGTATGGTCTGGTCACTTCCACACCATTTCTGATGCAGCAAACGTCAAGTATATTGGTACGCCATGGACCCTGACTGCAGGTGATGAGAACGACCCTCGTGGCTTCTGGATTTTCGATACAGAAACCCATAAAATGGATTTCATCATCAATGAAACTTGTTGGCATCGTAAGATTCATTATCCGAATGCGACTATCGATTACAAAGATTTTACAAATATTGCGGTTCGTGTTATAGTCGATAAAATTGATGACGGGCTTACCAAGTTCGAATCTGAACTTGAAAAGGTTGTTCACTCTTTACGTATTGTGTCTAAGGTAGATAACAGTGTTGATATCGATGATTCTGAAGAGGAAGATGAAGTTAAGTCCCTCTTGGATATGATGTATGATTATATCGATGCCCTTCCTGATGGCCACACTGAAGACGATGTTAAAGCCCTTAAGACTATGACCGCACAACTTTATAATGAGGTTACACGATGACTTTAGATGAATTCAAAAAATCAGGCCTTGAACTAGAACACGACTGCATCGTTATTGATGACGATAACCAAACGAATATCATTAAGTTCTGGTTTGAAGCCGTGAGCACTCGCGATACCAACGAGCTTATTAAAGTTTATGTTGCTACTGATTGGGCTGTGGAATTTAGCTTTAATGTAATGGTAGATGATACTCCAGAAACATTAATTCATATGGCTGAATCATGCATCAAGGATGCTTATAATGATGAAAATGTATAAACATGATTTTCATATTGGCGATGGCTGGTTCGGTAATGTAGAATGGGACGTGGATGGTTCTTGGTATACCGGAACTATGTATGTCACTTCTGAATATTCTGAAGGTGTTTCATGGGCCATGGAACTTGACGACGTGTTTGCTTCTTCCGAAGAAATGCTAGAATATGCTGAACAAACAATTCGTGAGAACAATACATGAAAACGTTTAAGTTAAAGAAAGTAACGTATAAAAATATTATGTCGGTAGGCCAGCAACCTATTACAATCCAACTTGATAAGGTCCAAAAGACCTTAGTCACCGGTAAAAACGGCGCTGGTAAATCTACGTTCCTTGAAGCCGTTACATTTGCTCTGTTCGGTAAGCCTTTTCGTGATGTTAAGAAAGGGCAGTTGATTAACTCAAGTAATAAGAAAGACCTTTTGGTCGAACTGTGGATGGAATATGATGGCAAAGAATACTATATCAAGCGCGGGCAAAAACCGAACGTTTTTGAAATCTCTTGTGGCGGTGAACGTCTTGATGAATCTGCCAGCAGTAAAGACTTCCAAGCAGAATTTGAACAGCTTATCGGAATGTCATATACCAGTTTCAAACAGATTGTCGTACTTGGTACAGCAGGGTATACCCCTTTCATGGGTTTGTCGACCCCTGCGCGCCGAAAGCTTGTGGAAGACCTCTTAGAGGTTTCTGTATTAGCGGATATGGACAAGTTGAACAAATCTTTGATTCGTGAGACTAATAGCCAAATCCAAGTAATCGACGTTAAACAGGATTCTATTATCCAGCAAATTAAAATTTATAATGACAACGAAGAACGTCAGCGTAAATTATCAGGTGAGAACGCAGCACGTCTACAAACAATGTACGATGAGCTCGTTAAAGAAGCCAGGACTGCGAAGGGCAATATAGAAAAACTGACTGATGAATTACTCAATGTCATCGTCGATGATGACCCTAGCAACTCTATGAGTGACCTGAGCAATAAAGGATTTGCAATCAAGAATGATATGGCAACCTTTACTAAGGTCGTGAAATTATACGAAACCGGTGGTAGTTGTCCTACATGTATGCAAGGACTGGAAGAGCATGGAAATATCCTTACTAAAATTAAGGATAAGAACTTTGAGCTTCAAAAATCTTTGGATAAGATTAACGAACAGTACCAAGAACTCAAGCTCATTAAGGACCAAGTAACCGAACAACGTAATAAAGCTCTGGCTATTAAATCTCAGATAGCTACTCATAAGCAACAAGCCATTACTGCCGTAGAGAAAGCTAAAAAAGTTAAAGTATTAATCGACCAAGCAGCTGCTGAGTTCGTAAGTAATGCCGAAGAGATTGCCGCGCTTCAAGCAGAGCTTGATAAAATCGTCTCTACCAAATCGTCCTTGGTAATGGAAAAATACCATCGTGGAATTCTGACAGAAATGTTGAAGGATACTGGTATTAAAGGTTCCATTATTAAGAAATACATTCCTATCTTTAATAAGCAGATAAATTCTTATTTGAAGATTATGGAAGCCGACTACGTCTTTACACTAGACGAAGAGTTCAATGAGACGATTAAATCACGTGGACGTGAAGACTTTAGTTATGCTTCATTTTCACAGGGTGAGAAAGCACGTATTGATATCGCACTACTTTTTACATGGCGCGATATTGCTTCTAAGGTATCAGGTGTTAATATCAGCACGTTAATTCTTGATGAGGTATTTGACAGTGCTACTGACGCTGAAGGCGTTAAGACCATTGCAACCATCTTGAATAGCCTTGAGGATACGAACGTGTTCATTATCTCTCACCGAGACCATGACCCACAAGCTTATGGCCAACATCTTCAAATGAAGAAAGTTGGACGATTCACGGTGATGGAATGAGTGATTTTATAACAGGCCAGCATTTGTTGGCCGTTCCTGAACTAAAGCGGTATGTTTTAGTTAATAACTTCTCTGGAGACGAACATCTTGTTACTGAAGATTATCTCCGAAATGCTTTTAAGTCAGAGTATGATAGAATCATGTCGAACAGGAATCCTGCCTGGTTCGTTTATGAATACTTTGATTAAATTAAGTGCTTTAAAATATTGATTTATAATACATCTACCAACCAAATGAGAGAAAATATTATGTTTGCTAACGCTATTACTGTTAAAGATATCCAAGTTAAAACCATTCGTACTGATTCCAACCCACATAATCAAAACCGTATCCGTAAATCATGGGTACTGAATATTGATACCGACTCTGCACGTCGTCTGCAGTCTCTTCCACAAGAAACTAAGTTCATGCTCTACGGTATCATTGATAACGACGTATCCGATAAGTGGGTAGAAATTATGCGTCGCCACTATAATGATTCACTGGCCGCAGGTGCTAAACTGGTTATCGACCGTGATGGTTCTGAACGTCTCGAAGATGATTATTGTGTAGATTTTGACGAACAACTGCTTGAAGCTGGTGCTATTGTTGCTTCCCAGATTCCAGAGTATATTGAATCTCTGCCTGAATCCATTCGTAAACAAATGATCGTTATTGCTTAATTAATTTTTGACTTGATAAGGAAACATTATGAAATTCTCTAAAGAAACTCTGAACATTCTGAAAAACTTCTCCGGTATTAACCCAGGTATCATGCTTAAACCTGGTAACACTATTCTAACTCGTTCAGTAACGGGTGCAAGTTATGGTGAAGCTACTGTAAATGACACCTTTGATATCGAAGCCGCAATCTACGACCTGAACGGCTTCTTAAGTATTCTGTCATTGGTATCTGAAAGTGCTGAAGTTTCGGTAAGTGAAGACCAAACCACTTTAATTATTAAAGACCAACGTTCAACTATTAAGTGGCCTATTGCCGACCCAAGCACAATTGCATTCCCAAGCAAAGCTATTCCGTTCCCGGTGGCTGAAGTTATTTTTGACCTTAAAGCCGAAGATTACCAGCAGTTGATGCGTGTGTCCTCTGGACTGAGTATTGATACATTTGCTATTACTGTAGACAATGGTAAAATTGTAATCAATGGCTACAAACAAGTTGATGATAAGGACCTGGCCCGTCCATTGTATTCCTTAGTGGTTGCAGATCATGATGGCCCTGAATTCAAATTCATTATCAACAAAACTAATATGAAAATGATGCCTGCCGATTACCATGTATTGTTATGGGCCCGTGGTGAAGGCCAGGACGCTCGTTTCGCAGCCAAGTTTGAAGGTTCACAAGCTTCTTATGTATTGGCTATGGAAGCAGGCTCAAGCCACTCGTTCTAAAGCATAGGGAGGAAATTCCTCCCTTGGAGTATAATGTAAAAACAAACCTGAGGAAATTAATATGCTTACAGTAAACAATAATGAATTCATGTGGGAACAGAAATATCGTCCAGGTACTTTATCTGAGTGTATTCTGCCTGCGCATGATAAAGAAACCCTCCAAGCCATTGTTAATAAGGGCCTAATCCCTAACATTATCCTAGTCTCTGCTTCACCAGGCACAGGTAAAACTACCGTAGCTAAAGCATTGTGTGCTGATACAAATTCAGACATGTTGTTTGTTAACGGTTCTGACTGCCGTATTGATTTCGTTCGTAATGAACTTACTCGTTTTGCATCTTCCAAATCTATCGAAGGTAAGCGTAAGGTAATTGTTATCGACGAATTCGACCGCGCCGGTGTTGCTGAAGCTCAACGTCACCTTCGTTCGTTCTTAGAAGCCTATTCCTCAAACTGTTCTGTAATTATTACAGCAAACAATATTGATGGTATTATCGGTCCACTTCAATCCCGTTGTCGTGTTATTAAATTTGGTGAAGCCACCCCGGCCGACCAAACATCCATGATGAAAGAAATGATTCATCGTGCTGTAGCAATCTGTAAAAACGAAAATATCGAAGCCGAAGACCTTAAAGTTATTGCTGCCTTAGTTAAACAAAACTTTCCTGACTTCCGTAAAACAGTTAACCAACTGGACCGTTACTCATCCAGTGGTAAAATCGATACAGGCATTTTGAGTATTGTAATGAATACCAATTCGCCTATCGATGAAGTAGTGGCTGCACTTAAAGATAAAAACTTTAAAGAACTCCGTGCATTAGCTCCACGTCATGTCAACGATTATTCCAACTTTATTATGTCGCTGGCTAACGAACTCTATGGTAAATTGCCTGGGCCAAGCATTGTTAGAATGTACGAAATTGTCGGTGAAAATAACCAATACCACGGTATTGCGGCTAACCCAGAAATTCACATGACTTATCTGTTCATCCAACTTGCTCTGGAGCTCCAATGGCTATAAGTCTTTTTGATGATGACGTTGAACTGAACGAACATGAAGTTGCTTGGAAATCACGTAACGACGCTGCAATTCAAGCCTTGGCCGATTCATTTAAAGAAAAGGCTGAAAACGAACTGTTCGCCATTATGAACGATATCACATATGGTAAGAACCAACGTAACTTGGCTCAGTCGGAAAACTACAATCAATTTTGGCTCGATAATAGTTTGAGCCAACATGTGGATTGTATTATGCAGGCTGCAATGGTTAACTGTCTGAAACTTGATGACCAAAGTCATTTCAACTATCTTTTACACACTGTTCCTAAGGGTAAGAGGTTTGGTAAATGGGCTAAGGCCCATGATGATGAAGTTAGTGTAGTTTTTATTACTCGTTTATTGATGAAATACCATTCAATTAATAATGATGACGCTTATCGTTATCTCGAGACTTATAAAATTAAAGGCCATCTTCCGGCAGTGCTTAAGAAGATGAAAGGGTTGGTTACGGACGAATTCCTGAAATCCGTAACTAAAAATGTTAAAGAACAAAAAGACTTGAAAAAGAAAGCATTGGAATGGTAAATTAAAATGATTGAAATTACTCTGAAACAACCTGAAGACTTCTTGAAAGTGAAAGAGACCCTAACTCGTATGGGTATCGCTAATAATAAAGAAAAGAAACTATATCAATCCTGCCACATTCTGCAAAAGCAAGGGCTATACTATATCGTCCACTTTAAAGAGATGTTGCGTATGGATGGCCGCCAAGTTGATATCGATGGTGAAGACTACCAACGTCGTGATTCAATTGCCCAGCTTCTTAAGGAGTGGGGACTGATTGATATCGTAGACGACTCTGAACTGTTCGAAATCACCAATAACTTCCGTGTCATTTCCTTTAAGCAGAAAAATGACTGGGAACTACTGTCTAAGTACACCATTGGTAATTAATATGATTCTTGAAATTGAAACGTGTGAACGTCTTAAAGAGGTATACGGACTTTCTCCAACTCAAACTGTTTTTGACCTTTCCGAAGAGCTCCAAATAGAATTTCAAAAGGACCTCCAAAAGTTACTACATCCTGGCCAGCAAGTCTTCCAGGCTATGATTAGAACTAAAGACGAATATGGCAATCCATCCATTAAACGTTTTACAATAGAAATTTAAGCAAAGGGACTTCGGTCCCTTTTGGAGTATAATGATTCATCAACAAACAAAAGACAATCACTCGTCTATAAAGGAAATGAAATGCAAGAATTCTATTTGACAGTCGAACAAATCGGTGATAATATTCTCGAACGTTACATCGATAAAAATGGTAACGAACGTAGTCGTGAAGTTCCTTACAAGCCTACAATGTTTATGCATGCTAATCCAGAGCAAGCCGTAAAATACATTGATATCTATGGTAAGGGTTGTGTTAAGAAAGAATTCGATTCTATGCGTGATGCATCCCAATGGATGAAACGTATGGATGATATGGGTCTCGAAGCCCTGGGTATGGACGACTATAAATTAGCCTATTTGTCTGATACCTATCGTAAAGAAATCAAATATGATTCTTCTAAGATTCGTATTGCTAACTTCGACATCGAGGTAACATCTCCTGATGGATTCCCTGAACCAGCTCAGGCTAAACATCCTATCGATGCCATTACCCACTACGACTCGATTGACGATAAATTCTATGTATTCGACCTTTTAGTTTCGCCTTATGGTACTGTCGAAGAGTGGTCGATTAAAATCGCTGAGAAACTCCAAGACGAAGGCGGTGACGAAGTTCCACAAGAAATCATTGACAAAATCGTTTATCTTCCGTTTAATTCTGAAGAAGAAATGATGCTTGAGTACTTGAATTTCTGGCAACAGAAAACTCCTGTGATTTTGACTGGATGGAACGTTGAGTCGTTTGACGTACCGTACGTTTATAACCGTCTGAAAAATCTGTTCGGTGAGAACACTGCTAAGCGATTAAGCCCACATCGTAAAACTCGTGTTAAAGTTATTGAGAACATGTACGGTGCTCGTGAAATCATTACATTGTTCGGTATCTCTGTTCTGGATTATATCGACCTCTATAAAAAATTCAGCTTCACCAACCAGCCTTCTTATTCTCTGGATTATGTTTCTGAATATGAATTGAAAGTAGGTAAGTTGAAATATGATGGCCCAATCTCCAAGTTACGTGAGACGAACCACCAACGATATATTTCCTATAACATTATCGACGTATATCGTGTAGTGCAGATTGATATGAAGCGTCAGTTCATTCTTCTGAGTTTGGACATGGGTTATTATGCCAAGATGCAGATTCAGTCGGTGTTCAGCCCAATTAAGACTTGGGACGCTATTATCTTTAATAGCCTTAAAGAACAAGGCAAGGTAATTCCACAAGCTCGCTCACACGTGGTCCAACCTTATCCTGGTGCTTTCGTTAAGGAACCGATTCCTAACGCTTACAAATATGTAATGAGTTTCGACCTTACATCTCTGTATCCGAGTATCATTCGACAAGTGAATATAAGCCCAGAGACCATCGCAGGGACATTCGCTAACGCACCGATACATGAATATATTGCCGGAACTGCTCAGCGTCCTAGCGACACCTACAGTTGCTCTCCTAACGGCATGATGTACTATAAAGACCGTGAAGGTGTGATTCCGACAGAAATCACCAAGGTATTCTTGCAGCGTAAAGAACATAAAGGTTACATGCTTGCAGCTCAACGTAATGGTGAGTTAATTAAAGAAGCATTGGAAAATCCTAATCTCTCAGTTGATAGTCCACTGGATATCGATTATCGTTTTGACTTCTCTGACGAAATCAAAGCCCAGATTAAAGCACTGTCAGCGCCTTCTTTAAGAGAAATGTTGAAGAAAGCCGAGCTCACTGAAGTTGCAGGTAACACTGCTCAGATTAACCGTAAGTTGCTTATCAACTCCCTTTATGGTGCACTTGGTAACGTATGGTTCCGTTACTATGACCTCAGGAACGCAACTGCAATCACATTGTTTGGTCAAATGGCCCTCCAATGGATTGAACGTAAGGTTAACGAATATCTGAATAGCGTGTGTAAGACTGAAAACCAGAAGTTCGTGCTCTACGGTGATACTGACTCCATTTATGTTAAGGCAGATGCAATCATCAATAAAGTAGGCGAAGATAAATTCCGTGATACTAACCACTGGGTCGACTTCTTAGATAAATTTGCACGTGAACGTATGGAACCAGCTATTGATGCAGGCTTCCGTGAGATGTGCGAATACATGAACAACAAACAACACTTGATGTTCATGGACCGAGAAGCTATCGCAGGTCCTCCACTTGGTTCTAAAGGCCTTGGTGGATTCTGGACAGGCAAGAAACGTTATGCACTTAACGTTTGGGACATGGAAGGTACTCGTTATGCTGAACCACACTTGAAAATCATGGGTCTCGAAACTCAGAAATCAAGTACACCTAAAGCAGTTCAGAAAGCTCTGAAGGAATGTATCCGTCGTATGCTTCAGGAAGGCGAGGCATCTTTGCAAGAATATTTCAAACAGTTTAATAAGGAATTTAACGAACTCGATTATGTAAGCATTGCAGCAGTATCCAGTGCTAACAACATCGAGAAATATAATGAAGGTGGATTCCCGGGTTCTAAATGTCCATACCACATCAAAGGTTGCTTAGCTTACATGCGTGCTTCTGCAGGTGATTTGACTATGCCTCGTATCGTTGATGGTGAAAAGGTATATGTACTGCCACTTAAAGAAGGCAACCCGTTTGGTGAAGCTTGTATGGCATGGCCGTCAGGTATTGAACTTCCGGTTCAGATTCGTGACCAAGTCCTCCGTTGGATGGACTACAACGTACTGTTCCAAAAGACCTTTATCAAACCTCTGACCGGTTTTACTGAGTCTGCTAAAATCGACTACGAGAAAAAAGCAACATTATTTGATATGTTCGACTTTTAAGTGTTTACATACCACAAGGAACGTGGTAGTATCCTTCCTATCAACTACATGAGGAAATTACAATGGAAGCTTTAATCGTTAGTGCTGGTGTTTTAGGATTCGGTTCTCTGGTTATTATGTTCATCGGTTACTTTTTACCATGGATTCTGGCTCTTCTGCGAGGCACTCGTAGTAATGTCGGAATTTTCTTCCTTAATCTCCTGTTAGGCTGGACGATGATTGGTTGGGTAGTGGCTTTAATCTGGGCTATCGTCGCTGAACGTAAATCAAATGCACAAATCATTATTGTTAAGCAATGAAAATAATTATTTTATTTCTTATAATGACTGCCTTTACCATTTATTGGGCAGTGGCAATTCCGCCAATGATTCCGACACTAATCATCGGATGGATTATTCTTATAGCACAAATTAAGTATAACTGTTTTAATTGAGGATATTATGAAAAAGTTAATTATCGCAATGAGTATGCTCCTATCAGGTTGCGCGGTCCAATATGGTGATGCAGTTTCGGCTGATGAAGTTGGTAAAGCTCGTATCGCAGCTGAACAGAAACAATTCGATGGCGAAATGAAATTCCGTGCAGGTTCTGGACTTGTGTACACCCGAGCCAATAATCAATGTGGTAATAACTGTGCAAAATATGCTCAAAGGGAAATCGAATTCCAACGTGAACAAGAGTCTAAGCGTGAAGCGGTACTAGCCAAACACCAGGCAGAAATGAAGCGTCAAGATGATTTGTACAAAAAGCAGAAACTGTATGCGATGTGCGTAAACCATATCAATCTACAGATTTCCATCCACGAGGCTCGTTATTACGAAATGCTCGAAACCGAGAGCTTCGGTAAAGCTCGTGATTATAAGAAACAAATCGATAAGCTCAAGACCAAAGCACCGGCGGCAATAGAACAGTGTATTGAAATCGGTAAAGATAAGATTTAAGCAATACCAATTTATTAAAAATAGTGTATAATGTACCTACATTCACTTGAGGAACAGATAATGAAAAAGGTTGTTATTTTAGGCGCGGGTCTTGGCTCACGGTTGTATCCAATTACCAACGAAATCCCGAAGGTACTGGTTAACTACAAACAACATACTGTATTAAAACATTTGTATGATTTGTATAGTAATCAATCAGATGAAATTATTCTGGTTATTCACAGCAAATTTAACGACCTCGTTAAAGGCTATATTAAATCCATTAACATGATTAATAGTGATAAGCCTAAATTCACTATTCGTAACGTTGATGTTGCCAATGGTTCGGCTCATGCTATCGATTGCATTGCCGAAGATATCATTGGGCACAATGTCTTGTTTAACTGGTGTGATATTATTCCTGAAGGTCATAAAGTTGAGTGGGATAACGACTACTGTTATACCTATGGGACTGACTGCCGTTTTACATTTGAAGAACCGTACTTGCGTGAAATTGGTACCGGTGGTGGCGTAGTTGGCTTGTATCAGGTGGCTAATTGGACAGGTTTCGACCGTTCTAATTATGGTGAAGACCTTGCTGACAACCTGGATTCAATGGTCCATTTGACTGAACGTAAGTTAGACTTTGTAGTTGATGTTGGTGACAAACTGAAACTGGCTAAGGCCCATGAAGATTCTGAAATTAACCGTGAATTTAATAAATTAGAGTTCACTGAGAATCTAGCTATTAAAGTACCTACAAACGAATTAGGTAAAGAAATCCAATCTAAAGAAATCAATTGGTACAATTCTATTGATTCTGAATTCGTTCCTAGCATTGTAGACTTTGCTCCAGGTGAATTCATTAAAATGGAACGTATCTTTGGTCGAACCATGGCAGATGCCTACCGGTTTATGTCTAAAGAAACTAAAGTCCTAATGGTTTATAAGGTTATTAGTGCATTACGTTCGTTCGGTGGAACTATCGATAATCCGTCCGATGAGCAATGGTATTCTGATGTTAAGAAAGAAGTATTGGACAAGGTCCTTATTCGTAATGCTTCTATTGCCGGATTGATTGAAGGCTTTGCTCCACAGGGTATTACCCATGTTAACGACTTCAAGGTAGGCGACCCAGAAAAACTTCTTCGTCACGCCTTAGAAATTCTGTCTGAACATAAAGAACCGTACCAACTTATTCATGGCGACCCGCACTACAGTAATATTATGTTGTCGGACGAAGGTAATATTAAAATCATCGACCCACGTGGTTATTTTGGTAATAGTTCTAAAGGCCCTGCGATTTATGATGAAGCTAAGGTGCTTTATTCTATCGATGGTTATGACAAATTTAACTCTGACCCTCTATGGGGTGGCTTAACTCGTAACGGAACTCGTGTATTCGTTGATATTGAAAAGGTTATGCCTTTAGATGATATTCCGATGTGTACATTTAAGCACAAGCTCTGGATTGCTGTTATCTGGATGGCATTGGCAGGTTACTTTAAAAATAACCCTCTGAAAGCTCTGGGCGCTTATTACAATGGGCTATATCAACTGAGTGTGCTGCTGAAGCGGCATCCTCGTAAGCGTAAGCTTATCACAGGTGAATTCGTTGATGAAGTTCGCGACCCTATCACGGCTCAAATTATCACTCGTTGTCCTGATAAGTGGGTTTTGCTTGACCAGGAAACTGGTGTAAAATATAAACCTACAGGTTCTACCGAACTCCACAAACAATGGAAGAAAATTTAATGCATCTGTGTTTTGATATCGATAATACCATTACTCACTGGCAAGATGACCGTGATTACGAAAACTTTAAACCGGACACCGAAATGGTGTCTATGATTAATAAGCTTTATGATGAAGGGTACGAGATTACCTTGTTCACTGCCCGTGGTATGACTTCATGCGGCCCGGGTCGAATCTTGGTTGAAGTAGTTCCTGCATTAGTTAAGAACCTTGAAAAGATTGGATTGAAATATCACAATCTGCTTACACATAAGCCGAGTTATACTTTTATCATCGATGACCGAGCAATCCGTCCTGACCACTTTAAAGAAATGGTTCGTGAAGGAACTCTTGAAACCTATAAGGCATATCATCCGTGAAACCAAAAATCATTGTTATCGACGGCCCGGATAATTCCGGGAAGTCTACTTTAATTGAATCACTTTTATCTGATAAGAAATATCGTCTTATTGATTTCCCTAAAAAGATTAATGGCAAATGCATTTCATTAGGGACTGATAATGACAAGGCTTTAGTCGAGACGTTGTATAAGTTTTTAGACCCTAATTTTGTCTACATCTTAGACCGTGGGTATCCTAGTAATATTGTTTACTCTGGATTCCTTCGTGGTGAAATGGACCCTTATGTAGAACTGGAAGATTGGAAAGGGTTTAAATCTGAATTCAATATTATTGAGGTTATTTTAACCCGTAATCCACTGGATAAAGACTTTGAAGATGACCTTATTAAATTAACCAAAGATGAGTTCAACCTAACTATCCGGCAATATGAAACATGTTTTGAAAACGTGTTTAAAATCTTAAATCACGACGGCCATAATAACTTGCTTAACGTCGATATGGTAGAATTAAAACGTCTGAATGAATATATTGAAAATAAGGTGAATAAATGAAACACATTACCGCTGTTAGTTTTGAAAACGCGTTTAAGCAAATGAACGAAGAAATCCTGGAAGCTCCACAGTTTGCAGTTGATTCTCGTATCGGCCGTTGTTATGAAATTGGTTCTGCTTCGGTAGAAGTACTGGATGCAAGCACCTATAAATTCACCGACCCTCGTATTAATCGTATCAACTATGATTATGCCGAATCTTTCTGGAAGTTTATGATTTCTGGTGGTACTGACGCCGCCGAAGCATTTAAGGAATACCCTAATGTTGCTAAGTTCATTGATAAGCCGAAAAGTGACGTATTGCCTGCAAACTTCAACACTTTCTATGGACCTAGAATTGTGGCCCAACTCCCAGCCTTACTTAAAGAGCTTAAAGAGAAGCCTAACTCAAGACGAGTTGTGTTCCAAATTCTCCAAGAACAAGACCAAGCCCTCCTTGATTCTGACGAATCCTTAGAATATCCATGTACTGATTCAGTGACATATTATATTCGTGATGGACGTCTTTATGCACATACCCATATGCGTTCACAGAACTGTGCTATTGTTATGCAGCTGGATTTCTATCTGCAGGGTAAACTGATGGCCTTTATTGCTGAACAGTGTGGTGTTGGTCTGGGTACGTATTCCCATACTATGGTTAGTGCACACGTATTTGAACGTGATTTTGACTACGTTCGAGGATTCCTGAAATGAGTTTGTTTATCGTTCCTATTTTCAGTATGCGTAGTTACGAAACAGGTGAATATGCCGTCCTTAAGGACGGTAATTTTCAACTCCATTTAAACCGTGCTTGCCCAGGTGATTATCTGGCTTATCCTAGAAATTCGAGCGATATCAAAGAATGCATTGAATTATTTCCTGAACTGAATTTTGTACCGCTTTGGTATAAAGAAAATGCTTATGAAACTCGTAAACATTTTTGGTCTGAAAACGAGTTCGTTGTTGATTCGTTAATCGAATACTATGACTGCTCAGGATTGGTAACCGATATCACAGGTTATGATGGCACTCAGACTGTACAATTCAACTTTAACATTACAATGGACCCTGAAGTTCCTCGTTATTATATCGACGAGTTTATTGATACCGACGTGTCCTCAGTTGAACGTTCGATTTATACCACAGTCCTGAATCAATGCCAGAAAGACGTCCTGGTGTCACGAGGTGCGTCCTCTGATAAGATTTTTGTAGACCAAAAGGTAATTAATCCGGCAGTAATTGAGCGTTACTCTGAAGGCCTAGCGCCTATTAAAATTGATGGTATTTTCCATCCATTCCGTATCTCTGATAAATGTTATCAATTCGAAAGAGTTGTAGACCAAGCTGCGGCTGAAGGTTCTCGCCTTTATATCACCGATCCGAATGATTCATTTAAGCGTGAAGACTATCGTCCTGATGTAGAGATTATTAAATTCAAACCGAGTAAGGTTGAATATTATCAGATTCTGAAATCAAGACCTCATATCATTTATCATGAGAATCCCGGTTTAGTATTCCATCCTGGTCTAGCTGAATTCATTTATTTCGGTGCCCACATCCATTCTGAGCACGAAATGCCAAGTTATGAGGACGTGGTCCTTTAACGCTGTAAATGTGAAGTGATATAATTACCCTATCTTAAAACGTGAGTAAAATATAATGATGCCTATGGAAAAATATAATGTCTGATTTAAAATCCCGTTTGATTAAAGCTTCTACTTCTAAAATGACCGCCGACCTGACCAAATCTAAATTGTTTAATGGTCGTGACGAAGTTCCTACTCGTATCCCTATGCTGAATATTGCATTGGGCGGTGCGTTGAATGCAGGCTTACAATCAGGTTTGACAATCTTTGCTGCTCCATCTAAACACTTTAAAACGTTGTTTGGACTTACCATGGTTGCGGCATATATGAAGAAATATCCAGACGCAATTTGTTTGTTCTATGACTCTGAGTTTGGTGCTTCAGAATCTTATTTCCGTTCGATGGGTGTTGATTTGGAACGTGTGGTTCATACACCAATCCAGTCAGTCGAACAGCTTAAAGTTGATATGACTAACCAGTTAGAAGAAATTACTCGTGGCGAAAAGGTTATTATCTTTATCGACTCCATCGGTAACACTGCTTCTAAGAAAGAAACCGAAGATGCTTTGAACGAGAAAGTTGTAGGTGATATGACTCGTGCTAAATCACTGAAATCTCTGTTCCGTATCGTAACACCTTATCTGACCATCAAGGATATCCCTTGTGTAGCAATTAACCACACGGCTATGGAAATTGGTGGAATGTATCCTAAAGAGATTATGGGTGGTGGTACTGGTATTCTGTACTCTGCTTCTACCGTGTTCTTTATCTCTAAACGTCAGGTTAAAGATGGTACCGAGCTCACTGGTTATGACTTCACACTGAAGGCTGAGAAATCTCGTACGGTTAAAGAGAAATCAACGTTCCCTATCACCGTTAACTTCGAAGGTGGTATCGACCCATTCAGTGGATTGCTTGAAATGGCTACTGATATTGGCTTTGTCGTGAAACCTAAAGCTGGCTGGTATAATCGTGCATTCCTTGACGAAACCACAGGCGAAATGGTTCAAGAAGAAAAAGCATGGCGTGCTAAAGCTACCGATTGTGTCGAGTTCTGGGGACCGCTGTTTAAACATGCCCCGTTCCGTGAAGCAATCGAGAATAAGTATAAGCTTGGTGCAATTAATTCTATTAAAGAAGTTGACGATGCGGTAAATGACCTTATTAACTCTCGTGTCTCTAAGAACGTTGCTGTTAAATTAGGCGGAAATACCCAAAGCGCCGCTGACATCGAAAGCGATTTAGAAGAGATGGATTTAGATGACTGATTTATCTGATTTAGATAATTTTGTTAAAGATACCGAAGAGGGTCCTAGTGACCCTCGTTATTATGAGAAATCATTAGATATAATCCGTAAGTCAATGGGATCGGTTAAGCAGGAAATTATGCTTACTTTACCCGATGGCACTGCTCACATCGTTTATGTGATGAATATTGTTATTGAGAAAGATGGAAAAGTGTCGGTTGATTTCGGAACACCTTCCGAAGACCGAAAAGAAGAGCTGGCGCTTCATGTAGAAAAATGTGTTACAATGCAAATACAAGAAGAACTGGATAAAATTAAATCTAAGAGGTGGTGGAAGTGGTAGAAACTATTTTGGCTCAACTGCTAGGCAATAGTGATTATTTCACTAAGGTCTGGCCTTATATGAATGATTCTTATTTTGACCAGGGTCCTGCAAAGACCCTTTTCAAAGAAATTAAAAAACATGTCAATGAATATAATGCAGTGCCTTCTAAGAACGCATTGAGCATTGCATTAGATAACAGTACGCTTTCAGAAGTTGAACACCAAGGCGCTAAAGAGCTTTTAAGTTCGCTGAACGCCGGGCCTGAAGACCAAGAATGGTTGGTTAAAGAGACGGAGAAATACGTTCAGAAAGCAGCGATGTATAATGCAACTTCAAAAATCATTGAAATCCAAACTAATGCCGACCTTCCAGTTGAGCAACAAAATAGAAAACTTCCAGGTATTGGTGCTATCCCAGATATCATGCGTGATGCATTATCGATTTGTTTCGATTCTGAATTAGGTCATGACTGGATGGATGACTATGAAGAACGATTCAAAAGTTATTCCGATAAAGCACGTAAGGTTCCATTCCGTCTTAATATTCTGAATAAGATTACCAAGGGTGGTGCTGAGTTTGGTACTGAAAACGTATTGTTGGCAGGAACAAACGTAGGTAAGTCTCTTGGTCTTTGTTCATTGGCTGCTGATTACCTTCAATCTGGTTACGATGTTCTTTATATCTCCATGGAGATGGCAGAGGAAGTATGTGCTAAGCGTATCGATGCCAACCTTCTGGACGTGTCGCTGGATGATATCGATGATGGTCACGTCTCGTGGCCTGAATATAAAGCTAAGATGGATAAATGGCGTTCAACTGCTACTTTAGGTCGTTTAAAGATTAAACAGTATCCTACTGGCGGTGCTAATGCCGATACATTCCGTGCATTATTAAACGAATACAAGCTCAAACAAAACTTTGTCCCACAGGTCGTTATCGTTGACTACTTGGCTATCTGTGCATCGTCTCGTACGAAAGTTTTCTCTGAAAACAGTTACGGATTGATTAAGATGGTTGCTGAAGAACTACGTGGACTTGCAGTAGAGAAGAAATTACTGTTGTGGACTGCAGCCCAGACTACTCGTGGTGCGAACGTTGCAGCCGAAATCGATATGGCCGATATTGCTGAATCCTTTGGTATTGCACATACTGCAGACTTCATGTTGGGTGTGGTCGAGACAGAAGAGTTCGCTCAGATGGGTATGCAGATGGTTAAGCAGCTTAAATCTCGTTATGGCGATAAGAGCTACTACAACAAATTTAAGATTGGCGTTAAGAAAGGAAATCAACGTTGGTACGAAGTTGAAGATGATTCCAACCCAGGCCCAGTGAACACTGTTCGTGAGGCTACAGGTGAGATGAATCGCCAGGCCGAGGTCAATCGACAGACGCGTGTTAATAGAAGTGATTTGGACGATTTAGCAGCATCTATCAAATTTTAAGGAGCTTCGGCTCCTTTTTTGTTTTTAAGGGTTTACATCTCCTGTAGGCGTGATACTATAGACCTATCAACTTGGAGAACAAAATGAAAACCATCGACTGTAAAGCAGAATATAAAGTGTATTACCATGGAAGTTGTAGTGTCGCTAATATCGGTAATATGCTTTGTCCTCCTGAGGAAACAGGAGTTCTGTCTGAAACCGGTCGTAAGAAAAACCTAAATCGTGTGTTCTTTACTGAAGATATCGGTTTGGCTAAGATTTATGCTGGACGTGCAGCTCGTTCAGTGGGAGGAGAACCTCGTCTTTATCGTGTAATTGCTCCGGTAGATGTGGTTTGTTTAAATGATACTAAAGGCGCTACGGTTTATCATGCTGAATGGGCCTTCTGTGAGGAAATCTAAATGTCTGAATCAATTAAAGTAAAATTTGTCGGCCATTTCGCCAACGGTGATACCGCTACCAAAGAAGCTTCAGTGCGTGAAAACGATATCGTGTGGGTGACTACCCAATTCGCTGAAGTCAATAATATTTTGGTTAAGGCGTATGTCGACGACGTAGAAGTTTATGAACATGATGCCCGTATTGAGGAAATCTAAATGGAAGAATTTGAATGTGTAGTATGTGGTTGTTCGGTCTGTGAAGACCAGGCAGTATTTGATGCTTGGGACAACGCAACCTGTTTAGACTGTGACAGCGAATTCGAAGAAATTGCTCATAAACATGAAGGCGAGGAATAAATGAATATCGTACTAATGAAACCAACTCCTAGCTCTTTTTGGAATAAATCTTTCGGTAAGCATAATATGTTTATCCAACGTACCGTAAACAACTGGGAACTAGTTCTTTCAGTGGGCCACAACGATTATGAACAAGAATACGTAGAGTTCTTCGAATTTCCTGTGAAGCCCACTAAGCGTCAGATTCGTCAGACAAAACGTAAATTCCGTAAAATTTATTTGGAAGATTCATTAAAATAAAGTTTACAACGGTCTATGGTAGTGATACTATGGACCTATCAACTACCGAGGAGAACATTATGAAAAAGTTATTAATCGCAGCAATCCTTACAGTAGCGTCATGTGGCACGGCTCCAGTTACGGCTGGATTGGATAAAGACCTTTGTGAATGGTCTATGACTGCCGATCAAGAAGCGGTTGAGCATCAGATTTATGCTGATATCATGAACATCACTAAACGCGACCGCCCTGATATGGTTAAAGAAGTGTCAGACCAATTGGCTTCAAGCGGTGTTATGCAATATAACTATGTTTTGTATTGCGATGCCAATTTCGATAACAAAAATATCGTTAAAGAGGTGACAGGTGAATAAGATTAACAGAAATTTAGTTATCAAAAAACTTCGTTGTAAAAATCCAAATGCACAAGCATACAGGATGTTTTGGAGCGACGACCACCAATACCTAGGTTATTTTCTTGTTGATAGCGATGATCGAATTACAATGGCTCATAAACTTCTTAACAGAGAATTAAACCATTGGCAAGAACTTATTGCGGTGAGGTCTAAATTATTTTCTCGCAATACAATGCACCAATTGGTTTATTTTTTCGCCGAAGGTATTCCTGACAAGGTTGAGTTTGATGGATTCGAATTTAAAGACATCCTCCCAGACAACGAATTGAACGACCGCGTTAATATGGACATCCCTAGCAAGTATATCAAAAACAGTCTGTTGAAAATTCTGGAAGCTCCGGTTTATTCAATAGATGACCAGATTTTTAATGCCTTTATGAATCGAGGTTAATATGTTTGTCTTAACTCAATTCTCTAAAGCCGTGTATAGTTACTCTTGTCAGTGGGAAGTCTTTATCGATTCTCCTTCACCTAAGTATGGTGTTTTTGGACGAGTAACTACTCAAGCTTATGTCGCACGGCCGACTAAGCGCCAGCTTCGTAAACTTAAAAAGGCCCATCGCCAACTGATTGAGAGAAGGGAACAATATGAGTGCAATGTGTACGGGCTCTAAGATTTCTGTATTCGAATTATTCGAAGAGTATGAAATCGTATCAAAGGACCAAGAAGCTATCCATATTATTGCCGGTGATGGTGTGACTTGGATTATTCCACTTTACCACGAAGATACGTACGAAGTCACTGATGCAAATGGTGATAAAGCTATTTTCGTAATATAAATAAGGCCAGGAGCCTATGAAATCTTTTAAAGAAGTTATGAACGAAGATATGGTCGCAGGCGATGCAGGTGGAAACCCATCTAATATTGCCTCCGGAACTACCTCAGGCGCAGTCGTCAACAAAGGGCCTGAACAAATCCCATCTAAAAAGCGTAAAGAAAAATCCGAAAACGAATGATATAATGGCTCTATTAATTTAGAGCCCAAGGAAAAATAATGTCATATGTCGATAGAGAATTTGCTGTACGTGCCTTGAATTATCAACCTAAATTCAGACAAGTAACTGGTAGTGATTTTAAATTAAACTGTCGTTGTCGTGTATGTGGCGACTCCCTAAAAGATGAGAACAAAGCTCGTTTTTGGGCCTATCCGGCCAATGACGGCTCCGTAATGCTGCACTGTTTTAACTGTGACTATTCAGCAGGAATTAAGAAGTATCTATACGAATATGAGCCTGATTTATATCGAGAATATATTCTTGAGAAACATAAAGAGCAATCGTTCGGGAGACAAGCTGCACCTAAGGTGGAGATATCAGAAAAGATTAAAGCCAAGATGCCTGTCATCGAAAAGCTTAATTTCTGTGAACGTCTGGATAGAATGCCAAAGGACCATCCTATTATCAAATATGTAACACTACGTTGCATTCCTGAAAACAAATGGAATCGCTTATGGTTTACTAAAGAATGGCCGGCATTGGTGAACTCTGTCAATCCAGGGACCTATTCTAAAGAAATGCCTGAGCCTCGTTTGGTTATTCCAATTTTCAATAAGAATAAACAAATTGAAAGTTTTCAGGGTCGAGCCTTACGTAAAGATGCTCCACAAAAATATATTACAATAAAAGCTCATGACCAAGCTACAAAAATATATGGAATGGATACAGTTGACGAACGTCAGTTGGTGTGGGTAATGGAAGGCCCTATTGACTCTTTGTTTGTTCCGAATGCAATAGCAATTACTGGCGGGTCGTTGGACTTGGCTATGGTTCCATGTAAAGAAACTCGTGCCTGGGTAATGGACAATGAACCCCGCCATCCTGACACAATTAAGCGTATGCAACGATTAGTTGATGCTGGCGAAAGGGTTCTATTCTGGGACAAGGCTCCATGGCCTTCTAAAGATATAAATGATATGATTATGAAAGATAAAGCTGATATAAATGATGTACTGGCATATATGAAAGCTAATATAGCCCAAGGTTTAATGGCAAAAATGAGACTTTCAAAATATTCTAAAATTTAGGCAGGAACTCCGCTAAAGAATCCAATTATGCTTAATACGTGTTCCATTGTAACCGCTGGTAAAATTATCCCTTGGCTAGCGGCTACAGGGACTACTAGAAGATTCCAAAGGAATACGTCTAGCGCAAGAAAACCTAACATCATTTTCTTGTCTTTCTTTTCGGCCAATTTCCAGATTTGGTAAAAAATACTGCCCATGTTATCCTCCTGTTAAATTAATATTTATTCGCTTTAATCTAACAGTTTATAATTATCTAACTTACTAATGAATTGAAAAGGAAAAAATATAATGGCACACTTTAACGAATGCTCACAACTTATTGCTGGTGTTGATAAAGCTGAGGAAGCTTATTTTAATGCTCTGATTCACGAAGATAAAGACCCTCTGCAGGTTATGCTTGATATGCAGAAATCATTACAGGTCCGTTTGGCTAAAGATAAACCTGAATATAACCGTCATCCTGATGACTTGGCTACTGCAGGTGAAGTTGTTGATTGGTTGCGCAATCAGAAAGATTATATTGATGATGAATTCCGCGAACTTCTGACTTCTCTTGGTGGCATGAGCAATGGCGAAAAAGATGCGAGCGCTGTATGGAAGCCTTGGAAAGCTCAACATGCTGAACGTCGTGAAACCCTGATTAACGATTTGTCTCCTGAAGACCAGCTCGAAATTAAATTCGAAATGATTGATATTCTGCACTTTGTTCTGAATATGTTCCAAGGTCTTGGACTGACTGCTGAAGAAATCTTTAAACTGTATTACCTGAAAAATGCCGAGAACTTTGCTCGCCAGGACCGAGGTTATTAAGTTATAAATACACCTGTAATTAAACAACAAAGGAGTTAATTATGGGTGGTTTCGTTAATATTAAAACCTTTACGCATCCGGCTGGTGAAGGTAAAGAAGTTAAAGGTGTTGAAGTATCTGTCCCGTTTGAAATCTATTCAAACGAGCATCGTATTGCGAATGCACACTATCAGACATTTCCTTCTGAAAAGGCGGCATACACTACTGTAGTAACTGATGCAGCCGATTGGCGAACTAAGAACGCGGCGATGTTTACGCCTACCCCAGTAGTTTAATTATAAGGAACCTTCGGGTTCCTTTTTTGGTTTTAAGGGTTTACTTTCTAAGAAGGTTATGTTAAGATGGTCTTATCTTATAGAGGAGAATGCTATGTTAAATCGTTGGATTAAACCTAATAAAACTTTGGATGAAATTATCGCTAACCACGTATTGAAAAAGTACTTTTATACGCCTTGGTATACCGAAGTTATTGTCCATTCATTTATGATGCATGAAGACGGTTCTATCGAATTTAATGCCGAAATCCGTCACGAGACTGATGATATTGATAAAGTTGAATTTAAACGAGGTTTCCTATGATTCGTTGGCTTAAGAATTTTTTCAAGATTACCCCTGGCGAAGGGCCGGTTCCTATTAGTCCATCAGACGTTAAGTTAAGGGAATATGTTTATGTGGGCGATGGTATGATGGAAGAAGTTATCCGTCAACCTGAAAAAGCCGGTAATGTAGGCCCGGGTGCCCTTCCTTTGAATTCTAAAAAGTTTAAAGAGCATCTAGAAGCTCGTCGCACAAGCCATATTGATACTACTCCTATTATGGTTGCGGCTGCTGTCAGTTCTTGGACTGGTGATTCTTCTTATTCGTCTTATGACTCAGGAAGCTGTGACTCATCGTCCGGCTCGTGTGATTAATGAAACCTTTATCATGGCTTAAAGATTGGCTAGACCGTCCTGGTGATTATCTTGATGACGGGTGGTTGGACCAAGCTAATGCAGAAATGAAACGCGAGTCCGAAGAATGGATTCTTAAAGGTATCCGTGAAGAACGCGAAAAGAAATTAGAACGCGAAGCTCTTAGAATTATGCGTGACATCTATGGGGATAAATCATGACTACTGAAGAGGCCGAAAAACAAGCTAAAGAGGCACTGGATTTGCTTCTTAAAATTGGTAGTAAAATGATGGAAGAAAACGAGAAATACATCCAAGAAAATAAAATTCCGGATGGTCCTTTAGTAGGTAAACTAAAAAGAGGAAAATATAATGAAAGTCTATGAACTCGAATTCCATGTACGTGATTCTGCCGGACAAACGCGACCTTATGATGCTACGGCATGTCTTATCCTTGTCGATAATGGCACGAATTCTATAACCCAGTTAGAAACACGATTAAAAGATATTAAGCTTCCAGAAAATATTATGATGAAGGCGTATCATAATAAAAATGTTGATGTTGCTGAAGGTTGTCCTTTTAGCCTGGCTGAAGCATTACATATCAAGGGTTATCGTTATCCAGACCCGTATGGCGAAGGAACAATGGACATTTTCTATAAAGATACCGATAGAATGTCCAACGAACGTCTTAAAGGTAGTACTTATCTTATTTCCGCTACCGAAGACCTTAATGAAGTTGAACGTCAGATTTGGAAGCACTTTGATATCGGATTGCGCTTTACCATGACTGAAGACGCTATTCGTGATGCTAAGGCGCGAGCTCGTATGTATGGCTACGGTCCTATCGGTGGTTACTAATGGACTTGTTTGATATGTTCGTCATTCCGGACCCTGAGCCTGAAACAACTCAGGAGCCGCCTGTTGACCTTGTCAATGAACTTGATATGATTATACAGAAGCACGGTTTTAAGTTGCCTAAAGATGCTCTTAGCGACCTTGCTTCTTATTACTTAGACCCTCCACCCTGGGCCCCTTGGGTAAAATAAAGTTTTACACCTCCTCCCTTCATGTTATAATGACCTCTAAATCACCGGAGGTCATATGAACATCGAACAAAAATGTCTTTATCAAGACCGAATCAATTCCAAATTCTCAAAACACGAACAGAATCTTTTAGAAAAATGTCTGGATGCTAAAAAAGACCCTAACTTCCATTACGACCTTGACAAACTGGTTCGCAAGCATGTTACTTCAGCGGTTCCAGTAGAGTTGTATCGTGGGATTACCACCAGAGAACTTGAGCAATTAGAGCTCCTTTCAGTAGGTTGTCAATGGTCTCCTGGTCGAGTTACTTCTTTTAGTACACAATACTCTCAGGCTCGTCAATTCGCAGGGGCATGGGAATATGGAACCAAAACCATTTTAAGTCTCAGGAATGCACCGTTCATTTTCGACTACTACAATCATGCTATCGACCTTGTTCTTGCAGGGAATGTGGATGAGCTTGAAATAGATGAAACCCGTATTGACCTCTATGATATGGTTGAAACTGAATGTGAGTTCATGGTCTCCAGCCTATCAAGATTTGAGATTGTTGAAATCGAAACCGTCAAAAGGGACCCGTACGAAATCGAGTACAAAACAATTCATTTAAAAATGTTGGATTTTTAGTTTACAGGCAAGGAAGCTTGTGGTACTATCTTTCTATCAACTGAGGAGAATAATATGTTATATCCAAGCCATAAATTAGCAGAATTTATCAACAATGCCAAATGCGATGATTTCCGTGAGAATACTCAGATAGAAATTGATGAGGTGTATTCTGATTTAGAACAGAGTACCCTCTGGCAGTGTATGGAAAATAAACCGGATACTATCCAGGAAACTCTGAACAAAATTATTCGTAAGAACCTGACTTCTGTAGTGCCTGACAAGTTGTACCGTGGGATTTCTAAGAAGACTATGGCATATCTTGAATCTACTATGTGTGTAGGTGCCGTAATTGAATTCGACCGAGTAATGAGCTTCTCAAAAGATTTCAATGTAGCTCGTAACTTCGCATCTTATAACTTCTACGGCACATTTAATATCTTTTGTATTAATGATGCACCATTTGTGTACAATTATCAGGAAGAAATCTTTAAAATGTTATGTGCCGCGCCCCCTGAAGAGTTCCCAGGTGCATTTCCTGAATCTACCCGTGTAGCAAACTTACAATTAATCAATGATGAAGATGAGATGATGTTCCCTGCGGGAACTACGCTGCGCGTAGACTCTATTGAGAGAAATCCTAAATGGAATAATTACACCATTTGGAATCTTTCCGTTCTTTCTTACTGAACCACCCGGTTTAATTGAAAGGCAAAGTCCTTGATTCATTATACTGTCGAAAATTTAAAGCAAAAAAGTGTTTACTTTACCGAGCAACATGATACTATAGACCTATCAGCTAATCGTCCGTAAGATGAGAAAAATATTATGCCTACTATTAAAACTAACGATGAATTTGAGTTAAAGGTTTACAAACGTCGCGAACACACTAAAGCCTCTGCCAAAAAACGTGGTAAGGACTTTAACCTGTCTAGTAAGTACGTTCGTAGACTTCTTGAACAAAAAGTGTGTGCATATTCGGGCGAGCGCTTTGATGAGAATTCAGATAAAGATAAGATTTCGTTTGAACGCTTTAACAACGATATAGGTTATATCGAAGGTAATGTAATCCCGGTTAAAGTTAAGTACAACGGGTTGCGAGCTGATTTGTCTTTAGATGAATTGAAACGTGCACAGACTCGTTTAGCGTCCCGTATTTCAGGTGGTTCTAAAATGCCTAATAGTTTTAAAGTTACCCCAGATAATTATTATAAAATTCGTAAAATAGTTAAAAATATTAAAGATACCCAAAGAGGTCTTAAAAAGCGTGAAAAACGTCTTAAGGACCTTATTAAATCAGGAGCTACTGATAAGACCCCTTCTGTCATCGCGGTTAAGGCCCGTATCCATGGTTCTAACGCTTCAATAGGTACTATGGAAAAGGGTCTTAAATCTTTAATTGGTGGGCCTGATTGGCGTGTCAAGTTTAAATTGTCTGAAGCAGAAACGCGTTACGATATGTATGATAAAATTATTCAAGGTCTGGAGCGTTTAGAACACCTTTCTTTTATTGACAAAATGAAGTTGAAAAAAGGTCTTCCGCTGAATGCTTCAATTTTTTCACTGATTAGAGGTTAACGTGATGTACTATGCATACGTATTAGTTCACAAGGACAAAGACGGGTACGAAATTCCATTAGAAGAGGCCGGTGAAGTGACTTTGTATTCGACAAAGATTGGAGCCGATACCGCTCTATCCGTTTATGAAATGTCAACAAAAAGATATCTTCGGCTTGGACGCCTTGAAACGGTGTGCACACCTAGAAAATGGTGGTTTGATAAGTGGGAAACTAAAACAGTATATCCTACCGAAGAACGAGCCCGAGAACTTAAATTAGTTTTAGACACTTTATATGTTAAGCGAGTAAAATTGGCATGATTACATTTGAAGACTTGAACAACGGCCAGAGGACGGCCTTTAAAGAAATCATTGAAGCTATTAAACGACGTAAGGGTGAATGGATTACATTGAACGGTCCTGCTGGTACAGGTAAAACAACCCTTACCAAATTTATTCTTGACCATCTAGTCAAGAATGGTGAACTCGGAGTTATTTTGACTGCGCCTACTCATGCGGCCAAAAAGGTATTGTCGAAACTCGCAGGTCAAGAAGCATCAACAATTCATAGAATTCTAAAAATTAACCCTACTACGTACGAAGACCAGGACATCTTTGAACAACGCGAAGCTCCTGACTTGAGCAAATGTAACGTTCTGGTTGTTGATGAAGGCTCGATGATTGACGGTAAGCTGTTTAAGATTATCGAATCTTCAGTGCCACCATGGTGTACTGTATTAGGGATTGGCGACAGAGCTCAGCTACAGCCAGTGGAACCTGGAAGTGATGGTAGTCCACAGTTGTCTCCGTTCTTTACCCATCCAAAAATCAAGCAATTGCATTTGACCGAAGTAATGCGTAGCAATGCTCCAATCATTGAGGTTGCTACTGAAATCCGTAATGGCGGATGGTTTAGAGATTGTGTATTCGAAGGACATGGTGTCCATGGTTTTAAATCCCAAACAGCATTAAAAGATTTTATGATGAATTATTTTTCCATTGTAAAAGATGCTGATGCCTTATTTGAAAATAGGATGTTTGCTTATACCAATAAATCGGTTGAAAAGCTGAATAGCATTATTCGTAAAAAGCTTTATGAAACCGATGCACCTTATATCAAGGGCGAAATCCTAGTGATGCAAGAGCCTTTTATGAAGGAACTTGAATACGATGGTAAGAAATTCTCTGAAACCATTTTTAATAATGGACAAATGGTTCGTATTCTGGATGTGAACCATACCTCGTTGTTTTTGTCTGCTAAGGATGTAGGCACTCGTCAAATGATTAATTACTGGGACCTGCAAGTAGAATCTGTTGATGAAGACGACGAGTACTATGTAGAGCATTTAAAGGTTATCGATGAGGCTTCAGTTGAGAAGTTCCATTATTTCTTGGCTAAGGTTGCTACAGAGTACAAAGCCATGCGTGGTAGTGGTAAGAAACCTAAGTGGGCTGATTTCTGGAAAGCCAAGCGAATGTTCAGTAAGGTTCGAGCTCTTCCTGTGAGCACTGTTCATAAATCCCAAGGACTTACAGTCCAAAACAGTTTCATCTATACTCCATGCATGCATATGGCTGATGCGAATTTAGCTTCACAGCTGGCTTATGTTAGTATTACTCGTGCTCGTACTGACGCCTACTACGTTTGAGGAAAATATGATTAAAGTAACTAAAGACCAATTTTATAAGTTGAAATTTGAAACCGAACATATTATTAAAGTCAACCAAAATAATATCAGCATTAGGCAAAAGGCCCATACTGTCCTGAACTCTCTTAAAGAGATTGAGAGTGATTTTATTGCTGTACAGCGTCTATTGGACGACAATATCTCTTCAGTTTATATTGAAGACTACACCGTCGGTCAAATCCGAGACCTTATGAGGTACGTTAAATGAAAGATATAATTATTGACTTTGAAACCTTTGCCACTACTCAAAATGCAGCGGTTATCGACCTAGCCGTAATTGCTTACGACCCTAATCCAGAGGTTGTAGAAACGTTTGAAGAGCTTACTCAACGAGGCCTTCGTATTAAATTTGACCTCGCTTCTCAACGTGATAAACGACTGTTTTCTAAAAGCACGTTGCAGTGGTGGAAAGAGCAAGGGCCTGAAGCGCGTAAAAACCTGGCTCCATCTGAAATTGATGTGTCCACTTCTATTGGTCTCGGTAATTTCCTGGAATACTGCCGTAAAAACGAAGTAGACCAATGGAAATCCCAGATGTGGTGTCGTGGAATGTCCTTTGACTTTCCTATCTTAGTCGACCTTATTCGTGATGCTTATCGTTCTGAAGGGGTTCCTGAGAATGAAATCGATACCAGTAAATTAGAACCGGTTAAATTCTGGAACCAACGTGACATCCGTACAGCTATTGAAGCATATTCACTAACTCGTGGATTGAGCATGTGTCCTCTGCCTAACGGAACATTGAACGGCTTTGTTGCTCATGACTCCATCCATGACTGTGCTAAGGATATCTTGATGCTGAAATATGCCCAACGTTATGCCTTAGGCCTGGAAGATGTCCCTGAGAATCCGGACCCATTAAGTATAAAAAATCGATAAAAGTGTTTACTTCTCCTCATGACATGTTATTATCTACCCTATCAACATGAGGAGAACAAAATGAAAATTTATCGAGTGGAGTCATCGTTCAGTATCTTAGATAACAGCGATGTTATAGCAATCACTCACCAACAGTGCCGCCAATTAACACCGTATAGAGGCTCGTTTGATGAATGGAGCGAAGGTTGGTTATTAGAAGTAGGTTTCGACAAACCTAATTTTAGACACCACCATACCAATAATAAAAATATTCCGCTACCAGGTCAAGACAAGTTGTTGGTGGAAAATTCTAATAAAACCATTCGAACTAAGTGGGACCAGCCTGATTATGAAGGCTGCGATGATTATATTCCAGGTTGGTTTGTTAATCTCTACCATTTTGCTTTTGCCAGCGAGTATGATATGATGCGCTGGTTCACTCGTGAAGAGCGTGAAGAATTATCTTCTAAAGGATTCTATCTTGCTGTTTACGAAATCCCTGAAGATGAGGTTGTCATTGGTAGCCGTCAATTAATGTTCCGCAAATCCTATGCCGAACTCGTAGATTTTATTGAAATGAGAAAATTATGAAATTTAATTATAACCCTGAATATACACCAAATCCTGCAGCTAAACTGATTGATTTTGATGTTTTAAGCACTTATGTATGCCCTGTTAAACCACTGGAAATTAAGGAAACCACTATGACTACTCAGACTATCGAAATCGGCAAAACCTACAAACTGGTTGAACCTGAAATTAAAACTAAGGCCTTGATTTCCGGCCATAAAACCCTGACTGATGTTTTTGGTGAAGGCGAATTTATTGTTGAAGAATTTGCCAAAAGTGAGTGGTTCTCTAAAGCCTATATTCTCCACGGCCGTCGTTTAGACAATAACAAAATTGAGCAAACCCTGGTTTATGAAGATGAGTTCATCCTGTTCCAAGAAGTTGAAGAACAAGACCCTACCGACCTTCTGTGTGCTGCTGTGTCTATCCGTCGTCCTTTTGATAATCCTATCTGTGGTTGGGTAACAGACCAGTGGGTTGAAGACGGTGTTGAGCTTCTGAACGTTGTACATGCTGGTGATTTTAGTGTAGTACCTCGTAGTGCAGTGGTTAATGTATTGAATTAATAGTTTACTTTATCGAGGGCCATGTTATAATGGCTCTCATGGAGAATAAACCTTTAACCAAGAGAGAAAAATTATGATTACTATTTCCGATATCGGCGGTATTGTTCGTGTATCCAAAAAGTCTCGTTCAAAAGCTGCAGGCTGTTTAGTTGAAGTTGTTAGTATCCAACTTAAAGAAGGTGTCAGTGTAGAAAATTCTGAAGTAAAAGTGCGTATCATTCCTAAAAATGGTCAAACTGAAACTCAATTCGCTTATGTGCGTGCTAAATTCTTGGAATCGACTGAATTTACCGGATACATCGCTCCTGTAGTTGAAGAAGTTGAATCCCATGATGGGTATGTATGTGAAAGCAATGATATCCGTGGCGTAGTAGCTCAAGACGTTGAAACTATTGACCAATCTCATGTTGGTGTTGATTTCAAATGGAAATTAGGTAAAGGTGTCTTTTTCGTTTCACCTAAACCGTTTGAATACAATTGCAAGTATGGTCCGACTTATGAAACCACTAGTATGTCCGGTTACATCACAGACCAATGGGTTGAAGAAGGTGTTAAGCTGTATAACATCGTGTTCCTTGGCACCTTTAAAGTAGTTCCTGAAAGTTTTATTGTTGAGTATGCTGATATTCATTTTGCATAAAGTTTAAAAACAGTATACAACAGGGTAGTAGTGTGATACTATTACCCTATCAACAAATGAGAGGAAAATAAAATGGCTAAAGTTACTGTGAACTCTACTCGTGAAGAATTTGAAGATGTTCTGTTCAACCCTGATTTAATCGTGGTTCAAAAGGAACATTCTGATACGTTTTCTCATTTATCGTCAGTTTATGTATACGAAAATCAAGGCGATAAAAATCCTATCTATGCAGTGTTCCGTGAAATCACTGCTGAAGGCACCGACTTCTGGAAGGAAACTTACAATGCTTAATAAAGAACTTGAATTTGAAAAAGGTAAATGGTATTATTTTAAAGATGATGCGGCAGAAGCTGAATTCCGTAACCTGAATTCCAGTAATATTAGGAGTCTTGATAATTCTTCTATAGCAGATATTATTGTCAATTCTGAAGGTTTTTGCCCTGTTAGATTAGCGGCAGGTTATGTGATGAACGTGGACTTGGCTTATGGTGATAACACTGATATGGTTTTATATCCAAGCGAGCGTAAATTCTTTACAGAAATGGTTGTAGTTGACAGTGAAGACGAATGGGCTGAAGATGGTTTCTCTGAAGACGAAGACCGGTCTGAAGATGCAGCTCCATTCGAACCGAGTGATTTTCCTTTAACTAAAATCACTATCTCTAATAATTCTGAAGCCTGGTCAGTTTTCCAGATGTTGAAAGCTCACTTTAAGGAATAATATGCCACTTTATGATTACAAATGCCAATCTGAAGACTGTGCAAAAGAATACGAAAAAATCAAGAAAATCTCTGAAAGAGATAATGATGTTTGTCCTGATTGCCATCGGCTGGCTGTTCGGTTAGTCTCGGCTCCTAAACATGTTAATGGCGGTTTTTACGACCTGCTGACTAAGTGAGAAATTATGAAATATATTAATCGTTCTATTGCAGCTCTCGTATTAGCAGTTTCTTTGGTTGGATGTACTGATGCCGATAATGCTACCCGTGTATTGGATGCAAATGGCTACGAACAAATCCAAATCACAGGATACAACCTATTTGGCTGCTCTGAAGATGATTTCCAACGTACAGGCTTTATTGCTGTGGGTCCGACAGGTAAAAGGGTTGAAGGAACTGTTTGTTCTGGATTATTCTTTAAAAAGTCGACCATTCGATTTGATTAAGGGCTTCGGCCCTTTTATGCTTTAAGTGAAATGGGATAATATTCTCCTACTACATGAGGAAATAACATGATTAAGAATGAAATTAAAGTACTGTCCGACATTGAACATATCAAAAAACGTAGTGGGATGTATATTGGCTCCAGTGCTAATGAAGCTCACGGTCGATTCCTGTTTGGCAATTTTACACAGGTAAACTATGTTCCTGGACTGGTTAAATTAATTGATGAAATCATTGATAACTCTGTCGATGAAGCTATTCGTACCAATTTTAAATTCGCAAATAAAATTGATGTTCAAATTAAGAATAACCAGGTTTCAGTTTCTGATAATGGTCGTGGTATTCCACAAGCAATGGTCACCGACCAAAATGGTGAACAGATTCCAGGTCCTGTAGCTGCATGGACTATTCCAAAGGCAGGTGGTAACTTTGGAGATGACGCTGAGCGTAAGACAGGCGGCATGAACGGTGTCGGTAGTAGTTTAACTAATATCTTCTCTGTTTTGTTCACAGGCATCACCTCTGATGGTGAGAATGAGATTACTGTTAACTGTTCAAACGGAATGGAAAACAAAGGTTGGTCTACTAAGAAATCTAAAGGTAAGGGTACTTCGGTTATATTCACCCCAGACTTTAATCATTTCGAAGAAAATAGCCTGTCACAAATTTATCTGGATATTACATTAGACCGATTGCAAACTCTGGCCGTAGTTTATCCTGATATTCAATTTACTTTTAATGGTAAAAAAGTAGATGGCAACTTTAAAAAGTATGCTAAGCAATTTGGTGAAGACTTTGTAATCCAAGAAACTGATAATGTTTCGATGGCATTTACTCCTTCTCCGGATGGATTCCGTCAACTGACTTATGTAAACAATATCCATACCAAGAACGGTGGCCACCACGTTGAATGTGTATTCGATGATATTTGTGAACACCTTCTGCCAGGCATTAAAAAGAAATACCGTGGAATTGAAGTAACTAAAGCTCGTGTTAAAGAATGCCTTACGATGGTGATGTTCATTCGTGATATGAGCAACATGCGTTTTGATTCACAGACTAAAGAACGTTTGACCTCTCCTTTTGGTGAGATTCGCAATCATATCCAAATTGATGCTAAGAAAATTGCCACAGCTATTCTTAAGGTCGATGGGTTGATTATGCCTATCGTTGAAGCTGCTTTAGCACGTAAATTAGCAGCTGAAAAGGCCGCTGAAACTAAAGCCGCTAAGAAAGCTTCTAAAGCCAAGGTCCATAAGCATATTAAAGCTAACTTATACGGCAAAGATGCTGATACAACCCTGTTCCTAACCGAAGGTGATTCCGCTATGGGTCCTTTCATTGAAGTCCGTAATAAAGACCTTCAAGGTGGCTATCCATTACGTGGTAAGGTTATGAATACCTGGGGAATGACAGCAACAGATATCATGAAGAACAAGGAACTATTTGATATCTGTGCAATCACTGGATTGGTTATTGGTGAACCCGCAGAGAAAACCAACTATCGTAATATTGCTATTATGACCGATGCCGATGTGGATGGTACTGGTTCGATTTATCCATCATTGCTAGCCTTCTTTAGTCAATGGCCTGAATTGTTCGAACAAGGCCGAGTACGTTTCTGTAAAACTCCGGTAATTATTGCCCAGGTCGGTAAAGAACAGGAATGGTTCTATGATGTTCCTAGTTATACCAAAGCTAAGGACTCTCTACCAAAACATTCTATTCGGTATATCAAAGGACTAGGTTCTCTTGAGAAAGCTGAATACCGCCGAATGATTCAAGACCCTAAATTTGATGTTGTTCAATTACCTGAAGATTGGAAAGAACAGTTCGAAATGCTCCTTGGTAATGACCCTCAACTCCGTAAGGCCTGGATGTCGTAATAAATATGTATGGTACTAATTGGTGCCATACAAAAGGAGACTTTATGAGAAAGTACTGGGTTACGCTCGTCACAGGTGAATATGGTTATCTCTGGACAGATACACGTCCTCTTTTTGCAGAGTACGTTACTATCACAGTTGAAACATGGGACGGCGAAGTTTACCAAACCCGCGGACAAGTCTATAAGGTCGATTCAAGTAACTAAACTAATAAGGGCCTTCGGGCCCTTTTCGGGGTTTACAACTGATTAAAAGTATGATACGATTCTCTAAGAGGTGAGAATATGATTATGCAAGATAACAGTATAGTGAACACTGACAACCTGGCTCTATCCTTTATGGAAACAGCCATTCGTAACTGTAAGGACGAAGGAGTAGTGACTACAAGCGGTAAGGGACTTGAATACCTTAAGGCTGTAAAATCTATTGCCTTAAAGATTAAAGATAACCAGGCGCTCTCTCCTGTGGTCCAGGAAAAGGTTTTAGAGATAATGTATCGCCACAGAGAGCACAAAAGTACAATGGGTTCTATGAGAAGAATTCTGGCTGAACTAGGTTCTACCAGAGAATATGTTCAACATGAGGTAGTTAAAAATGTCAAACTTTAAAGTGAATATTGATTTGTTCGATAAAGCCGTCCATAAAGAATTCCGGTTAATCCAACGATTTTTTGATATCAATGCGGCTGAGGATTTTAAAGAACGCTTTAAAGAAATCAGATATAAAATACTCAACGACATCGCTACTAAGGACGAGCTCCTTGAAGTGGCAGACATTTTTAAACGTAACCTGAATTGAGAAAAATATGATTATTGAAACCGAAAAAGAACAAATCATTGGTAATGGTGCTAAGTCCACAGGCTTTACTATTCAGGCATCGCCTAAGGTCTTTAAAATTTTGTCATCAGACCTTTATAGTAATAAAGTACGTGCCGTAGTTCGTGAACTAATTACCAACATGATTGATGCCCATATTCTAAATGGTAATAAAGAACGTTGGAAAGTACAGGTTCCTGGTAAACTAGACCCTCGCTTTGTATGTCGTGATTTCGGTCCGGGTATGAGTGATTTCCAAATTCGTGGTGATGAAAACGAAACAGGTTTGTACAACTCTTATTTCGCATCATCCAAAACGGCTTCTAACGATTTCATCGGTGGCTTTGGCCTTGGTTCAAAATCTCCGTTCAGTTATACCGAAACGTTTAATATCACCTCATGGCACAATGGCGAAGTTCGCGGTTATGTAGCATATATGGATGGTGATGGCCCGCAGATTAAACCTACTTTCGTAGAACCTATGCAGCCAGGTGATAAAACAGGTATCGAAATCACGGTTCCTGTTGATGAAGAAGATTTCCGTAAGTTTGAAACTGAAGTTCGTTATATCATGCGGCCTTTCATTGGTCTTGGTGATGTAGACGGTGTTGAAGTTGATTATTTCCCTGAATTTGACGATTACCATCCTGTAACCACTACAAATTATGGCAGCTTCGAACGTTCAGGACTTTATGCAGTTTATGGTGGTATTGTTTATCCATTGGATTCTGCCTATAATAAAGGCACATGGATGCGTACTCGCCATGATGTAGTTTATATTAAGTTCCCTATGGGTTCACTGGATATTGCTCCTTCTCGTGAAGTGTTGTCTCTTGATAAACGTACGATGGAAAATATTGCAACCCGTATCGAAGCACTGGATGCAGTGGTCTTTAAAAACGATACACAGGAATGGGTTGAATCTGATAATCCACGCCATGTTTATCGTGACCTTTCTAACCTTGGTTACAGTGCTCGTGACTATCTTACCAAAAAAGGTGGAACTAGCCTGTTTACTACAGAAAAATTGACATATGAGAAATTATACCAGCGTTATACCCTTCAAAACGACCTTATTAATTTAGGTGTGGTTTACGAAGTCGTTTCAGACCCACGTTTGAAACGAATTAAGTCAAGTGGTAATACTTCTTCGGTAGCAGGACTTAGTAATTTATTAGGCATTAATAAGAAAGAAATCCATGTTGTTTATGATGATGAAAAAGGTCGTGTGCCATTAGTTCGAGGTCTTTGGGCTCTGGCAATGGACAACAGTGCTTCGGCTAAGAAAATTGTTAAAGAGAACAATATTCCTAAATACGGAACTGACCTTATTTTTGTCGACCCAAATTCAATGTTGCAAATGCAACAACTTGAAAAGGTTAAAGAACTTTTTAAAGGTGACACAATTCATTTTTATAAAGTCTCTGAACTGAATAAAATTGTTAAGCCATGGATTCCGGTTACTGTCCGTTCATCAGAACCGCGCCCTAAAACACCAAGTGCTTATCGTTGGTTTATTAAAGACGGGCGCTGGCAACAAGAGACCATGTATTTGACTGCTGCCGAAGCAGAAGAAATTACAGGTTATGTTCTGTTTGGTAGCCGTTCTGATATCATGGGAATGGATGAAGCTTATGGTATCTTTGACATCAATACCACTACCATGTGTCGTATGGCTAATTTGATTGGTGCTACCGAATTCCATATCATTCGCCCTCAGATTGCCAAAAAGATTAAAAAGTTAGGCCAGTGTGAATGCTTGATGGAAGCTACATTAGAAGCCTATGCCGAAGCTCTAGATGCGGTAGATGTTGATGATTACCTTGGTAGTAATACCCGTGCTCGGTATTACCTTGAAATTATTGCCAAGTTCCCTGAGCTCGGTTTCATGACCAAGTATTTCAGTGATAAACCTGTGACTGAAGCATATACTCGTCTGAGTAATTTCTATGATATATTCCGTTATATGAATTTCCATGGTTATATCACTGATGACAAGCTTTCCGTTATCAAGAAAATTTGTAACAATACTTTTTTTAAGTTGACTGATAATGCTTCAAGCAACAATGATAAAATGACTGTACAGTTTGAATCTGATTACCATTTAGTTTCAGACTACATGTATCGTCGTGGAACATCCATTACCGAGGCTTCTGTAGCTCAAATTGTTAAATTCATGAAAGCCGTGGAAGCGGCTTAATCTAAGGAAATATTATGTTCAATATTAAATGTCTATCTGAATCTGAACAAGAGAAAGTAGTTTCCC